TCTGCAGGAACTGGAAGTGCAATTGCAGTTGCTGCTGTTGTACCAGCAGTTGCAGGTGCCGAACCACCAACCGTAAGAGTTGTAGTAGCAGCACTTGCAGGTGTTGCAACAAGTGAACTCAAGGTAATGGCTGCAACCACACCAAGAGCGATTTTCTTAAATGACTTCATTTAATTTATTTCTCCTTAATATATCCACCTCTAGATGAGCGTGGAATTCTAGTTTAATTCATTTATCTTGACATGAAAAGAACATGGGTCCCCACCCTCATTCCATTCTTGTTCTTCTTCGTCTGTAAGCGGAGGACCTTCATGCGTATTGCAAAATACATCAGATATCCATCCCCTGTCATAACCATTTTTAAGCCATATTTCAAATTCTAAAAAGTTTGATTCTTCTAGATCCATGATTCTAGCTCTTTCATCAAAACATGTTTTGGCATTGCCCCAACAAGTGTCTTTACTGGTTGACCAGATTTAAATAATACCATACTTGGTATTGACGACACCCGATATTCTTTAGTTTTAATAAGATTTTCATCAATATTTAATTTACCGACTAGTAGGTTAGTCTCATTTTCTATTTCTTCTAGGATTGGGGACAGCTTTTTACACGGTCCGCACCACTCTGCCCAAAAATCCACTAAAATTAAATCATTGTTTTTTATTGCATCGTCAAACGTGTCATCTGTTAATATCATAATCAAAGTATACAAAATACGCTAGCCGCTGTCAATAGCAAATAATATATATATTGTATAATATATATATGATAGATTACGCACCATATAAAGCCCTAAAGGCATCAAAACCAATATCAAATGAAGACTTTCCAGTTAAAGTTATAGACGATGTGCTGTCGCCAGATATAATTAAATATCTATATGATAGCATAAAAGATGATAATGAAGTGATGCAAGACTGGGGCGGCAGGAAGTCGTATTCTATGGCTTTAAATCCTATTTTTGCTCGTAGGGTAAATGAGATTGTTAAACAGCATTCTGGAAAAGATGTATATTTAAAAGAATTTTTCTTTTTAAGATACACACTAGACTATGGCTACGAAAGTAAACTATTCCCACACTGGGACAGCAGAGAGTCTCAAAGAATAACTTTTGATATACAGCTAAATGCTGATGAAGACTGGGGCGTAGTAGTAGAAGGTGAAACATACAGACTAAAGTATAATCAAGCATTGCTTTTTTCAGGAACACAACAAATTCACTGGAGAGAAAATTTAAAACTAAAACCAGGAAGCGTTATTGACATGATAGTGTGTAATCTTGCTTATACAAAAGACATACCTTTAGATCCAAATCAAGCAGAAATTCTTGAAGAACGAAGCATGTTTCTTATGGAAGAAACTGGAATAGGTAACAAGCCTATAGAAGCTTAGTGGTATATCCCGTGTTCTACTGGATGATTACATCTATGCATGAATCGGTCAATAGGTCCATGTGGTTTACCAAGATACTTTTGTCCTGGAAACAAATCTCTAATAGAGTTACAAATATGATGATCGCATTCTTCTGTATGTAGCATTTCTCCAAGAACTATAGTAAGAAGTGTTGTATCATTTATTTTTTTAATATCTGGATGATTTTTAATATTGTTGGCCCAGTCTGTTATAACAAATTCTTTATCTGTTGTAAGATTACAGCAAAGCGCAACAAGCTTATTGGCCACATTTTCTCCATTAAACTCCCACCTAAACTGAGTATCTATAATGTCTAAAACCTTTGGGAAATCCTTGCCCCATATATAAACTGTTGTTGTATGTGTTATATCTTTTAGTGGGGGAAACTCAATCTCAACATTTTTTGGCTCAATAGTTGGGTGTATAAAAACTCTTCCATTTGATGTTCCGCTTGTTACAAGAGCCTGTATTCCAGCATTAGCTCCTGGTAAAACAACATAGTCTAATCCATAACGGATACACTCTTGGATAAACTGAATGCCTGGATCAGAAACTGCAAGCTGACCTTCTGACGATACCATCAAAACAGATTTTCCAGATCTAATTAAATCTAAAACTTCATTTACCTGATCCCACTCTGCATGGCATGAGTGAAAGCTCTTTAGCATCCGCTTTTCTGTTTTAATTTCATACTTATCTGTTAGCATATCGATATAGGTTGTAGGGTAGTCTATGTACATAACGTCACAGGTTTTTAATGCATCAAGCATTCTTATTGTTATATCGTCCATGTTGCCTAGGGGCATAGACCCAACTATTAATTTACCACTCATTTTTTCTCCTTTAAATTATATCTATTAACATCATTTGGTACCATCTTATCACGCATTTGTTTTCTAGTTTGTTCTGGAAGAGCAAAAAACTCTTTAGCTTTAATTAAAGCCTCATGTCCTTCTGGAGCCAAATTAACAAATATTACTATTAAATAATCTTTTTCATCTGTAGATGGGTATGCTGGACGAGAATGGTAGTCTTCATCCCCTTTTAAAAACATCCCAGAATTTGGTAGGCTTGGAAAATACTCACCTTCTACTTCCAATGGCCAGTCTATGGTAGTGTCTATAACAATATCCATTGTATGCGTTGCATAGAAATTATCTTTATGCCTACCAAGTGATGGAATACATCCATCTTTTATTTGGTATTTAGCACATTGTGTATAAACAATGTCAAGGTCATCTATGCCAAAATTCTCTCTAGCTTTTTTAATAATTAAAGATTTCATTGGCTCTGGAAAAAATACTCCATGATAGTATCTTCCATATGCGGTAGCATATCTAAAGTCTTCAAAAGAGTCTATTTGAGAGAGTATAAATGATTTTAGATCATTAAATTCTTTCTCTTCAAATAGATCCTCTTTTAAAAAAGACTTCATTATTTATCTTTTAGCTCTTCCGCTGCAGCATTAAACTTATTCATAAATTCCTGAATTACAAATAAAGTAGTTTCATGTGCATTTCTTGACATTGCGCTAAAGGCCTGTTGATTCTTTTCATCATCTGGCATAGCAGAAAGCCATTTTTGATACAGACCCTCTGCTACCTCTCCAATGATCTCATCCATTACCGTCATTTCAGCCATTTAATTTTGCCAACCATTGTGCTTTAGTTGCAGCAAGCTTATCTGCTGCTGTTTTTACTGCTGCATCGTATTCTGCCTGCGCTGCTGCAATTGCAGCATTTACTTCTGCCTGTAGGGCAGCCTTTGCTGCTGCGTCTGCTGCTGCCTTTTGCGCTGCTAATTCTTGTGCAGTTGGTCCAGTGGGTGTAGATGTATTTGCTGAAATAGCAGCAGCCACATCAATAAGTTTATTGTACTTACCCTGACGACCAACAGTTTGTTTTGATGTTAGTCTCATAAGAGCAATAATATCGTTCATTGAAAGGTTTGGTTTTGCAGACCTAATAGCAACATACTTTGCTGCTGCAGCCTGAATTGCTGCTGATGAGCCAGAAATATTCTTTGATACATTACCTGGACCAGCAATAGTATAATAACCTAGTGCAAAGAAATCAAGTTTAGCATCATCGTAATTACTGTTAGCAGCAATTTCATTATTTCTGTCAACGTATCCAACTGAAACAGATGAATCAATGCATGCTGGCCAATCAAGTCTTTGATAGTCTCTTCCATTTCCAGATGGGAAAAATACTGGAATGTTATTTGATGCCAATGCTTCTACTGAAGCTTTAGTATTAGGTGTCTTTGGACAATAGTCTGTTCCAGCTACGCCAAGATTATGATGTCCCTGAGCCATAGTAACAGCCTGAATATTATACTTTGCTGCATTTGAGTTTACCCAATTAAGCGCATTAAATACTGTGGATTCAAATGCAGTTTGTCTTGCACCAGTATTAGTATTACCAATAATCTTAATAAATACTACATTGATGTCTGGATTCTCTTGAAGGAGAACAGATGTCATGAATGTACCGTGATCAAAACCATTTAAATTAATTAGGTTAGATGGCATAGATGCCGATCCAGGACCCTCCATAAAATTTTTTCCATTGGGACAAGTTGTCCAGTCAAGAATACATACCTCTTGAATAATTTTACCTTGAAATGCTGGTAACGATGTGTCAATTCCAGTATCTAGAATTGCAATAGATGGCTTAACTTCAGCCGATGCCTGCTGAATAGAAAATGATACAGCAGATGACAATAATGTAATAGATAGTAAAGCAGTTATTAGTTTTTTATTCATACAGGTATTATATAAAAATTAAACTTGCTTGTCAATAGACTGATACCATTTACCAGCATCCATTTTAGGAGATGATTCAGATTCAACATACTCTTTAAACATTTGAGCCAACATATTAATTTTTCTTGACAATATGTCAACTTCATGCTGTAATTCTTCAATCTTTAATTTGTTTTTCATTCCATTTTCTCTTTATCTAATAATGTTGGTGCTGTTGCATATGTTCCACATTCAGCACACTCCATGTCTAAGAAATAACTAGACACCTCATAGTCTTTGAATATAACTCCAACTCTCCATACTGTTGATCCACATATACATTCATGAGTAGGTGTTCCACGAAGATCCATTTTACGAGACTCTTGCTCTTCCGCCATTTGGATAATAGACTCTATTTCTTCATTTACAAGTCTTTCTTCTTCTTTATTAATATAATAAAATCCAAAGTCATATCTTGATTTAATAATTCGATAGAACTTAAATACAACATATGCCATCCAGGCACCAAAAGAATAAAATAGTATCTTCATACTACCATTATACATCAAATTTGAATGTAAGTAAATGGAGGGGCTACAGCCATATTAAACTCTGATGCAGCTTCTAGAGCAGCTTTAATTCTAAGCTTTGGATTCTTTTGATTTTTGGTTGCATACAATGCGCCAAGTGCAATTTGTCCACCACTTCCCTCTGCCATGTAGTTAACAACATTTTCTCCAACATGAAAGTCTTCATCTATAGTAAAGATTCTACCTTCAACTCCAACTATAAATATTCCTCCAGTGTCTTCATCTGAAGGTGATCCTATTGAACCATATCCATTATCTTTAAATGCTTGTTTAACAGAATCAATAAATTTAGTTCTCATAAACTTATCTAGTCCAGAGTTAGTTTTTGTTGGAGTGTACTTTGGAGGTGTCCAAGAATACTGCAGGATTTGTCCCATACGAAATGAATCAGTAAAGGCAATACCGTACTGTCCAATCTTAAAACATTTTGGTTCTTTTCTAGAAAGTATCCATCCAGTTTTATCATCTGATGCAGCATGATCAGATCCCATATAAACTGTTCCATTTTGGGCAATAGCAACTATACATGTCATAAATACAGTATACTATTTATAAATTTAAAGTGCTAGCCCTCTAAATCCAGATGTATTTCTGCATGGGTAAGCTTAATTAGGGTATCTTCAAGCTCAGCCCTAACTTTTATAAGCTCCTGCAGAGCGTCATAATATTTATCTTTCCACTCATCAAGGTCTTTTTCAAGCTTATATAATTTAATTTGAAGGTCTTTAAGCTCAATCATTAATCCGTCATGTTGCTTTTCCTGCAACCTTATAGATTCTGCCTTTTTATTTTTTTTATGTGAAATGATAGAGGCAAATAAACCACTCAGCATTGAGGCTAGAATAGTTATAGCTATCTGGGTATTAGCATTCATTATAACTATATTATACAGTAATAATGTTTATTAAACTAATAATTCAGATGCAGATATTTCAGTTCCAATATACTTTCTTTTAATTATAAAATCTTTAACGTAATCTGAGCCATTCTGTCTTCCCGCCAATATAATCGTCCATCTTGGCTCAAATTTTGATTCAGCACAGGTGCCACACAAAAGAAGATTAATCGGCAGCAACGAAGACTTTTTTATAGATAGTTCATTTTTGCTTTTATTGCAGCTGTAACACAGTACTCTTTCCATTTATTTAACACCAGCTCCCTTTTTACTTGGCTTCCCCTCAAGCTCTACTCTAACTCCGTATGACTCCAAAATATTTTTTACCATTTCTATGTATTCAATCACCCTTATTTTAAATGATCCTTCGTATGTAGAAAAATTATCCTCATACAATCTAATTGCTAAAAATTCTGGATACTTAACAATATCCATCTGTAAATTAGGCACTGGACATTTAAGCTCTCTAATTTTTTTTGCCATTTCTTTTGTATAAAAGGTTGGCTTATTAGGCTCTCCAGTCCACTCATTTATTCCATATTTAAAATGATTATTCATGATGCTTCTTTAGTCTTTTCCACACATCTTTTGTTTTATGTGCATTTTTAACTTTATCAACAGATCCAGAAGTCAAATAAACACCACCCCATACGCCATAATCATTATTTTCTACTCCATTATCATGACATATTTTTATTACTGGACAAGACATACACGCCTCATCAATTCCTTTTGCCGTACTAATATCAGTTTCATATTTGTCAAAAAATAAGTTTGTGTCCATTCCACGGCATAAAGCAAAATCATACCATTTTGGATCTTCCTTATCTATGCCAAGATCACTTAAAATATTTGACATATTTTTTAGGAAGCTTCCAAACACCACTATTATTTACTAGCACCCTGTGTGCAGTACCCCATACATTGTATTTAAACATACCGTTTGGAGAACTATATCCTGCGGAATCTTTATTCCATATTACTAGATCATAATTATCCCAAAAAGATTTTGAAGACTTGGTATCAAATCTTTTAATGAATAACTCTACTCCAGCTTCATTTAAAACTAACATCACATATACTCACTTAAATATTTAGTTGATAGGAGTTTCATATCAACTCTATGCTGGTTTGTTATATCTTCCGCCTGAGTATCTTCCATATGACAAAATATCATATCCAAATACTGATCTTTTTCTAACTGTATTTTTGGCCTCCAGTGTATCTGATGTGTGCCAGAAAACACTAAAGCCTGATTATCTTGCAAGATATACTCTTTACCATCTACACAAATTGGCCATTTAATATTCCCACCAATTTGTATATCAACAGTAAGCATAGGTTTTTTAAAAACCTTATCATAGTGCGGTGGTAACCATGGCTGATTTCCACTTTCTATAGTATATCTTGCAAACTGTACTGCGCTTGCCTTTATGTCTAAATTATACACTATTTTAACAGCATTTTCAATAGACAAAAATATATCTTCTGCTTCAGAATTACGTGAATCAAATTGATCTATGTAGAATGCAATTTGCCCGTAATTATTTGGTAATTTTATTTTATCGTTTGGGCATTTGTCCACCCAAGAATAAATTCTTTCTATTTGATTATCAGTAAAAATATTAGAAATAATTTTATTCTCAATGCTATAAAACATTAATATGACCTTAGATGACTTGTATCTTCACCCTCATTAACCCATAAATTTTTAGAGTCTTCTGGGTTATAATGCATTTGTCTTTCTGGAGCCCCAGCATCAAATGTCCACCAAATTGGCATTGTGTATCTTATGCCGTCCTCTACTTCTGTAACAATGTGATTATATGCATTGTTTGCTGGGAACATGACAAGATCTCCAGCCTCTGGCTTAATATCTAAATCATAATCTGGGAACTGAATATGCCCTCCAGTATAATCATCATTTGGGTATATCAAGGCAGTTATGTTTAACTTATAGTAGTTAGACTTCATCAAAGGATCACCATTAGGATATTGGCAATCAGAATGTAATGCTGAACCCATAGTAGGACTCCATTTAATAAAATGAAGTTCATTCCATGGTTTCTCAAAAAGCTTGATGTCATATTTATCTACAAAGTTTTTCTTAGCAACATCAAATAACATCGTTTCATATTTTTTAATTAATGCTGCAACTTCTGGATTCTCTTCTTTAACCTCTAGGTGTCTCAAGCTTTTGCCACCAGAAAATTCTGGATCGTTTCTATGTGTATTTAAATAATCAACAATCTTAACTCTATCTGATTCATCTAAAAATTTTTTAACAATAATAATATTGTCTTTTGATTTACCTATTTTATCAAAGTAAGCCTGGTAATATGACCAAACTTTTAAATCATATTCATTCATTTTTGCTCCTAATCTTGTTAATGAAATGAGTGTATATATCTTTCTGTGAGTGCAAGTCATTGTCTGTGCTAAAAAAACAATTAAACTCAATTAAACATAAAAGTTCCGATGTATTTTTATCCCAGGTGGTCCATAATAAATTTATATCTTTTGCTGCACAATATGACTCTAGGATATGAGCATATCTAATGTAATTTACTGCTAATAGATTTAATGGAACATCATTTGGGATTGCCATTGCGTTATGCTCGATTCCATTTTCAGACTGAAGCTGCCTATACATCTTAGGCTTGTATACTTTACCTTCTGGCCAATAGCCATACTGTCTAATTATTTCTGGCATCAATACAAATAGTTTTGAAGGCGCTCCATGCTTATCAACATACTTAATTATATTCGAAACGATCTTCTGTGGATCTGCTCCTGGATATGCTAGGCTTCTAAATGTTCCAGTTGTTCCAAGATAGTATCTGTACAAATTGTACGCCCAAGCATCATTTAGATCTTCATTAATTGGTAGCGTATACTCACATCCAGCAAACAGAATATGATCTGACTTTGAAATATCTGTAAACTCATCACATCTTAATCCATTTGAGTTAAGTAGGTACTCTTTATCTTCCATCCAGGGTGTAGGAAATTCAACCATGGGCTCTATATCTTTTGAAAGCCAGGCCTGGTATTTTGGGTTAAGATCAAGAATTTGATCTTTATAAGATAGCATTAAGCTTAGCCCCTACCGACTATATAATTATACATCCCAGAAATTGAGGTGTCAAGAGTTATTTTTTTCTTTTATAGATATTATTTTAATTGATTTAATTTCGTCATCTGTTATAAATACATCATTTAAATATTCCTGAGCATCTTCTACAGTAAATGCCTCAACCTCTACTGACACCTCTAACTTAATTGAATATTTATTCATAACTTAATTATATCATTTTGATGCTTTTTTATCTACTGATGCAAAAGCCTCATTTATTTCGGCTACAGTAAGCTTGCCATCATCTAAAAAGCCACGTGCCAGCTTTTCAACTACGGAAGCAACACCAAGTGTTCCAGCCAATATAACTGCTTTGGCTGTGCTAATTCCAACAACTGCCCCAGCCCCAATAACTGATAATCCAGACGCTGCAAATACAGCCACTATTCTTGCAAGAATATTATTAATGCTTGCTATAGCTCCTCCACCAACATATGTAGGCTCTTCAATATTTTTCTTTGCCATTTTATTCCTCATTTCTGAAATCTTTAATTCGATTTCTAATTAACCAAATAACAAATGCATACATTATTACTTGGCCGATTACTGTTTTAGCAGATCCAGTCAGCACTAGCCAACCAGCAAACAGACCTACCAGTGTCCATATCTCGTCAACAATATCTGAAAAGATTCCACTAATTATTCTTTTAATCATTTCCGAACCTCCTTCTAAAAGCAACCAAAGCTGCTGTTATGACTAAGATTTTCTTTGCTTTTTTTCTTGTTACTGGACTCATATCATTTCCGATATTAGCCAATGCTGTATACGCTGCTCCAACTGCTTGAATTGCTTCTCCAGCACCAGGAATTGCTTCCAAGGCAGCTGGTAAAAATGTACATTGCTCAACAGGATGCTCTACTCCGTTTACATCAATATGTATTTCTAATCCATCCTTTGTGATTGTTTCGCAAACATAAGTCATTATTACTGGAACTGCAATATCTGGTGCGTTAAATGTTGTACCACCAGGTTGTCCAATAAATGTATCTTGAGTTGTAATAGCCTCTGGTGGAATTGGTAAGCCAGATCCAGGTGGTGGGGGTGGTGGTGTTAATTTTCCATCTTCACCTACAACTTGTGGTTGTGATTTAGTTCCATAAAATTCAATACCGCCATTTTCTACACCAGGCTTGTCAACTTGAACCTTTGCAACAAGTGCTGATGTTGGTGCTTCTTTAACTACTGTATCTGAAAGTTGATCTGGACTATTTGGTTTTACACCAATCTCTTCTGCCTTTGCTCTATCTGCAGCAGCTTTTTCTGCTTCTGCTTTAGCAGCATCTTCCTTTGCCTGTGCATCTTTTGCTGCTTGCTCTGCTGCTTTTTGTTCTGCTGCTGCTTTATCTGCCTCTGCTTTAGCATTTGCTTCTGCCTGTGCCTTTGCATCTGCTTCCGCCTTTGCTTGTGCTTCTGCTTGAGCCTTTGCTTCGGCTTCTGCCTTAGCATTTGCTTCTTCTTGGGCTTTAGCCTCTGCCTCTGCTGCTAATCTTTCAGCCTCTGCCTTTGCTTCTGCATCAGCCTTTGCTTGTGCTTCAGCCTCTGCTGCCTTTGCAGCCTCTTCTGCTGCTATACGATCTGCCTCTGCTTTTGCTGCAGCCTCTTCCGCTGCTTTAGCCTCTGCTTCGGCTTTTGCTGCTGCTTCGGCAGCGGCTTTTGCTTCTGCTGCTGCTTGGGCTGCAGCCTGTGCTGCTGCTTGTGCAGCGGCTTCTGCTGCTCTTGCTTGTGCTTCAGCAATTGCTCTTGCTGCTGCCTGACGCTGTTGTTCTTCTAACGCAGCCTGTGCAGCATAAGTTGCTTGGGCATTTGAAACATTTGTTTGCATGGTTTGAACAGATGTATTTAAATTAGAGATAGCCATTGACGCTGAAACCTCTGCTGCTTGTGCAGTAGACTGCAAGTTTGTTAGGTTTTGATTTGCAGTTGTTAGGTTTTCGTTGGCTGTTGTTAGGTTTTCATTAGCAGTTGTTAGGTTTTGTTGTGAGGTTTGTAACACCTGATTAGATATTTGAAGATCATTTTGAGCAGTCTGGACAACCAATGTTTGTTGAGCAACTACATTTGTTTTATCTGTGACTACATTTTGAGCAGTTGTTTCTGCTTGTTGTAATGTAGTAAGTGTTGCTTGCTCAGTATTTAATGTTTGAGTTGCTGTAGCCAGAGTTGCTAATTGTGTAGCACTGGCAGTAGATGTACTAAATTCAGATGCAGGAATAATTTCCCAACTACCATTACCCGTATAGCGTTTTAACGCAACATTTGCCCCTCCGCCATTTTCATAAAACCAAAAATCTAATGTTTTTCCAACATTTGCTGTTGTATTAATAGCAGCAGTTGATCCGCCACCACCTTTGTCGTACCAGTCATTAATAACTAATTGTCCATCAAGATAAAGTTTTGTGCCATCATCTGCTGGTGCATAGATCCATTGAGTGCCTGTATATTGAGGTGTCCAGATGCCTTGCCATCTAACTTGAAAATCTTCAGGAATAACATTTGCTGGTCCTCCGCCACCCCACTGTTCGTCAATTCCATTTGTATCAGTTGTAGTATATTTTAATACGCCAGCACCTAGTGGTGGTGCGTTATTATATCCAGTATCTTGATAAACTGTCATTGTTAAACCAGGACTTGTATTTGCATCAACTACTGCTTGTGCTGCATCTTTATTTGTTTGTGCTGTTGCTACTACTGGCTCTTGTGCATCTACCGCTGCTGATGCCTGTGTCAATGTGGTCTGGGCATTTGTAAGATTTGTTTGTGCTTGCTCTAAATTTTGATTAGCGGTTTGTAATGCCTGAGTATCTGTTGCTACCTGTGTAGTTGCTGTTGATACTTCTTGGGTAGCCTGAGTAACTGCTGTTTCTGCCTGAGAAACTGAGGCGGTAGCAGACTCAACTACTACCTGCTGAAGAGATACATTATTATTTGCTGTACCCAAATCAGTCATAGTGGTCATAACTGTTTGAATATTTTGATTAACAGCGTCAATAGATGATTGAGCTACAGTAATAGCTTGATCTACGGAAGTTGGATTTGAAAGAGTGTTTGCTTGGGTATCTATTGTTTGAAGTGTAGATTGAGCTTCTGATACCGCTGTTTGAGCTGATATAACACTTGTTTCAGCTGTTACTTGTATTGTTGCCGTAGATGTATCTGATGTTGGAGGTGAGACTTGAACAGTTACTACTTCATCAGCATTTGCAGTATCTGGCCCAAAAAGGAAAAGCCAGCCGATTATAAAAAGGCTGGTTGCAAAATACTTTAACTTTCTACTCAACTAGGTATCTCCTAAGTAATGCAATATTTTTGCTTACTTAGTAATTATAGCAGAATGTTAGTTTAAACTACTTAGGATTATCTGTTTTATAAAAACCATTACCCTTAAACTGTATCCCAAAAGATGAGAATGTTCTAATCATATTTGCTTCACATTCTTCACAAAAGTATCCTGGATCATCTTCAGATATTGATCTTGTTACAGAAAGTATGGCATGAGAATCATCTTCGCTACATTTATATTCATATACTGGCATTATTTTCTACCCCAACTAATCTTATCCCATACTCTTTCATGCCAATAGTATACAGCAACCTTTACTACAGTTTCCCAAAATGCAATAAGTGTTGCTAGGCTTCCTTTACCAGTAATCACATACACTACAAGAAATGAGGTTAATGTTCCAAAAACTCTATACGTCCACGCTTTGACAAACGATCTTTTTTTAGTTACCTTCATTATTATCCTTATCTTTAAACATTGACTCTACCATTCTGTCTTCAGCATCCGCAATGCCTTTACCAAAATTAGATACCCAATTCACGACGTTTTTCAGTAGCTGAAATAGCATGTATTGTTGCCCCCAAATCTATTTGCTCAATTTTATAACCAACGTCACGACCATAAACTATATTAGTAATGTTTGGAAGTCTTAGTACCATTGAGCCGTCCATGAATTCATCTTTAGCAATATACTCTTTAACTTGATCAAATGTTAAAGGATCTTTTTCGCTAGTCTTATATGTATTGCGGACACCAAGAAGAACCTGCTTAGTTCTCTTACCAGCCTCTTCGTACAAAGCATGATGTCCTTCATGCCATGGCTGGTATCGCCCAAGCATCAATGTAGTAGGAGCAGACCAATCATGTAGCTTAAAGTACTGAATAATTACGGTAGCCTTTTGATCTTGATCTAGTTTATGGTCTTCAAATGTTGCATCGAATTCTTCTGGGCGTTCAAACATTTTGTTAGTATCTTCAAAGCGGCCTTCTTTAATTGTGTCCATGAAGATCAAGATATCTGGCTTGCCAAACGCTGCACGTGTTAATTCTGTTGGGCAAACGAAGTCAACAATAACTGGTGCCACACCCTGCTTTGCAATGAGACGTGCCATCTCACCCATTCGTCTTGCCTGCTCTAATCTATCTTCAGGAGTAAATCCAAGATCAGAATTTACTGTTGCTCTAACTTCATCTGCATTTAAATGAATAGCATTAATTCTTTCCTTTAAAGCCTTTGCTAACTGTGTCTTACCTGAACCTGGAAGTCCAATTATTTGAATGATCATTTTATCTCGCATTACTTGCTACATGTGGTGTCAAAATGAGATTAGGGCAATCCCATAGAGGATGATCTGCTGGCAATGGATCTGGATCTACCTGATCAATCGCAGCAAATATTCTGTCTTTATGTAATTCTTCTACTAGGTCCATTGTATTTACAATAGGACCCTTACTCATATTAATAAATAGTGATCCATATTTCATTCGTGAAAATACATCTTTATTAAACATATTTATAGTTGTTTCATTTAGTTCCGCCAAAACTATTACTACATCAAAACGCTCTACGTTATCAAAATACTTGTCTATTATTAAAGACCCTTCACTACCTGTGCGTGAAAAATTTGTTACCTGTGCTCGTGGCGCAAATGATTTAATAGCTTGCATTCTCTTGCCAATATGTCCATTACCAATTACGGCAATCATTTTGCCATCTAAGCTTTGCTGCTGGCTAAAGATCCATCTTTTATTTCGTTGATTTTCTAGGTACATTGGAAGACCCCTATAAGCAGCAATAGCAAGCCCTATAGTAAATTCTGCTGTGAGGACTGCGGTATCATGGTTTCTACCATCAAGTCCTCTATCTTCGTTTATGTATCCCATTTATATCTTTCTGTTAGTGAGCCGTTTAGAGACATGCTCAGGTCTGAAAAACATAGCCCACTAGTGGCTATGGTTGTTCTACTTAACTTTAATTGTTTTTGGTTTCTTTTCTTCTGGAACAATGCGTTCAACATTGACATGAAGCATTCCATCTTCAATCTTTGCGCCAGTCACTTCCATATATTCTGCAAGAGCAAATGTTCTTGTGAATTTACGTGAAGCAATACCTTTGTGTAGGTACTCTCCATCAGAGACTTCTGCAATTTCACCCTTGACAATAAGTGTGCCGTTATCAACCGACACCTCAATATCATCTCTTGTGAAACCTGCTACCGCAATTGATACCTGAAAAGTATCCTCGTCTAGCTTTAGCACATCGTATGGAGGATATGATTGACGTGATGCCATGCTATGCACATTAGCCATTCTATCCAACTCTCTGTTAAAGCCTATAAAAAACGGATCCTTAAATAGATCCAGTGCAAATTGTGTTACCATTTTATTTCTCCTTTTAAGCAAGTAATATAGCTACCCCCATTTGGCAGGTAGCTATATTATTATACCATTTAGTTAACTAGAGTAGCAACTACTTTTTTGCTTTTGCCCTTGCTTTTGCAAGTGCTTCAAAGTCTTTTACCTTAGTATCACCTAAATATCCCCAGGCATATCCATCGGCAATCATTTGATCATTAATGGAGACCGTCTGGTCATCTATGAATATCCAGCCAAGAATTCTTCCATATTTTTCAGACGAGTCCATCTTCTCCGTTTTGATTTTAACAGATTTTGCATCTTTTAATTTATACTTTAAATATTCTTTTGCCTCAAGACCCAACTTTTTCTCTGCAAGATCTTTTGTTCTTGATTCTGGAGTATCAATACCTGCAAGCCTAACTCTTGATGAGAATAGTATGTCGAAGCCTAAATCAATTAAAACATCAATTGTATCTCCGTCGACTACGCTTTCTACTTTTCTAACATAATATTCGTACACTATTTACCCCTTATTTTTTCCCATTCATATTCTACTTCATCAAATAAATTTCTTGATTCGGCATATTTTTTTGCATAAATTTTTTCTATATCCTTGTATTGTCCCTCTGTTACATAATTAGTTTTATTTTTACTTGTAAAAAATAAAAATAACATGTAAACAAATTCACCATCATTAAATTTTTGCGGAGTTCTCCAGTGTACTTGATTTTCAACATCTATAGCTAAAGCATCTCCATTTTTTAAAATTATAGGCTCATTGTTTACTGCTAATGGCCAGTCTACATTGCCTCCTATTTGAATATCTAGTAAGAAAGCAACATTGGTTGGATGATCCACGTGTGGAACAAGTTGCGGTACCCCATATTCGTTAGAATATTTTACTATTGAAAAATACTTTAATTCTGCTTGATCATCAAAAGTATGAACACAGTCCATAATTTTTGATAGCGTTGATGGCTTAAACATTTCAAAATCATGATTCGGCAAAGATAGGTGTATTTTTCCAAAATGTTTATCTATTTGAGAATCGGTGTAGTGATCATATATCTCATCCCATGTAAGCTCTTGTATGTCTTTGGAATTTGTAATCTTTAACTTCTTATTGGCAATACTTCTAATGCCAATAAGCTCGTCTTCATCAAATAAACTTCTGATGGTTATAGGAAAATTAGGCAACCTTAAACCTTTTTCGTTACCTTTTTAGCTACAGGTTTTTTTACTGGTGCTGCTGCTTTTTTTGCAGGAGCTTTTGCTGGTTCTGCTTTTTTTGCTGGAGCATCCCAATCTGGACGTGCTACAGCCATTACTAATGAATACGGTCTCTTCTTTTCAAACGCACCATCTCCATTTGACTGACTTCCCTTTTTGTCACCTGAAGTATTACCTTCGTATGTGATCAAATTTTTTCCGTCATTTTTTACAACAATTCCAACATGTTCTGTATCTGTTGGGTTCTTGTCAAAATTAAAAAATACTACATCTCCAGGCTCAGCTTGCCCAATAGGAACAATTCTTTTATTTTTTGCAAACCATTGTGCTCCAGCGTCACAGGATGCAAATCCTTTCTTGCTTGAAGCAGCAACAAGATGAACTAGCCCTGCGTCATCAAAACAACCAGACACAAACATTGCACACCAAGGCTGGTGATTTAGTCCATATCTTTTACCAAAGATTGTGTCGTTGTTTGGACCCTCTGTATATTTTTCATCTATATATTTCTTAGCTGCAGCTAAAACTTTTGCTGCATTTGGGTGTATTGCCATTTTTTCTCCTTATTATTTTCTTAATTTATATGCATACTGATTTAATAGTTTTGGAAGGTACCTGCCAAGACCAGCTGCTTGATGTTCAAAAAATAGAGCATATTTTTTATCGAGTTGCGTGGCGGCTACTAATTTTAAAATATACTCTTCATCTATAGGGAAAAACCATTTTATATAGTGTTCAGCAAACATATCAAATCCAATTTCTGCTTCTTTTGAAGTTAGATCTGCTTTGGTATGTATTAAATTTGCAAGATATTTATTTAATGCATACGCTTCTTGGACCATTACGGACCAATCGTCTTTTGTATATGACGCAATTCTTTCTTTAGCTGAGTGCAGCATTGGGCTATTTGGCATATTTTTTTGCCACTGTTTCCAAAGTAACCTACATGTTACTGGTGCTCTATCTAAAGGATTTTCCATAATTATAGTATATCATTTATCTGTTTCTCTACATTTTGGACAAAATAACATGCCCCTTGGATTCCCGCATTCACACTCCATACTGCTCATTTTTGTAAGTATCTCCACGCATCTCCTGTTTCTGGATCTTCGTGCCACATGTAATCCCAATACGGAATACCTTTATCATCATAATCATCCCAGCCAAGACCGTCATCTAATTTAAAATCTAATGGAAAATTCCATTTATATAAGGTTCCCCATTTAGAATATGGTTTGTCAAGGTAATAATAAAACATAAAGCCAAATTTTTCCATCAAAAAATGATGGAATTTATAGGTATTCCATTCATATGTGTAACGATCATTGGCCCTGAGACCTATATTAAAAAACCACATTGATACAGGATGAAATACTTTATTTGCTACCCATCGCAAAGGAATAATTTTAGTTTTGTGTTCTGGTATAAATACATCTTCTCTATACATTATTTCTCCTTATGTGTTGCCCAATAATATTGACATCTATTACAGCATGGTTTATTAAACTTATTATCCTTGGCAGAAGCAAAATGTGCATAATAAACTGGATCTTTGCGATATAGGTTAGCTCTATGTGTAATTACAGTTCTGTTGAATGCTTCTTTATTCTTTGCAAATGCTGGTTTCCCATCACCCCAAATCTTGCCGTAAGACAGTTTGAGAGCTTTTAAGTTATTCAAATTGTTCTCTGTTTTAATGCCACGATGATTTGCCTCATTGACCATAGCCATAGTATAACGCCACAATTCATTTTCAGCACCGTCCCACATCAATACTGCAGGATGGTTACGCCAAGCTTTTCCATTGGTTGATATAACCTTAAGTATCTGATAGCATTCTAATATTTGCTTATTTAATCTTTTATTATCTAAAGCCTCAGCACAATCTGCTGGAGTCGAATAGGGTAGAAAAGTTTGCATGGCTTTATTCTATATAATGCATGCAGTATTGTCAATAGTTTTAGATGATTAATAGGTCTACGAGCAGACTAACCTACTAATCTGATATATGAGGATTTACTATCGCCCGTTGTCCTCCAGTTGTCCCCGTCGGGAGTCAGTCTCTATACCTGCAACGCAACCTTAATATCGTGCCTCTCACTGGATTCGAACCAGTGCTGTATGGATTTTAAGTCCACCGCCTCTACCGCTGGGCTAGAGAGGCCGTGTCCCCAGATGGTCTCGAACCATCGACCCGCAGATTAAAAGTCTGCTGCTCTACCAACTGAGCTATAGGAACGCACCCCTGGCTGGAATCGAACCAGCGACCAACAGATTAGAAGTCTGTTGCTCTTCCGCTGAGCTACAGAGGTATGGCTGGGGATGCAGGCATCGATCCTGCGACATTCGAATTAACAGTTCGACGCTCTACCATCTGAGCTAATCCCCATTAGTGCAGCAGGTAGGACTCGAACCTACGATTACCGAATTATGAGTTCGGGGCTTTAACCAACTAAGCTACTGCTGCATTTAATAATTATATATTTATTCAACTGGCTTGTCAATATCATTTTCAACAATTTGTTGAACATACTCTGAAAAATGTTTTCTTATTCCACCCATTGGTCTTGAACCAAATTCATCCCATAGTCTTTTATACTCTATGATATTTTGTAGTGTGGTTGGGCAAACCACAATACCGTTGTATGTTTTCATTACTGTAGGTAGTGGAACATGTTTTGTACAACACTTACATTGCTTTGCTAACTCTTGATATTCGTTCATATTATCTGCATCCTGTCCATAGCTTCTTTTAAATGTTCTGGCATTTTAGGCGCCCTAATCATATTATAATGTGACACCTCTCCATCATCTGGCTTACCAAAATCTGCTTCGTAGTTCATCGATTCGTACGTATGAATATTTATTTGATCGTTGTTATCTGGCCTAGTTCTACTTATTGCATTAAATATAGATCCGCAAACAGCGTCAGCTAAGTCTTTAGACCCTTTACGTGGGTGATCAACTTTATCACGCATAATTTTAAGTTGCAAAAGTTCATCGATAAGCAGTGGAATATGCGGACCATGCAAACGTTCCTCAAGAACAACCATAGCCATGTCATCATAGTGTTTTTTTGCAACAGAAAGAATTTCAGTATTAATTCCATAAGACTTAAGCTGCTGCATCATATCATGTGAATTCCATCGGTCAAATGTACACACAGCAATATTAAACCCTCTTGTTTTAAGAGCCAATATATAATCTTTTACTTCAGTAAAATCAACTGACTTATCTGCAGTTGGCGTCCAGTACCTTACTGCATCTACAGATATAATAGGTGCTGGTTGTGAGTATTCGTTAGTTACTTTAACATTAACCCACCTATCAACATGCGCTAATGCTACTGCACAATGGTCATGCTTTTGAGCCAAGTCAACGTGAATAAAATATTTTTTATCTGGATCTGGTATAAACCAGTTTTCAAGTCTTCCAAAGCTATCTACAGCTAATCCAGTATTACTAAATGCTTTCTCTACCTTTTCTCTAGACTTGAAAAATGCGTCAATCATTTCTGGTGGCATGCATGCAAATCTACCAAGTGCATCTAAAGAGTTTTTATAAAAGTCTACCTTAAAATCTTCAATTTTTTTAGTTGGATTAACTTCCCATGTTGGCCTTTTAAGAGCATAAGTCTTTGGGTAAAGGTAAGAAATAATATGGTCTTCTTCCCAATCAACTGTTATCTCATTGCCCTCTGTGCCGTCTGGAAGATCATCGTCCATTTTAAGAGTCTTACTTCTAACTATTGTTTCTTTTTCTGCAATTACAGATTCATAAAACTTTTGTATAGGATCATTCTTAAATCTAGGGAATGAGAGCAAGATAACTTTACCAAAATCTGGAAAACGAGACATAACTGATGCACGGTACATATCATATATTGCATCTGCCGTTTTAGCCTGATCGTGGCCAGTTGTGTTTTCCATAGCAAAACCAGATATCTCATCAAGGATAACCGTAATAACGTTATATCCTTCCCAAGCCTCTCTTTGCGAGTGACCAGAGTGAACTGTTATAGCTTTGTCAAACTTCATCTCTGAAGCCTTTTGATCGTACTTTCCCTGGAACCAAGGCGATCTTTCAATTCTAGTAATAAATCCTTTAAAGAAAACGTTTGAAGCCTGCTGTGCATTGATAGCAATATTCAGGATATCAATTGAGTCTCCTGGAGGCTTACCGTAATATGTTGCTGGATCCTTGAGACATAGCAAAAGATACACCATATATGCCACTGAAATTGTTGATGAGTAGTCTTTGCCAGAACCCTTACCAAGCTGAGCAATAACTTCATTACATGTTTGCTTGAATCTTCGTTTACCTTCTTCTTCACCGTAAAGTTTTACTAGTGTAGACTCTTTATAAATTTGAGATGACTTTTCAATAAGCTCATATTGCAAATCAGATAAAGGTGGAAGCCCAAGATATTTTGGGCTTGTTACAAACTCTCTTAAATCTACTGGCTTCTCTTCAAACTCTTCGCCATCTAGAATGTCAATTAAATCAGAGAAATCAAATGACACTAGACTCCTCAATTACAACTGCTTCTACAACACCAGTTATCTGGGACAACCTTTTGGCAACATCAATTTTACATTTTGGACATGAAGATGTAACCTCTTTTAATATGCCTACAAGAATTTCCTGCTTTTTTTCTGTTTCAGCAATCTGTGCCGCAATCTCTGTATTCTCTAGAATGCCAACAGACTGCAACATAGCAATTCTTTTTGTTTCAATATCAGCAATTAGCTTTAAAGCTCCAGATTTTACAGCCAAGGCACCCTGTGTATCAGCATCTTCGACTGTCTTCCATGCCTCTTTAATGAGCATGGCATAGTGTTGATCTGCCCCTGATATAGCCTCTTTAGCCCTATCCCTAGAACTACTATCGTTGTGAACAATTGACTTCCACTCGTCTATAAGGGTTACTACGTCCGCCCTCTTCATTCCAGTACTGGTTGCTATCTGCGTAGGCGTAGAGCCCTTTAGAAGCTCTTCTACAACCATGTTCATGCGGTCATAATGCTCTGCTAATTCTATTTCTGCCATATATAGATTATACTTCTAGTCGACTGAAATTGCAAGTCGCTTAGCTATCTTAAGTAAGATTAAATAACCAATCATATCGTCAATATCATTGTCACCTGCAAAACCTGACCCATTTTTAATCCTATTTATCTTGTCATCAATTCTGATCTTAATCTGCTCTTGATTGTCCGCCTGAGAAAATATACGGATTGGACTCAGGGCTGAGTCGCCGTATGAGATATTCTTTTTAATAAGCATCTCTGCAATTTCCAAACACTCTGAAATAATCTTGTGTCCAGAAGGAGCTTCTGTTGCAATTAATTGTAGGTCAGTAACCCATGCTTGGTATCCGCTGTTTTTATTTGGGTAGCCTGTCATCTTTTCCTCATCAATTCAAATTTTTCTAAATATCTCTGTATGGTCATAGCAGAGACACCGCACTCTTTACCTATTTCTGTAACTGTTTTCTTTTGGACTACATACCTTCTATATAGCCACTCTTTACTTTGATAGTACTTCATCGTTCTGTTAATATTTGGTTAGCATAATGTGCAATACCAAAACTATCTGCAACATCAAAATCCACCACATTTAAATTATACTTTCTATTAAAATAGTCAGCAGTTCTTTGCTTTCTCATATTTCTTAATTGATTCTTGTACCATGAGTCCGCATAGCCTGGGTTTGCTAGTCTTATAGCAGACTTTTCATCTTTTGTCGGATTTTTGTTGCCAATATACGCCTGCCAAGCGGTAGGGCTAATAGTAATAACCCTTGCACCAGTAGACATAAGTTCAGCAATAACAACTCCATATACATAAGATAATTTTATCACGGCATCTGGTGACCTGACAAGTACTGCACCTTCGACTGCTATATAATCAGACTTTAATTCATCAAGCATTACATGCATTCTAACCTTAGCATCATACATTTTTTCATATATATCTGATCCAGACAACTCAATTTTTCCCCATTTAATTGGCACATCATCTTCCATAAGACAAAATGCTATCGAGTTTGTGGACGCATCTATACCTAAAACACGGTGTGCTTTTGACTTTACAAGATCACTCAATTTCATTTATTATATCCATAATCATTTTTTTAGATTTAAAATCAGTACTTTTTTCACATGAAGCACATATCTTAGACTGATTATATCTACTTAATTGTGATTTACATATTGCACATATACGTATAGCACCATTTTTAATTGCTTTTTTTTCGTAGTACTTTTCCATTATTCTCTTATTTGTTGCAATCCTACAACATTCATCTGAGCAATATTTTTGATTATGAGTTTTTGAATTAAACTCTATACCACATTCCTTGTTGGCGCAAATCATAGCTTTGGAACCTCAAATAATTCTATCTGTACTGTACCAATTTTAGAATCTTTAGCGTAGCATTCTTTTTTAATTGGGCAGTAGGTGCAAGGCATTTTTGACTTTGTAGATCCAGGTGGTCTCATTGGTATGTCTCCGTTATTAAAATTATCCCATACCTCCTGCATCCATATAAATAAACCATCAATTATTTCTTTATTCTTTTCATTCATCGAAACTGGAATGATAAGTACTTCCTGAGTATTTTTATTTTCATAAAGAAAGAATCCTTCTTTTGCATTCTTTAGCTTCATGTATGTCAATAGCTGCAGCATATGATTTGGTGACGACTTCATCTCTGATTGCCTTGTATCCCATACCTCTTGCTTTGCTGTTTTAATTTCGCCTATAACTGTTTCACCATCGTATTCCATAATTAAATCAATGAATCCACGTATAGGCGGATACTCATTTATAATTTCCTCTTCATCACGAACAAATTCTGGCATTGTTGAAATTAGTTTTTGCAATCTTTCATGAGCTTGTGTGCCCTGTGCCATATTTGCAATTGCAACTGCATCATTGTCATCGATAAAAACTGCTCCGCTAAATGCCATATACCAATATCTAGGACAATTACCATGTCCATACCCAAGTGAACTAGGGCTAAAAGACTTTTTTGTCATATATCCATCTGCTCTTTTTGTATTTCTATATGACTCATCAAGTAATGCAGCAAATTTTTCTGGGTCAAAGAATTTACCAGTATGTTTTTTAAACTTAAGGTTCTTTACAATATCTCTAGCCATTTATGAGTTATACCTAACGACATACTTAAGTGCATCTACAAGTTTGTCTATAGACTCTTTCAGAGAATAATATACATTCTTTTTATTATTATTTGCTGTTCCAGCCTTATCTTTAGCCACTGTAGAATAGTATGACGCTAGTACAGCAAACTTAGTTGACATAGCCTGTAATTCCATAATTAGAGTTGGTGATTTGGCAGAAGGGACGTCTGGATTCATAAGTAGCTTAACCACGATAGCCAAAGCTTTATCTAAATGCTCATCTTTCATAAAGTCATGTAGATCATTAAACTCTGTAATGTTGCTTATAAGCTCTAATGTATTCTTATCTTCTGTCATTTTTCACCTTTTCTTTTTTATCTAACTTATCAATGAATAACCCTAAAGGATATCCTAAAGAAAAACCAACCATGACACCACATATAAACATTAACATTAAATAAACCTCTGAACTATACCATAGCCTATCCATAGGCCAACAATTCCCATCAGTCCTGCAAATACTGGCGGTGCTGGAATAGGTAGCTTAAATACGCTAAAAATTCCTCCCACTGCAATTCCAGTTAATGTAGTATAAATAATCTCTTTCATTGGTTATCCTCCCAAAATTGGACCAGTTCCTCTAGGACCGCCCATTCAATAATTCCAAGACGAACCTTGGAATCATTTCCTATAATAATCTTTAATGCTGGGTGCATGTCTCTACTTACCTTAAAGGTATCTGTACAGATTTTTGCCCACACATCTTTATTTAATGTAAATGACTTTGAAGCCTCTTTATAATCTACAAGAAACTGATTCCATTTTGCATCACCCTTTTGGTAATCTCCCCTACCGCTATTCTTTTGTGGCTTTGCGCCATCTCTTTTTACTTCAGATCTTTCTGACATTAGCCAACCACATACTTTGTCTCATGCCCATCTTTACACGTCCAAAACATCTCCATTGTTTGCTTATTAAATGAATACTTATCTACATATAAATCGCATTTTGAACATGGCCTCATTTGCTCTATGATTTCAACATTTGGATCTAGTGGAACATTCTCTATGCTTGACTCTTTTAAAAAATCATTAAGTCTTGTCATTGATTTCACCAATTAGTTTATCTACAACATCAGGATTATCTCTGAGATATGCAACAGCCTTTGCTCTTCCTTGAAGTCTTTCTCCATTTACAGTATACCAAGCACCACCCTTTTCAACTGCACCAACCATCTCTGCAACATCAAGAGTTTCTCCAACACGATCTACCCCTAATATTTCTCCTTGGTAGTAGAAGTCATACTGTCCAGATAGATTTGGTGGTCCAAGCTTGTTGTAATCAATAATCCAATTAACTGGTCTTCCGACTCTTTGCTCAATAATTTTATCGCCAACTTTAACGCCAGCCTTGATAGCATTAGCCTCAGCCTCGGAAGACCAAAGCTTAATGACTGTGGAGGAAAAGAATTTGACTGCCATTCCTCCCGTAGGTATGTGGCTGGCATGCATAGACCCAAATTGGTTTCTTTGTTGGGAAATGAGAACAAGTAATGTATTTTTGTTTGCATAATTTAACATTTTGACAGCGTGTGTCATATCCTTTGCTTCTGCTCCGATTTGCTTAGTATCTTGCAAATCCTTCATTTCGTTTCCATCTTTTTCAAAATAGATTGCTGGTAGTAATGCTGAGATTGAATCTACAACAATTATATCTACTCCAGCATCCATGAGCTTTGTGGCCACATCAACCATATCGTTAACAGTTTTCGCTGGTGAGTAAATAAGGGAAGAAGAATCTACTCCAAGAGACTCCGCCCAAGATTGATCGTACGATGCTTCAGCATCAATCCAAGCACATGTCTTTCCATCTTTCTGAGCCAAAGCAATCATTTGCAAGCAAAATGAAGACTTTCCAGCAGACTTATTGCCCCAAACAAGCACTTGTCTGCCAAAGCCAAGACCTCCTTTAAGCGCCATGTTTAGCCCAATGCTAGGTGTAATTTGTTTTTCAACTTTAACATCCTGGGCAGCCTGTACTCTTGCTCTTGTTTTTGGATCTAGTGTAGCTAAAATATTATCTATAGTCACAGTTATTTATCTTTCTCTTTCTATTAGTATAGCATTAAAATAGGTTGCCGTGAAGTCTTTGTCTGTTATTATTTATTTGCATTTTTTTAAACAATTGTTCGTCTAAACTATGCTCAATAAATCCAGCATTACGCATTGCTGCATATAAATCTAATAGTCTAATTAAAACGTCTGCCATTTCTTCTACAACTTCTTCAGACCCCTTATTTTTACGGATAGCCTCCAAAACTTCAGTAACTTCCGAATGTACAAGAGCAAGTTTATTGCCCAACTTATCATGGTTTTTTGGACCATCCCAGAACCCCTTTTCTATAGCTGTTTCGTGTAAAATTGCTGCTAGGGCATCTAAACCATAGTCAGTAACTAAAGAAATTGATGAACCCTGTGAAGGTGGAATTGAACTGCTAGTTATCATTTGATTCCTTATCTCTTAATTTAAATACAAATGTTTTTTCATCATCATTATAGTCTACCTGCAGTTCTTTATTTTCTGCACCAGCATTTATAAATTGATCGGTGGCAACCTTTATCTCACCAATTGTTTCTAATATTGATACCAGAATTTTTGAAACATTCATATCTGCAAATATATCTTGCGGAGTCTGTTCACTCATTTTATTTCCTTTACCATCATTGTTCCATCATCCAGTGTGGATAATACAACTTTACACTTCATTCCATCTCTCATTTTTGCAAGAGACATTTTATACATTGTTGGGAATACGATAACTCTTGTCAATTCCTTGTCTTTATTTGTAAGTATAATATGGCTCATCATCTTTCCAGCTTTAGTTTTATATGGAGTAAATTTAAGCACAACATATTCATCTTCTTCTATCTTATAATTAGATCTAAATAAATAGTCTACAAACAGGTCCTTTGAGCCCTCTTCAATATCCTTAACGGCAACAAAGCTAGCAATTCTATTATCACCAACAATCATAAAGTACATTTGTCCTACTTCAATTTGAGTATCTTCGCTATCAAATAGACCAATAGATCCAGTTTCATCAACAAGCTCAACTCTTGACCAACCAGTTCCTCTTTTAATGGACTTAACCATTCCAAACATAACAAATGAGCCAAGGTCATCAAAGTCTTCAATTGGTCTTGCTTGAGCTTTTACTCTTGGTGGTAATCCATAAAGATTAAATGTAGGTATTCCAAGATACTCGTAGTAGTTATCTTTTTCATTACCTAGTCTTGGGTTATCTCCAAAAGCTGCTGCGCCAATAGCATTTAATGAAGCTACTGCACGACTATTAATTCCGCTCCCCTTTTTAGAAGCCTTGGATACAAAATCAGAATAACTTGGGTATGGTCTAAGTTCAATTATCTTATTTGCAATACTATCAGAGATGTATTTAACTTCAGCAAGACCAAATCTAATTGCATTATCTTGCAAAGAAAAGTACATCTGAGATTCATTTACATGTGGAAGCAATACCTTTAGTCCAAGTCTTTTTGCTTCAATTAAATATTCTGTTCTAGCATCCTTATCATTTTCATTCTTAAGGATTGAAAACATGAATTCAAGAGGATAATAAGTTTTGAGCCAAGCAGTATAATAAGAAAGCATGGAATAAGCAACAGCATGAGAGCGGTTAAAAGAATAACCAGCGTGAGCTTCAAACATATGCCAGAGGTTTTCGGCCTGCTTCTTAGTAATGTGCTTTGAAGCGCCATCAATAAATTTATCTTTGAACTGGTCGAACTCTTTTGCATCCTTCTTTTTACCAATAATCTTGCGGACCTTATCAGCCTCAGACCAAGACATCCCTCCTAAATATACGCATGCTTGCATAACCTGCTCTTGATATATAATAACACCGTATGTGTTTTCTGTAAAAGGCTGCATAATTGGGTGAGTATAGCTGACCGACTGATCACCGTGCTTACGCTTAATATAATCGTCACCAACTGTTTTCATTGCACCAGGTCGCACAAGAGCATTTGATGCTGCTAAATCTTCAAATTTATCAACACCCATCTTAATCAAAAGATTTGTATATGGTGTTGCTTCTGCTTGAAATACTCCCTTTGTATAACCCTCATTAAGCATTTTATATACCTTTGAGTCATCAAGCGGCAATGATGAAAGATCAATTGTTTTACCATGTCTATCCTTAATAGACTTTAAAGTGTCAGAAATAACAGATAACGTTTTAAGGCCTAAAGCATCTAGTTTAATAAGACCTATATCCGCAACAGTATCCATATCATATGCCACGACAGGAATTCTTCCTGATACTTTATCTTGGGAATCCTCACGAGATTCAACTGGGGCAAACTTTCTAATATCATCTTTTGCAACAACTACACCAGCTGCGTGTACACCCACAGATCTAATTCTTCCACGAAGTCTTTCTGCCAACCACAAAACCTCTGGATACTTTGCTCTAAACTCTTTTGTATTCGGAGATTCTACAAAGTCTTCAAAAGTATCAATTTGCTTAAGGGCTCTATTAACTTCCTGTAATGGTACCATGAATACACGAGCAGCATCTCTAATAACGCCCTTATCTTTAAAGTAAGTATATGTAGAGATAGAAGCAACGTGCTTAAATTTCTTTTTAAGGTAATCCTTAACTTCTTTTCTTCTGCGATCTTCAAAGTCAGTATCAATATCAGGAAAGTCATTTCGTTCTGGGTTAATAAATCGGAAGAAAAGCAAATTATATTTGATTGGGTCTACGTCGGTGATACCAAGGGCATAGCAAACTAATGATCCTGCAGCAGAACCACGGCCAGGACCAACACGAATATCATTTTCTTTTGCCCAGTTAATCATGTCACCAACTACTAGAAAGTAAGATGCAAAATTCTTTGACGCAATAACGCCAAGCTCTTCATCTAATCTATCCTTATACTCTTGAGTTGTTAGGCCTAGTCTTTCAATTCCTTCTTCTGCCAGCTGTCTTAGCTTTTTATCTGCGTTTGTTTTTGGTACTGGAAGCAAATCAAGATTCTGATTAAAGTCATACTCCCCAACTTTATCTGCAATCTCCATTGTATTTGTGTAGATGTCTGTTCTAGAAATACCAGACTCTAGAAAGTCAGACTCAATCTCTGATCTTGTTTGAATAAACAAGTTCATATCCTGAAAAGAGATTCTTCTATCTGGATATAGATAGTTAAATCTTTCAAGCATATCATTCATATTGCGTGACATTTCAAAGTCAGAGTCTTTATCTGCTTTAGGTGAAGTAGAAAGAATAAGCATGGCTTCCTCTAGCACCTTGTCTTCACCCTTTGCAAAGTGTGCATCACCAGTAGCAACTGGTTTAATCTTTAGTTCATCCGCAAGCTCAAGAAGCTTTTCATTTACTTCTTTTGGATTGTGAGATTGGACCTCAATGTAAAAATCATCACCAAAAGTTTGCTTAAAATCTTTGAGTAGAAGCTTTGCTTCAGAGAACTCCTGGCGTTCAATAGCCTTACTAATAAGACCATTAAGGCATCCGCTAAGTACAATAATACCTTCCGCATATTCCTTAAGCACCTCCTTATCAATTCTGGGTTTATGATAAAATCCTTCATTCCATGCAATCTCTTGCAAAATATTAATATTCTCTAAACCCTTTTTGTTTTTTGCTAGCAAAATAATATGGTTATAGGCCTGAACTGACTTATCTGTTTTAGAAGACCTATCAAATCTATCTGTTGGCGATATGTACGCCTCTACACCAAGAATAGGCTTAATGCCTAAATCTCTAGCAGCAATCTGCATGTCACGGTGTGATGATAGTGTACCATGATCTGTAATAGCAATTGCTTTTTGTCCAGCATCTAGTGCTGCCTGACATAACTCTCTTGGGGAATTAAGCCCATCCATTAAAGAGTAATATGAGTGCACATGCAGGTGTGTAAAGCTCATTAGTATCCGCCTAAACATTCATTTCTTGTATGATAAAGTCTAATCTTAGTCATTATTTTTTTATTTGGTGCATATAACTCTTCACCACAACATGCGGTCTTTAAATACCACTCTTTTGCAAAAAAGTCATATACTAATCCGCTTTTATTCTTGTATTTATTTGCTACAAAAGTTTCAAAAGGATCTGGTATTTCATATGAAATCATGTGATGATTCTACTAAATATTACAGGGGCAGTCAATAGACTGCCCCTGTAATATATTTAATTACCAGTCCATGCTGCTACTTGTAGCAGATGACTCTTCACTATGTCCGCCTTCGCCTGCAAAGAAGGCCTCTTGTTCAGTGTAAGGTAGGTCACGTACAGCTGTTGTCTCCAAATCATAAAGCTCCAAGCCTGAAGCATCAAATGGAGTTTCATCCTTGGCTAGAGGAATGATTGTATAGCTTGTGTCTGTCTTTGTGCCTGTGCGCTTAATGCGCCACATTAGATTTGTGATTGATCCCATTTCACCAGCATACTCAATGAGTGTTGGTGTGATTGTCTTTCCGCTGGAACCCTGTGAAAGAATTGCTACATACGGTTCTTCCTTGCCGTCATCAATAAGGACATTGATATAAAGTCGTGAGCGACCTTTCCATCCAGCCTTATAGTCTTTACGATGCTGTTCACATCCGTAGCACTTACCCTGATCGTCCATAGAGCATAGGCCCTTACGTCGATAATCCTTTGGGTTTGTGTGCTCTACGGCAATAAAGCCAAGACCCTTTTCCGCATCATATGTTGGCGAATCTGGATCAAGTTCCTGAAGGAATCTTACTTTAACGCTTTCTGCATCTTCAAGCTTTGCCCAACGTGCCTTAACTCCGTCGCCACCGCTTGCCTGTGGTTTATCCATTACCTTATTTAGGTCTTTTAGTCCTTTAACGATACCCATTGTATCTCCTTAGTTATAGTTGATGGTATAGATCCATCTGTTAGTTTTTGTTATCATGGGCCCAAGATTGATATTCAATATTGGATACCGCATTATTTATGCAGGCTTTAATTTCTTCATCAGTCATATCGCCAGCATCTTTTGCGTCATGTGGATATATCTTACCATATTCATGGGAAGCCCACAAGATGTCTTTATTTCTGAGCCTGCTGCCTATAGAGTTACCCAACTCTCTTCCAGCTAAATCAGAATCCGTCATAATTATTATCTTATTAAAATACCTGTTTAATAGATTTAAGTTGTCTTGGGAAATGTGTCCACCAAGCGTAGCAACAACATTTGGAAAGCCAGCCTGATGAACACGGATAGCATCAAAGTTAGACTCAACTATGATTACATTGCTACCAATTCTTTTAGCTCTATGAATGTTAAACAATGTCTTGCTCTTTGGAAGATTATTGCTATTCTTAAACCTTTTATCTGATATAGACCTTCCTACAATACCAACTGGAATTCCATCTGGACTATGAACTGGTGTCACAACCATCCCCATTGCATTTGAGTATCCAAGCTTAAAGTGTTTCATTGACTCTTCGTTAATGCCTCTAGATACAAGATAGTCTCTAGCATTTTTATTTCCAGCAAGATCAGCATGTAGTCTATCTAAAGTTTCCTGTGGGAATTCAACAAACTCTGGCTTATCATCAAGCACTGAATTTAACTCATCTTCAAAAGAATCTGTCTGAATTTTTCCATGAGACATAATTAATCTAAGTGCTTGAAAATCATTAACCTGCATCACTCTTTTTACAAGCTCTGTAATATTGCCAGACTCACCACATGATGGATTAAAGCATATCCAAGCACCAGAAGACTCATTAATACTACAGCTTGGCGTGTGAGTATTATTATGAAATGGACAATAGAAAGCTATCTGATCGCCGACCTCAGTAGATAAATTTAAACCAATTGTTTTTACAATTGCTTTAATCTGTCCTGCTGCATAGTACGTGGAATCAACTTCCCTTGTGATATGCCCTCTAGCCCCCATGCCTTCTTCTTTCCTACATATACTCCATGGATAGTCATTAAAAACTTCCATGTTTGACCGTCAAATTCTACCGAAAATGCTGGGTCTATGTCAAGTACCCTAACATATCCTTTATCACGCATTTGGTGAGACAACATGCTTTCGTATTGATGTTTTATTCTGATCATATCAGAATCATCCCTAAAGACTACATCAACTTGAAACCTTTTAATTCTTTTGTGCGTCATCCTGGAACGGATTCTCGTAAATCTCTTTAATAACACCCCTGTTGATGTCCCAGTCTAAGAACATATTAAACTCTTGTCCATGTCTGTTCTTTCTGCTCACAACCTCAATCATATTTGTATTGGTATACTTATGGATTGCAATAGCCATATCAGCATCGTATTCAATAGCCTTTGACCAAGCAACCTGAGAAAGCATTGGTGGATTATCCTGATCTGCAATGTCATCCATTGTTGCTGCTGTGATGTCAATTACTGGTATATTATTTGTCATGGCAAGCATTTTAAACTCACGAGACACATTCATATTACGCTCTGTAGCACCACTGCTCTTTTTATTATCAGAGAATAGCTGGTGATAATCTAGAATAACAAGGTCTGGCTTATGCTGGTCGATCTTTGCTTGTACAGTATTGGCATTAACTTCGCCCATGCCTTCATTGGAGACAAGAATAAAGCCGTTCTTGTTTTCAAACTTTTTATTACCCCAAGATCTTAGATTATCTACATTGACATCTCCCTTTGCAAAATCGCTAGCTCTAAACAAACCAGAGCCCATCATGGTATATATTCTATTACGCATATCTTCTGGGGACATTTCAAGAGATATAATCATAGGCTTAAAGCCCTGCTCCCAGGCTTTGCATGCAAGATATGAGGTAAACCATGTCTTACCACGTCCTGGCCAGCCTATGGCCACGATAAGGTGTCCTGGAGCCATTCCTGTAGGGTATGCTTTATCAATTGCTTCAAAACCAGTTAGAATTCCTGGACTTCCACCCATTGCTGCTGATCTCTCTTTAACTGAGAGAAAATGTCTTTCTGCATCATCCAAATCCGTTACGTCAATATCTCTTACGTTATTTGTAAACTTGGAAAGTTGAGACAGCTTTACTTGCATGTCGCTAATAACTCTAGATGCGGCATCTTCTTTTAAGGAGGCACCGCTCTGCAAAATAATATTTTTTAATCTAGCAGTAAGAAATTCATTCTTAAGTTTATCTAAATAATACCCAGTTTCTGCGCTTGTATCCACTGGATCAAAATCTTTAAAGCGTTCCATAAGAACCCCAACTTCTGGAACAGCCTTAAATTTGTAATAATAAGATTTTAACGAATCCCAGATGTCTCTATGGGATGTAAAAATATCATCAATATTATCCGCCAATAATGTACTAATATCTTTATTTTTACATACAGCAGAGATTAGCTCTGACTCAGTATTCATTCTTCACCGCCCTCTACTAACTTTTTAGTTGCCTCTAATAAGGCTTTACGATTTTCAAAATCTTTTTCAAGCTGAGACTTTAAGTCGTCAATTTTATCAAAATTGTAAAAAAAGAAATTAATGGGGTGCCCAGATTTTGATGTTTTAAAATAGTATATTAAAAGCTCCTTGGCTCTGTCAAAACCAACGCTATCAATTACATCTTGCATTGCCCATTTTTCACGAAACTTATTTAGTCTACATGGCTTATTATATTTTTCTTTATAAAGAGTTTCATATAAACTCAATAAAATATATGGTTCTTTATTATTTGCCACTCTTTAGCTCTTCTTCTACTTCACGTGTTTTTTCAACTAATTTAGATTCTACAAATCCATAAACACGTTCTGTTGCAGCGTCGACTGTTTCACCCTGTCTCACATCGTCCTCAACCCCGACACCAATTTTAATACTTTCATAATTTCCAAGATTTCTTGTAAAAGAAAGATCTACCTTAACTCTTGTTGTCATTTGTGCTCCTTCATGTGTCTAGACAAACTATCGTGACCAAAAATTCCCCAACGAAGTTCCCACTCTTTTTTACAGACTGGGCAAATAATAAGCCTGCTCATTTATTCCGCCTTCCATACTGGTACAAACTTTCCGTCTTCGGTCTTAGTATATAATATAAAGTTATTTTTGAGAAGGGCCTTTAATTCTGTTTTGGATGGTAGCTCATTTGAGTGACCAGCTTCAAGCAGAAATTCATGCAAACCAAGAATATCTTTTTGACTAAACATATATTGTGACCATTCGGTATTGTCTGGATCGCTTATTGAGTATATTTTACTTGGTGGCGGGATCTTGCCATCTAAAATATAATTTTGAATAGTTACACGGTGCCTATTTAAAAATAAACCTACTTGAGCCACTGTATATGCATTTTCCATATTCTTTTTTACATCAGAATAAGAATACATTACTCGCTTTCTGTCTGGGTAACACCACGCAACCACTTCATCCTTTGATCTAGATGACCTGATTACTTTATGTATTTTTTCATTTAAGAAGAAATACCGTAAAACTTTTGATTTGCTGTTTCTTTTTGGTCTAGCCATTTTCCAAAAGCACTCGTTTCTTTATTAATCATCCATCTTTTACCGCACATAATACAGAATAGTTCCATGTGTAGTTTTTGAGAAAAAACTCTATCTACAAAAACTCTTCCTTTACATTTTCCGCACCACATTATAGCGTAAACAACTTCCCGTCAACGACACATGAATAGTCAGGAGCAACGTGGATCATCTGAATATGTGGGTAGTCGTTAACAATATGAGCGATTGCAAAACCCTTTTGCCAATCGTGATGTTGCATATACTTCATTCCATCTGACTTCTCATCACACATGTGACCTAATTCGTATCCACGAAGTGTTTCACCTTCTCCATTGTTTCTAAGTTCGTATGTAACAAGGTGTGATGCAATTCTATGTGAGTGTCCTCTGATTAAAGAGATCTGAAGGTCTTCCATATCCTTACGTACTGAGCCAGTGGATGCAATTGAGAGTCCATGGTGTACATGGATATCTCCAAATCGGCGCTTAGGCAATTCGTTATAATAAATATATTCATACCCCAATGAATCTAGACTCCATAGGGCCTCTGGTGTAACCTCGCTGATATAGTCTGGAAGCTTTGCATCAACATAGTTAAACACTCTAATGTCGTGGTTTCCAAGTGCCGAGAATAGCTGTGCGTCTGGAAGCATTTCTCTTGTCTTTGCATAAAAATCTCTTGCGCCTTTTGCTTCATGGCGCATCATTGGAACAATTAAATCTTTGCTATCATTCTTATGATAGTTTAAAAACTCTGCCGAACGTCCTTCTGTGTACTTGCTGTAGCAAGCCTGATCATCAGTATCACCAAGGTAGTCAACAACATCTGGTTTAAACCACTTCATTACCTTGAACCAAAGTGCGATCATCTTGTCATCCTGATATGGAAATTGCTGGTCGGATGAAATCATCCACTTTAAATCGTTACTCATTATCTGCCTTTATACGAAAAAAGTCACGAGTGCGTGACTTTGATGTTACACCGTAAGTGTAACATATTGAGTTATATTGTCAATAGATTATGCTAGTGTTCCAGATGCAAACATTACAAAGTCCATGGTTCCTTTAGTTGCCCCAGCTCCAGATCTAACAACAAATTTCATTGAAGTTGTTGACACTGATACTATAACTGGATGAACTCTCATTTGTGTCTCAGTGGCCGTTGCTGGACCCTCTACTTGTATCCAGCATGCTGGTTCAGAAACAAAAGGCTTTTCAAATGTCCATGTATAATAAGCAGATGGAGTATTTGCTGGATTTACGCTTTTTGTTACTTTTTTAGATAAAATTGTACTTGCTACTTTTGCAGAAGATGTATCTGTTTGGTTAGTGATTTGAATCGCAGAGGATGACTCACCCTTTGCAATGAGCTCAATATTGCTAGCAATTGTTTTCAGAAGAGCAGCTGTTACTGGATCTCCATCATTAATTGGCATCTCTTTGATTGTTATCGCCACTTTATTCTCCCTTTGGCTCTTCCTGAGCTTTCTGGCTATTAACCAGTTCTGTAATTTCTGCACGAAGAATTGCTACATGTGTCTCATATTGTGAGACCAATTCACCAATTCTCTGTTGAAGCGCCTGTACTACTAGTTCTGCTTTTTCCATTATATTCCTTTTCTACTTAAATGAATCATACCATTAAGCTCCAATAGCGTCAAGTCTATTTTTTATTTCTTTTATGGCTAAAACTAAATATGCAGATAATCTGTCATAAGAGACAGACTCAATCTCTCCAGCATCATTATAATTAACTATTGTATTTAATTCTTGGATTTCCTCTACATCCTCAGCAATTAAACCTGAAGTCAAAACTGGTATTGAATCTCCCATAAACTCTTGTTTATACTTAAATGTAGCTGGTTTTAGCTGACTAATAATGTCTAAATATCCAGTCTCATTTAAATATGATATGTTATCTTTATATCTAATACTTGATGAGCTAACACGCATATAACCAGATGAATCCTGAACAATAGTGGTACCACTATTTACCCCTAAAGTATTTGCGTATATATTTCCTGATGGTAACAATTTGGTTTTCATGGTACCAACAGTGTCATTTGCTGCACCGCTATGTCCAACCATAACAGATCCACTTATTCTTACGTCATTCCACCTATATGTTTGTGTACCTAAATCATAATTTGCGCCACCACCCCAATATGGGTAACAGTGTGATGTCCACCCACCAATAGTAGTATTTTTAAATCCAATAGAACCAACAACTAATCCTGTTACACCATTTAGTGTTCCTTGACTATCAATATAAGCAGCTGTATCTGTTGCTGTATTGACAGCCAGCCTTCCACTAAAAGTTCCAGATGCTCCAGTAATATTTCCTTTAAATACTGCGTTGCCGCTAGAATTTATAGAAAATAAAGTAGCTCCAGTAGAATCATACGCTGCAATTCCTGCACTATTTAATATAACCATATTAGCGCCAGGTGTAGCTGTAGTATCAGTATTGATCTTAAATCCGCTAGATGTAATTGTTATTCCGTTAGAATTTATTGATGTTACTTGATTTTGTGCATTTGCTATTAAATATCCACCAGCTTCAAGTTTTGTATTTAATGCAGTTTTAGTGGCATATGTAGTATCTGTTCTTTGTGTCCAAGATGCTCCAGTCCAGGTTTTTATAATGTTTCCGTTGGCTGTATCTATCCAAATATCTCCAACTCTTGTTGCTGTTGGTGTTGTATCTTGAGCAAAAGTAGAATTTTTTGTAGCCAAAGATGTTGTAGTGGCATATCCGCTTAAAGATGCAACAGTAGCGTAATTAGATAATGAAGCAGTTGTCGCATAGCCATCAATTGTTGAGCTTGAAAAAACAGCTCCAGTAGCATATAGCTTTCCATTTTTATCTACCCTAAATGGAGCATTTGCTGCTGTCTGAGAGCCAACCCAAATTCTATATGTGGCATCGCTTGCACTTAATTTAACAATTGATGCCAGTGTTCCACTTGTATCACCTACTGTAAGATTACCGTTGCTTTCAAGTTTTGTATTGCTACTATAGATAGATCCTGTTGTTTGAGCAGTTCCATCTATTGTCCATCCACCTATATAGCCCTTACGTGCATCAATCTTTCCATCTGCTGCTTGTATTGCTACTGTTTGTACACCAGCTGAATCATGTGCAAATAGTCCGCTTGGCTGCATAACAACTCTTCCAGCAGTTAAAGACCCAGCATATATACTTCCAGTAGTTACTTCTAAATTACCAGTAAACGTTCCACCTGTTGCATTTATTTTGCCAGTTGTATATAAATCTGATCCGTCCCAGTATAAAAATGATGTAGCGCTTCCAACCCTAAACTGACCAGTATTTAGCCAATAATTATGACCACGATTTGTTGTAGATTTATTTAATATGATTCCACTATAAGTTCCATCTACCTGAGATGGGGTAGTCGTCGTTGAAGTATTTATTGACTGTGATATGCCAGTGCCGATTTTAAATAAGTCAGCAGTTTTTCCACCAATAGATAAAATTGATCTTAGCTGTGCCCAAGCATCAGAAGGTGCAGTTGAATCAACGTATGGGCCCATAGTTTTTGTTACGGCAGTAGACCAACTGATTGCATTAAATGGACTTACCGCTGTAACTTGATAATAATATAATGTATTTGGAAGAGCGCCAGTTACAGTAAATCTAGTTGTAGCTTTTCCGTCAACTTTGCCATATTCCCATAAAGGATTTGTAGTGGTGGCTGGATTTTGAGTTGTCCACCTAATTGCATAGCCATTAGTATTTGAATCTGTGTTTGCTGTCCATGTTATTACTATGCCAGCATTAAATCCAGTTAAGTCTGCAGCATCCTGAACCATAGTTCCAGAAGTTGAGCCTGGTGCGGATGGCGCAGTTGTTGTGTCAACTTCTGCATTGAGTGGTGTTACTGGACCAGCAGTAGTTTCAGATATATTTGTATCAAGCCACCTATCTCTTGTTACAACCTTAACCCATCTTGGTGCAAAGTCTGGTGTATTTATAGACATACTGTTTGCTGTACCAACATAAACAATGTACTGTTCTCCAGCAAATGCACCAGTTAAGCTTTCATAAACTATTACATCTTCATGTTCACTTCCAGCCTGAAAATCAAACTTGACTCCATATGATTTAAGTCCTGGTGTCAAAACTAAATTCAATACTGGTTTTGTTAAATTAGGGATATCGAACGTGGTCTCAATCCACGGCGATAAATCTCCCTGTACTTCTGCACCAGTAGTTTCATCTTTATAAATATAAGCAGCCTGAAATCTATATTTTTTATATTTTACTAAAGGTAAATCAATTATTTTTGTGTAGGATGATGCACTTACAGACGATGCGGCTTTAATCGCATCTTCTGTCTTTATTTGTAAATCTGGAGGAAGTGATACTCCTCCGCCACCACCTAATGAATCCAACATTTAAAAATTAATTCCTAACCTATATTCGATATCCATTTCTTTGCCAAGCTCTTTAATTTGCGGGCTTGTTAATACTGATCTACTTATCATTCCATAATCTGTTCTAAATGAATCTTCATCATTAATTCTTAATCCATCAAACAAAACAACTGAATCTAAACCAGTATTTGCTTTAACTCCAACTGAAATTTTTTTAATATCTTTTGTAGGTGACCCAACGTTGTACCCTGTTGTGTCATCAACATCTATGTTATTGTATGGATATCTTAGGTTTATTTTAGAAAGCCTATTTTTAATTGAATCTCCTTGAAATCTAACTTCATAGTAGTCTGTGTCAGAACTGTACATTCTAATAAACACATAGTCTAAATTCAAATCTGTTTGTCTATAGGCCAAAGTTAAACTATCATTTGCGCTATATCCAGTAAGATCTATATCTGTTGTATAGGAGTATTCCTTGATTGCGCCATTTTCAGATGTTACGGACATCCAGTTGGTTCCTATAGGTGGAACTGGATCTGTTTCTGATTGTGCTGGAAGAGAAACCTCATCTAACCAAAATAAAGGATTTTCAAAAGTTGAAATAATTTGGCTTTGATAATCAGAGCTGCCAAAAGAAATAGATGGGAATATACCTACCTCATAAATATATCCAGCAACATCTACTGGCAAAGTTGCTTTATATACAACTGCATATGATGATACTCCAGTTGCTGCATCTGTCTGAATATCTGAACTTTCAATGGCAGCTCTTATTCTATAAAATTCAAAATCAAGTTGTGTATTATTAACGGATGCCTCTGAAGTTCCAATACCAATTGCAATATCTTTTGACTGGCCAGCGCCGACACCAGCTAAATACTGAGTAAGAAATCTTTTTCCAAATTTGGTAATTATGTTTTTATTTCTTGATATCTCTTTGCCGTCTTTATAAAATATATATGTTCCAGTCATATTTAAATTATTGTCCATAAACTTTAGCCCCCACTACCGATTCACCAACATGGTTTTTAACGTTAATTGTAAATCTAACAAAATCATTTCCATTGCCGTCACGAACTTTTTCCTTTTTTAATATAGTAATATCCGATAGATATGGAGCTTCTAAACCAGTAGGTTCATTTGGATCATCTGGACTATCTGGATCATCTGGGTCATCTGGGTCAGGTGCACCAACTCCACTTGATTTTCCCGTTAAAGTGTTACCAGGAACAACATTTACCAGATCAGATTTAAGTACGTCAATTAAAGGGTCGCCCTCAATTAAATTAAATTTGGCTGACCGTACTAGTTTACCAGCTGGAGTATTTTTGCTCATATTAACATTCTACCATTTCATTCAGTATAAATCGATCTAGCTTTGATGGATGTTGTGCCGTTCAAATCAGAGCTATTAGATACCTCTATAATAACATACTTGCCCACCGTTTGACCAGTGTCTTCTGACGAGTAAAAATTATTAGATGGGTATGATATTTCAACCACATCTCCTATTTTAAGAAGCGGATTAAAGAACGTCTCAATTGAAACAACTCTCTGCTGCTTTGACCATTGTTTTTTAATCCAATCATGTAAGGATTTTGCTTCACTTTCTTTTTGAAGCCACGTTGACTCAAATGCAATGCCTTGTTTTTTATCCTCTTCAGAAGCATTTATATCTACATACTCAAATGGGTCTTTTGGAAGCACGTAATTACCAACAACTATAAATCTTTTATCGGCACCGTCTGCAAGTTCTGTGAATGCGCCTGAGTTATTCATAACAAAAACATCCATGGAAAATGAATCTAATGATTCCCCAATTACAGTAACATTTGGATTTAAAATTGTTTGAGTATACTTTGGTGTTCCAGGGGAATAGTAATATCTGGTTTGAATTCTTCTTATTTCTCTTGCAACTGGACCAAATTCTTTAAGCCATACTGGAGAATCTGTTACATTTGCTTTACCGCTGAACACAAAATCTGAAAAATATTTTACAATTGCTGAGTTGGCACCAAGGTATCCTTGATATAAATTATATGATTGATTTTGAGTATATTCTGAATCAGATATTGGTTTAACATAAATATAATCATATGATACTGGACCTTGATATGAACATAAAGCAATTTTTTTTGTTATGGTTAATGGTGTTTTGTCATGTATAGCAAATGTAGTATTATTAAACATTATTTTAAATACTAAATTTCTTTCAGTACCATTTTTTATTGTTTCGTTTACTTTTATATCTACTCTATATAGCTCTCCGCCAGATATTCCAGTTATAGCAGATTTTCCAGAATTTGTCTGAGTGTCGCTCATTTCTACAAGTTTACCAGCAACAATCTTATACATAGTTATATCTCTATAATTTTTATCCTTGGTAACATTTTGACTAGTATTTATACATAAAAAGTATCCACTAGTATTATCTTCATTTAAGCAAAAAGCAATTCCACCCTTTGTTCTTTGTTCTGCAGTATCTTGACCAGATGCAGTTTTTAATAGAGGAAAATACATGCTAGTCCCAATTACAAAATTTTTGCTAGCAAATGATCCTTGATCATTTGTATAATTATTTACTGGCCCGTTAGTAAAGTCTTGTTCTATTGTATTTGGAGACACCATAGTTAATAAATTGTTATCTGTATATATAGTTGTTACTACACCGTCCTTATCAGTTGATTGCGCTGAAACAGTATTAGGTGCAAATATAGTCATCATAGATCTTGGAACATCTTGCGAAAAGTTTTCTGACCACTGATTATTTTTAGCTGGTATGGTGTCTAACGTAAACTTAGTATTGTTTAAAGAAGACGTACCAGACTTAGTATCTAAAATTCTTCCAGACCACTCAAGCTTCAATTTTTCAGTATTTACTTCATGTGCTATTGGAGCTGGTAGGACACCAAATGCATTTCTTGTTTTAATTCTATACTGAGAGTCTGGTGCAAATGTATTTGGCTTGGAAAGTCCCTCAAACTTGCTTATATCTGAATCACTTGTTATCCAAACATATTTTAATCCAGATTCATCTACTGGCATGTAGTGAAACTTAATTGCATCATATTCTATTATTTCTTGATTTATTACAAGGTATCCAGAATATGCATTTAACTTTGTTGCATACCCGTCGATAACAATTGGCTGAAGTGTGACTACGCCAAGAGGTGCAGCTCCAGTTCCATTTAAATCTGGCTCAGGTGTTGCAGATGCTGGTAATGAATTTATAAGTGCAGCTGCACCCAAAATCATTACTGGTGCATCATATAAGTCATCAGCATTTTTTCCAGCATATGAAGAAGATAATCTTGGAGTATATGATATTTTAACTGTTTTTACAGATGGAACATCTGAAGAATTCATTGCTATTATGTTAGATAGATTGAGTCCCTTATTGTCGTATCTAAATTTAAAATCTGACGTTCTATTTTTAAATATATACTCTCTGGTATAAAACTGTAAAATATTGTTCTCATCAAAAGTTGCAATCATCTGAGTATCTTTACAAAGATCTTGAATGTGTTGCCAAACGGTTTTAGCATTATCCGTGTACCAATAGTATGGTCGAATACTAGATGTATCTGGATCAGCCTTATTAAAGTTATAGTTTGTAAATCCTACTGAATCAAGAAGTCTTCTAACTATAGACTGAGAGGATGATTCCTGTATAACTATATCTGGAGGGAATATTTCCTGTAATTCTTTAGCCCCATCTAATGCTTGGGCGGAAACATTTCCAAATTCATCAATACTATATTCTGATAAAAAATATATTCCTTGTTTTATATTTTCAGATCCTATTTGAAAAAATGGCCTAATAATAATATCTTTATAAAAGTTTGTTTTTGTAGTATCAAATGCATAAGTTTTGTCATAAGAGAAACAAGATTTATCAAAAAAATTAAACGAGTAATCAGAATAGTTTGAGGTTACGTTGCCCACTGGTAATAGTCCATCAGCTTCATCTGACGCATTTTTTGTTATATTAAATGACACTAGGTTGTCAGATATATCTTTAACATATCTTCCAGACATTTCAATTATTCCGATATAGCCGTTAGCAACTGTTACTGTATTGATCTGAAGAGATAGTTTGCTTATATTTATTGGTGACGACGGTGATATAAATTCTGTAGTAGTCCAACTTGTTCCATTATAATATAAGTTTAAAATACCATCTGATGGTATAGATACTGTTGCATTTGATGCAATTGTTAATTCACCGCCAGATATTTGAGTAGCTTTTATAGACCATGTTGCTGGAAGTCCGTGTGATGATTCAAATTTAATGGTTACCTTATTAATTGCGGCTGTCTTTGCTGCTGGATAATTAACACTAATTATACAATTAGATAGTGATGTTCCAGATGCTTTTGGTGTTACCCAATATTTATAAGCTGTTTTAATTCCAGGCAAATACATGCGTGTAGTATAAGCTTTATCTGCAGAATATGTAATTGTTTTAGATGCAGATGGGTCGCCAAGAATAAAATATTGAATACCAGACCCTTGTGGTCGTCTTGGATTAATTATTGATGCGATTGGAAATAACTTTGTGAATGGTTTATACGTTGATCCATCACTAGCTGTTTTTGCAACTTCTAGGTCACCTTCAGGTTTTGCATCTGTTCCATTTGGACCACGTACTGTAACACCATCAATTAAATCATTCATATTGTATTCAAGCCAACATTTTGGCGTCATGCTAATTGATGCAGATTGATTAATAGTATCTAATGTTGTCTGTGTTACATTAATCATTAGATTTCTTCCAGAGATATATCAACGTTCCAAAATTCTTGTGGGTCTAGTCCACTTTCCATCTTTACATTTCTTCTAATAACATTAAATGAGGCAGACTGAAAGAAGGCTGTAAATATCTCATCTCTAGCAGAGACTCCGTTGTAAGATACTTTTACCTTAAAAGAACCCTTTCCTTTATTTAAATAAAAGGTTTTAAGATCTTGAGCTCCCATTCCACCATCTATTGTCATAGAAGAAAATGATGGAATCATGCTCCATGAGGTGCTAATAGTTTTTTTATCAGCAATATGAATTTTTCTTAATGAGCCATTTGCCATTCTTGCTGTTTGCTCATGCCTATATATATCTGTAGAAATAGCTGACCTATTATGCTCAGACAACTTTGTCCATGTTGGTGTACTAGTTGTTGAGGTATCAATAAACAATGCTGATCCTACTGGTAGTGTTAAGCTCATGTATTAATCCTCACGTTTTTAGAAGTTCCTACCATTTTAGCATTAGTTTTTATGCTATCCTGTAGGAACTCATAGGCTGCAACCTTTGCCTTCATTACTAATTGATCTTCATTCATTCCAGGCGCAGCATGAATATGTTGTGTATATTGAATTGTTGTTCCAGAGTGTTGCTGGGCGCTTCCCATTTGAAGTGCGGCTTTATTTACATCATATCTTGGAGAGCTAAATGGTATCTTTGCTAGGTTAGGAATAATCATTCCTCCAAACGCCATTTCTGGGCCACGGTCTCCAACAATTGTAGGGATGTTTGGATCTAGCTTCATTGTTCCGTATCCAGCTTTTTCTATATTCCAAGTATTATACTGTCCCTCTCCAGTTACTCTCCACTTTTTACCATTTTTATCTAGGAACTCAAGTCCCTTTCTAATTTGACCAGTCTGAATTCCAGCAGCATTTAGGTTGCCAGTACCTACTGTTGGATTTTTTGTGCTTGGGCTTATAGCAAAAGATATAGACTTCAAAGCTTGACCGTTCTTATCTACATTAGGACCAAGGTCAACTTTTTTACCATTGATAATTATGTCTCCGCTGCCCATTGTAATTCCCTTTGAAGAAAGTGCGCTAGTAACTGCGTCAATCGGCTTACCCATCAATTTGAGAGCCTCAGATGCAACATCTACACCCTTTAAATCTCCCTTAATTACACCAGCAGCCTTGCCAGTTGTAAGGAGACTTGATGCATCCCCCTTGCCAGCCTTTGAATCCTTAATATACTGATCTACAGTTTTGCCAGCAGCTATTGCATTCAAAACAAGTGTGGTCATTGCTTTATTAAAATCTTCTATCTTCTGTTTTTGTGTAGCAATCTTTTCACCAAGTTTACCTAGATTTTCTGAAGCTAACGCAGCATTATCTGCAAGTTTTTCATTTGCTGAGTTTATTGCATCCATCTTTGCTTGAAGAGGTTTATTAGCGGCATCTCTAGCATTTTCGATAGCAGCTCTTTGAGAGTTGTACTGCATTGTACTCTGTATGCCCTTCATATCAAGGGACAACTGCTGTGCTTCTGCGGTATTGCCTGTGGCTACTGCTGCTTCATATGCAGCCTTTTTCTTTTCAAGTTCTCTAGCTAAATCTGATTCTTGTTTTGCAGCATCAAGAGCTTTTAATCTAGCATCAGCAAGTTTATTATTTGCATCTATTTGCTTTTGTAGAGCTCTTAGCTGATCTCTTGTGCTAATTTGCTGAGCAACAGACTGACCCCTTGCTGCCTTTTGTAAAGCCTTATATTGATTTTCTAATTTACCAAGATAAGCGTATTGTTCTTTTAAAATACCAGTTTCATTTTGTTTTGCAATAGTAGCACTTGCAACATCAGCTACTCTAGATAATGCAGCCACTGCTTCTGATCCAAGATTTGCAAGGTTGCCAGTAAATCCTTTAGCAGCTAGATTCATTTTTTGCCATAGGCTTACTAGTGTATCGGCTGGATTAATAACCTTTTTAAGTGCTGGATTTTGTTTGATCATTTCTTCTCTGGTGGCTTGAGTTAATTTAACCTTTGATGCCTCAAGATTATTTAATCTTTGTAACATTTTTTCTTGTGCTTCGTACTCTGTAAGAATCTTAGTATTACCAGTCTTGTCAGCCTTTGCTGCTTTTTTACTACGATCAATTAAATCTTGGATGCCAGTATCAATTGCTGTCAATCCTGTATTTACTTGGTTTGCGCCTTCTCTTCCACCTTCTGACGCAGCAGTCTTATATCTAGATACAGCTCTAGCAGCAGCATCTTGCTTTGTTTCAATTCTATTAAATCCAGCATTTTGAATTGTATAGCTAGATGCAGTTAAAGCTTTATTAGAAACTTTAAACATTGCCCAGATTTTCTTTGTTGCTTCTTCTGCTGAAAGACCAGCAGCCATTAGTTGAACCTTTAAATCTTCTGCAAGTTTTTTAGTATTCTTTTCTCCCTTTGTTTGATTAATTAATTTAATTTGATCACTGTATGTTTCTTTAACTTCTTTTCTAAGCTTCTTATATTCTTCAATTGTCATTTTAATTGGGGTGCCAGCATTTTGCATGCTTTCGTATAGCAGTTGATTTTTTTCTCTTAAAGCTTGAATATTTGCAGCAGTCTCTGCTAGTTTACTGCTATAGTCTGTATACTTAAGCCCAGCTTTCTTTGCTGCCTCTGATGTAAGTCCATACTGTAGCATTCCAATTCTTAAATGCTCATTATGATCTTTCCATCTTTTATTTGCAATAATCAGTGCTGTGGCACCTATTCCAACTGCAAGATTTAAACGTGTAAGCGCCTTAAGTCCAAATCCAGCAAGTCTAGCAAATTTGCTTGTACTTCCAGATAGAGATTCAAGTTTACTTCCATACGATGTTAAGTTTCTTAAATCTTTACCATTAACAGAAACCCCTTCAACTGCTTTTGTTGCTCCTATTGGTGCAGTCCATTTACCCTTAGAGGTAATAGGTGCCTTAGATCCGCCACCGCCCATTGAACCCATTCCAAGCATAGAGCCAAGCATTGCTCCAATCATCTCACCGCCAGGGATACCGCTCATCTTTCCAAGTGTTTGACCGCCAAACATTCCAAGCATTTGCATCATCATTAGCTTAATCATTCCTCCAGCATTATATCCATTTGGAATAATGCCACCAGAATTTCTTGGCACAAATATTTCTGGTCCATTTTCGCCAACAATATATGGTTTATTTCCAGATACTGGTCCGCCCATCTCTCTACCCTCAAGCTTAAAAATTAATTGTTTTAATGAATCTGTTAATGGGGTTTCTTTCTTTGACTCCCAATTGACATACTTCTTTTTAAGTATGTCTCTATCTATGTCAGATAGCCTTCTACGAGCCTCTGGAGCCGATAAGAGAGACGATGCGGCAGACCTTATAACAGAGTCTAGAACGCTTGGTTCTAAGGCCTTTATTAGGCTTCCAGCGGCGTTCTTAGTATATCCATATGGCATCTCTTTAGCTAATTCTGCTGCAAATTTATCATACAAGAAATTTTGAGCCCTCTTTGTTAAACCACTCTTGCCAAATAATTTTTCGCCCATTCCAATTGTTAATGAGTTTACGCCCCATGGAGCTGACTGATACATGCCTGGCTTTGGCTCTCCAGTTGGTCCAAATCCAGCACCAATTCTAAACATTGCTCTACCTTTTGTTACATTTCCAATTAAACCACCAATTGCAAATCCATTTGCTGCTGTTTTAAATGCAGCATCTGATAAGCTAACAGAATGACCTGATTGTCTACGCTTAAGTTCATCTGCAGCTAACAATTTTGCAATTGCTGCTGGAGTCATAGGCTTGGCTTCTGAAACCTTTACAGATGAATGAATACCGTGAAGTTCTCTCCAATTTACAGATCTTGCATCAGATAATCTTTTTATCATTGCGTTATAAATTACTTTTTCTTCTGCATTTAAATCAAAAGAAGAAATTGTTTGTTTTAATTTTGGAAGTGCTTTGTCTATTTCTTTTATCATTCTGTCATGATATTGATCTGCAGTCATACTCTTTGGTACATCGACTGTTGCCTCGGCAAAGAATTTTTTAGCACCACCCTTTACACCAAGCAAATTAATAACAGCCTGATCTTTCATTGAAGGCATAGTTGCAGAGTAATCTCTTAATCCAGAAGCAGCGCTAAATACACCAGCTGGTCCAACATCGGCCAAAATATCTCCAGAAAGATTTCCTTTGGCTAAATCTTTATCTCCACGCAATGCAGAGGCAACTAACTGTTTAAAATATTGATCTGTTGTAAATTTTCCATCTTGCTTTGCAAAGGCTTCATCATATTTAGATTCAAGAGCAAGTAGTCTTCTTTTACCCATTGGGTCTGTTGGGTCATTTATTACAACAACTTTTTGTTTTGGAGATTTTAGTCCGTGGACATCACGAGCAATTTGTGTTGCTCTTAGTTCTGCTAGAGCAGCCTTTTCATCAAGAACTGGCTTTACAAATACTTTATCTCCACCCTTTGAATATATACCACCAATTCCTGGAACTGGGAAGCTTCTCCCAGATGTAGGCTCAAGCAAATCATCATATTGAGTTACTGGCTTATGTGCAAATCTTGATTCTGCAACAGCAGCACTTGCTTTCTCCATTGCAATTTTCATAGCTCTTTGCTGTTCAACTTGTTTAATTGCTCTAGGCATTCCTAAAAATAGTCTGCCTACTCCACCACCGCCAAATAATTTTTGTGCAAATATTTGTCCACCACTATTTGCTGCACGTTCAAGGTGTGCAAATCCAAGAGCTCTAGATGCTGCTCCCCTTCTCATAAGTTTAAATAAACTTGGGAGTGAAATTATTCCTTTACTTCTATCTAAAATTGCTTGAGGTACAGTTGTTCCAAATCTTTTTAGCCAAGCATTATCTTGTAGCTTAATAGCTTTATCTGTCATTAGTACTTCGTCTGGGAAGTAAGAGAAAGATCTTTGTCCCTTAATCATTAATGCTCTTCTTACATCATTAGCGGCTAGATTTAAATCGGCTTCTCCCCAAAATGCTTGTCCAAAGTTACCAGCAGCCTTATAACCCCATTTTGCATCTGGGCTTGTATGTGTACTGTGTAAGTTTGTAGCTGATACCTTGCCGTATTTATCAATTACCCAATTACCATTCTTTGATTCAAATCCTAAATCTTTAAATAGCCTATCTACAAAATCTTTACCGCCAAATTTATCTGGATTATTTCTTATATGATCAAGCATTTCTGCAGTAGGTCTAGCATCACTTGCACCTATTCTTGCAGCCGCATTGGTATTAAGTTGTCTACGCTTTAATGGCTCTAGTCCAGCATTTGCATCTTTTACAATTTTAACTGCTTTTACAAATTGCTTTTCTCTTATCTTTCTCCAAGCATTTTTATCTATAGTACCATTTTCAGTCATTGCGCCTTTAGGTTTAGGCAGCATAGCCTCTTCATAATTTTGTGTAGCTATTCTAACAGCATCATCAATTGCAATTCCTTTATTATTTAATACTGTTGCATCATGCATTATACTTCTATGCTGTAGTTCTTTTTGCCATCCACCATTTTGCATTGCATTTTGATATCTTTCTTGTAAACGAAGAATTTTTTTCCATGTTGTCCAATCTGGATTTCCACCAGACTCCAAACCAAATCCAGTTTTTCCAGGACCTCCATTTAGCGCATACATCAATGGCATATTTTTTTGTGCAATGTCTGCAGGAACAACTGCTTCTCCTGGAGTCAATACGACAGGTACGTTTCCTCCAGAATTTCTATATACTGGTCTTCCACCAAGTAAATCTTGAATTATTGGCATGTTTGCCTGTGTACCAGCTTTATTTATTACAAACGATCCAGCCTCTGCTGTTGTATGATACGTGTCAGTATTTCCAGTTCCTGGAACAATTCCACCCTTTGCAAGCTTAGGCTTTGTTGTTTGAATATTATATCCAGCTCCAGAAGTTCTAACGCCACCAAGCGCTCTTGCAATTCTATCTGCTATTTCTTTTGTTGTTCCCTTATGAAACATTTCTTTCATGTTTGACTTGCCAGTAACTGGATCAACAACTGGCTGTGATGTTAATGGTACTGTAGTTAAATTTGCAACTCTTCCCATAGATGCGGCAGTCATGCTTGCTGTCTCTGCAAGCATCGCTTCTACTGTTGCGTTGAGCTGAATTATTTTTGCTCTTGCCTGATCTACTGTTATTTTATTTGCTTGAACTTCAGCAACTATAGCCTGAACTTCTCTTGCAGCCAAATCTGTTATTTCAGAGAACTGAGGAAGTAGGGCCTGATATGCATCTGTTAAACTAGAAGTCACTGTTCCAGTTGCCATTACTTCTGTCTTAAGGGCTTTTATTTCTGCTTCTGACTGCATGGCAATTGCAGCTGTCATCGCATGCCACTTAGCAGCCTCCTGGGCAACAATTCCAGTAGATGTGCCATTAATCGATGTGACTCCAGGAATTTTTGGCATATCGTCGCTCATATATGCCTGTGGATTTTTACCAATTCTAATATTTACTGGCTTTGAACCTGGAACTGTTCCAAAAATTGTTCCCATCTGTGCAATTCCAGAAGGAATTAAATGCGACATGTCTCTTGAGTGTGGTTTACCTACAAGTGGATTATCTTTATCTACAACTCTTCCACCAGCGCTACCTGCTGCAAGCACTGTTCCAGCAACCGTTGATATCGCAGGTTGAACTGCAACCTTTGCTGAATTTGCTTTTGTTTCTAAATCTGCTAAAGATTGTGTAAGAGTATTTACAGCATTTGATAATACTATTGTTGCTTCTGAGTCAGAATAAAATGTTGTTGCAAGTCCTTTAGCGGCAGCATCTGCAGCAATAATCTCTGGAGTTAATAACTTAAATCCTTGTCCGCCCTTAGCTATTTGGCGAAGATGAAATATTCCTTTGATTACATATCCAATAAAGTTGCCCATAACACCAGTAAGCATGATGAGTGGACCTGCAATTGCTGTGAGTCCGCCAAGTGCATTTAAAAATGTTTTAACTGGACCAGGAAGATTTTCAAAAAACTTAATAATTCCATCAACAACCTTTAATACTTTTGTGCTTACTTTTAAGAACTGTTCGCCAGCTTGAGCAAGATCAGCTTGAACTGTAGCCCAGGCTCTCTTAAATTGACCAGATGCTGACTCTGTCATCATCTTTAATTCTCGTTCTGATATGCTAGCTAAATCAGATACACTAGCTTTCATTAAGTCCATAACCTGCAATGTTTGAGATCCAGATTTACCAAGGTTTTCAAAAAGTGCAGACATTCTTGCATATTGAAACTTTCCAAATAGCTGTTCAATTGCTCTTGACTTCTGCAATGGGTTTAGTTGATCCAACGCAGATTGTAAATCAAGAATTGTTTGTGTTAAATTTCCAGCATTTGACGAAACAATTTGTTCAAGGTTAATTCCAAATCCAGTAAACATTTCTTTAGCAACTTTTGTTGGATTGATGAGTGAAGCCATTGCTGACTTAATAGCATTTGCACCTTCTGAGGCATTTACTCCACCTTCTTTCATTGCTGTAAGATAAAGGGCTAAGTCTTTTACATCCCCACCAAGAGACTTAACAACTGGACCAGCTTTTGGAATTGCTTCAACTAAATCTGCAAGGCTTGTTGATGTTTGGTTTTCAACTGCGTTAAGGAAGTCAATAGACTCTGTTAGCTGATCTGTATTTTGTTTAAATGCATTTTGAATAGCAAGTGTTGCCTTCATTGCATCTTGTCGCTCTACTTCTCCAAGCACTGCAAGTCTAGATGTTTGTCTTGTTGCTTCTAGCAGCGCATTGCCTTGCTGACCAGTTGCTGCGAGGTCAGCAGCAAGAGCGATAGTATCTTTATAAGCAACACCATATGAACTTGCTATCTCTTTTGCTGTAGCAGAAACATCTTTTCTTACTTTTGCAAGATCTTGTGAGGATACTGCAGCGAGACCTCCATAAACTTTTGTTAATCTTACAAGTTCTTGATCTGCTTCTCTAAATGCTTTTTGTGCTGCAGCTCCAAATGCAACAAGAGGAACTGTTAGACCAACTGTTAATTGTCGACCAGCCCACTGTGTATTTTTACCCCAGTTAATTAATTGATTTGATCCATCAAGCATTACCTTGTTCATAATCGCAGCTTCTTGTCTTGCGATTGCCATCTTGTTTTTTACTTCGTCAAGGCCCTTTGCAACCATAATATTGTATTGCATTATTCCCTGTGCATTTTTACCAACAGGTTGTACTATGGCTTGCTGTAGCATGACCTGCTGTTTAGCAAGATCTCTAATTAATGTGCTTGTTTTTTTAGTGTGGCCGTTCCAAGCGTTATAATATTCGTTTAGCTTAAGACGGCCACGATCTAAATTTTTACCAAACTTTTCTACATCTGATGATAGAGAAACAAAGTGTGAAGAAAATTGCCCAGTAGATCTCATTGTTTCCGCAAATGATTTATTCATTACGGCAATTTGATTTGCTAGCTTAGAGTTTGTTCCAGCTGTTGTTTCTTGCAGTTTTATGAGTTGGGCAGTAGTTGCAGCTAGCTGTGTTCGTAAACTGCTAAAATCTGCATTGGCGGTAATGTTGGTCGTGATCAAATTATCTGCCATGTATATATGTTACTCCCTGCGGTATCCTAATCCTGCTCCGATACCAAATCCAGCTTCCGCTGCAAACTCTCCTTGAAGTGATGCAACATCATCTGCTGATGCCGTTATTCCAAGGGCCCTTCTTCTTATATCTTCAAATGAAGACTTAGCCTCATCTGTATTATCTTCATTTAAATCAATGCCTTGTATTGATGCCAGGAATTTTCTTTTCTCTGATTCAGTTTTTTGCATTGATTTAATTGTCTGGATAAGCTCTGGCATTGAAAGATTTTCTTCTATTTCTTCGTAATTTTTCCAATTACCTAAAAGAAAAACTTCTCCTTCTAAAGCGGCTAGATCTAGTTCTGTCCAGCCAGTACTGCTGCCGCTAGAAGGTTTGGGTCGTCCATCTTAATTCCACCGCATACTTCAAGAATACGATTAATTGTTGGGACATCTAATGTGTCTTCAAATGCATCTTTATCTGCTACAAGATCTGGTAGCTGTTTACGTAAAGCAATTCCACATGCTTCAATAAGGATTGTTAGTGTTTCGTCTTCTGTTTTTACTTCTTGCGTCTTTTCAATTACCTTCATAAAATCACGAAGCTCTTTAATTGTTAAAGGCTTGAGTTTTACGACTGAACCATTTTGTAGTTGAATTTCTTCAACATCATATACTGTAGTTGCCAATTTATCCTCCTAGGATTTTGTCTTAATTATTGTATCATATACAAAATACAAGGGCAATAGAAAGCCCCCTAATTTCTTAGGGGGCATCTATTAATTAAATTATTTTAATTAGACTGTCAAAACACGGTCTACGATGAAACCGTATTCCTGACCAGCGTTTGCTGAGTCACCTGATGGAAGCAAACGGAATGTAACTGGGAATGTTGATGCTGCGTTACGAGCCAAAGAGAACTGTGACTGCTGTACAGAAAGAACACGACGTGCATAATATACACGCTCAGTTGCTGTTGCCTCTGATGTTGGTGCCTGACCTACTGCAATAAGCTGACGCTCTGTTGGAGCCTCACCAAGTGCACCACCAGCAAGACCGAGTTTGTCTGTTGCTGTTAGTCCTGTTCCTGATGATGCCAATGTTGTTGAGCGCTGACCAAATACAGCTAGAACGTTCTCAAGAGTACCTTCTGCCATTTCTGTTGCGATCATAACTTCCATTGACTCCTTGAAGAGCTTTGCTGTATCAAGAAGCTGATCTACTGTTACTGAACCGTATGATGGGTTGTATGTAACCTGAAGACCGTTATTTGTGTAACCTACGTTACGATATCCAAATGTACCAGCTGTCTGGTCGATATCATTAAGTGTTTTGGTAAAAGAGATACCAGACTCATAAGCGTAATCGCCCTGACCTGGTTCTGCATTTTGCACATAGTCTGAATCGGTTACGTCAATGTTTGAAATAAACAATGGTGACGCACCAACAAGAATATTTTTAGCATTACCTACGTTTTGTGCCATGTTGTAAAACCTCCTGTTAAATAAATAAATATATATATATTGATTTTTTCAAATCAAAAGCTGGCTAGGCCCTTTTCCTCTATGTCTAATTTTAGAGCACAATACTCTAAAAAGCAACTTAGGCGAAGCGTCCTAGTCGATCAGTAATTCTTGAATATTTTACCTCAATCATTACATCTGTTGATAGGAACCCCTGGAGCTCTTGGGAGGGCTCTGTTGGGGTAGTTTCGATAACCATAGTATTATGGAATATGATTTTATTTGTATTTCTTGATAAGTTTAAGTCTCTTGCCGAATCGTCCATTCTTCTAAATACGTCTAGCATAAGGTTTCTAATGGCATTAATTTCTGAGACATCTGTTGAATATATTGTAAATAAAAGCTTCTCGCAGCATATTAGCCAGTTGTCCTCATATGTCATTCCTACCTTATCGTAGACGATATGAGTCTTCCCGCTCAAAAATTGATTAAGCTCTGGTGATTGCTGGACTGGAATAATTGGAATTATCTCGTTCCCAGTATTTTCAATATAATAATCTGAAGACTTAACTAGTTTATTAAGTACTAGCTCTTCCCAGAGGTGCCTTCTTATTTCATACATAGCGTCTATGTTATAGTCGATTGTCATAGTGCTCCTCCAAATGATGTTGTTAATGCTGCCTCTGCTTGAAGCCTTACTGCATTTGCAGAGAATGAATATTTAACTTTCTTTATATCTGATGGCAACTTCATAGCCTTTACCATCTTTGAATTAAATATAGACTGAAAGCCAGAATTTTTAATTGCAGAGCTTACAAGCGGTCCAGAAAAATATTGACTATATGCCAATACAAATTGGTTTCTGGATGCTGTTCCGCCTGGTCTTTTTACCATGACAGAAGATCCTTTTGGCATGAATACTGGGATACCATCTATTTCAAATACAAGTCTTTCTGCAGACTTTGGTCTAATTACAATAGGCATTCCTTCTTCCATAACTGAAGCCTTATTGGCAAAAATATATTTCTTTCTTTGCTTTTTATTTTTTGATGGCACGGATGTCTTTGATAGCTTGTACTCAAAATCTAATTTAAATGAAAGTCCTGGACCGTCTAGCTGTCTTAACTTAAAAAGTCTTGCTTTTTGATCACCAGTTTTATTCCACTCATAAACATGATGAAGAGACTTTGGCTTTATTCTTGCCTTTGAGTCTACATACTCACCGAACTCCTTATCTATCTGAGTAAATATTGTTTTCTTAAATAGTCTTTGAAATGCAGCATTTGCTTCTAGCTTAGCAAGGACATTTGATTGGTAATATAGGAATGCAGATATCTGTGCAACACTACTATCTTTTATTACTCCAGAAGACTTTGCTCCGACCATCAGTCTTTCAAGACCGCTGGCAGCTTGAAGGAGAGCTACGTTAGATTCCAATTTGCTGATTCTCCGACCTAAAGGCTATAGAGTTATAAGCCAATATATTTCCGAATGGATCTGTAATAGGTGTAGAGCTAGCTATCTCAAAAACAGTTGGTGTCTGTGTAGGCCAATTTAATTCTTTCCAAATAACATTGCCAGAAGAATCTCTAATGTTAGTGACCTTTTCTCTGTATGTTATTTGCTCAGATGTCCTAATTTCAATTACTTGCTCATTTGAATACTTTGAACCCATGCTTTGTTTATCTCCAGATCGTGCAGTAGATGACTTTGAGATAGTTCCTGTGGCTGTGCATGGCATAGTTTTTGAATACGACCACTGTTTCTTTATGGCCCCAGTAAGCTCGTCTTGCTCATCCTCTTGAACATATATGTCAAGATCCATGGTCATTAATGAATCTACTAGGCCGTTCATATTATATAACTACCATTGAATTTATGACATAAGGGTAAAGTAACTGATCGGCGTAAGCATTTCCAGTTCCTTTATATGCATCTGATGCATATTCAAACTGCCAATCAAATGTCTTAATTGTCTTAAGATATTTGTTTGTCCAAATTCTATCTTTAGAGAAATAGTCTCCTATTAATTGAATAGCGGCTTGTTCTACATTGTCTGGGACTTCAGCCCAACCAAACTTACCCTGAACTCTGTATTTAACATCTTTAATAAAAGCTCCATTATATGAGTCATTAATTGATGGTGGTACCATTCCATTTGCTGTATATACGCTATTGTCTAGCGAGTTAGCTCTATCTACTCTTAATCCAAATCCAGTCTCAGAAACAATAGGTGCAAACATCCAATTATTTATACTATTAATATTGTCTATCAGTAGAATATCATTTGCGTACAATTCATGTATTCTGTCTATTTTAAATGGCAGTGGCAGTATATCTGATCCAGACCCAATAACTGTTTCTGTACCATCGTATAAATAAAAGCGTTGCCCAGTGTAATTCTCAATTACTTTTCTGGCAAACTTTTCAGCCATTATTAATTCATGATAGCTCTTATACATTGGGTCTGATTGATCTGTGCCAAGACCAAGGTCTTGAACGACTTCAGCTAAAGAAGCATATGGTGTCACTACATCTACAAATGTTTCATGAAGAATTTCGTTAGAATCTACAGAGTATTTCCAAATTAGCTTTAAATTTTTGTTTCTACTTGTTAAAGCATATGGTATATTGATTTGGTATGAACCATAATCAACCTCTGATTTGTATGCTACTAAATCTTCTTCAACTGGCACTAGTGGACTAATTGATGGGACGATTGCTGGGTCCTGTGTTATATCATAAATATCAACCAGAACATCGCTATCGGCATCGACTATTGTCCCGCCCCAAAATATTTTTGTTGATGCTGGGGCGCTACTATTTTTATATACTTCTGCCATTTATAATGTTAACGCTTAGTGATAGAAGTCTTGAACTTCCTTTGGTGTCGCTAAACGAAAACCCTCCTCTTTATCAAAGATTTTCTGAGCATCTTCTTCTGACATTGCTACAAACGGGTGATCCTTTGTAAATGTATGTTTTAGGATATCGTATCTAGCATTTGCTCTTGTCATTCTTACGAGTACTGAGTCTTTAAGATCAACAGACTTTGGATCAAACTTTGGAAGTATTTCAATTTCTTCTGTATTGTCTTCTATATCCTGCATTGTCTTTTGATATACAGACCATGTTACGCCTTCTTCTGAAAGAGCGGCAATAATGTCTTTCTTACTTTTTAGACCTTCTGTATCAACAGCAAATTCTGTTGCAATAGCTCTTAGTTCTGCTACCTTTAATGTGTCAAACGACATATTATTTTCTCCTTTTTCTAGGTTCTTTAATTATAGCATTGTTAAATTTAAATGAAAAGCCCCCAAAATTAATTGGGGGCCTTTCGGTAGTTTAATTCTTAATTAATTAAGAAGCAACCTTAACGTTCTTTACGACTACCCAAGCATCTGCTTGCTCGATTTGAACACCAACACGAGTATACATTGTGTACTCGATTGAGTCCTTGCGAGGCCAGAAGAAGCGGTAAACAGTTACGTCACGCTTGATACCAATAACTACGTTATTTGGGAATGTCAAGTGAACATCACCGTGTGAGCCTGTTGCGCCATCGTAATCACCTGTTTGTGTCTCAGGAAGAAGTGGAACTTCAACGATTGGAATACCGAATGCATATGGAGCAACGTATCCTGCTGGTCCACCAAGAACTGGAACGTCGCCACGAATGATACCTGAAGCGATATCCTGTGGTGTTACGTTCTGAATGTTCTGTGAGTTTGAGTACAAGTAGTCTTGGATAAGATTTGATCCAGACAAGAAGCGAAGGTCTGTACGACGCTGCTTGTACTTACGAGGCAAAGCCTTGAGAGCAGAGTTGAATACTGCACGATTTAGGCCCTGACCTTCTGCGTCAACAACGTGACCATAAGTCTTTGCCTTCTTTACAGCGCCATCAAATGACTTGTAAAGTGCGTCTCCTGTAAGAGAAGAGTCACCATTAAGAATAACATCTTCGATGTCATTTCCTGCTTGTGTTGCCATCATACGTGCAATATGATCTTCAAGATCTGCACCTTCGATGTTATCTTCTAGAGATTCAGTTGAAAGCTCCCAGTCCATGCGAAGCTTCTTTGTTGTGAGAGAGATCTTAGAGAATGTTACTCCGCTGTTAGTTGCGGTATTCTCGCCTTCTGATGCAAGCTTTACAAGCTTCTCACCAATAGACATACGATCAATTTCAGTTGTATCAGCTTTCATACGGACCGTACGTGCAACCTTACCAATTACGGTAGCGTCGAACATATAATCTAGAAATCTAGCTGATTGTTCTGGGTTAAGGAGACCACCATTTCCATTTTCGGAAGCTGTGTGTACTCCTGCACCACCAGTTGAAGAGCCAAAGCCAGTTGATACTGTTGTACCTGCTGCTGCGGCCTTTTCTAATAGTTCATTACTCATTTTTTTTTCACCTACCCTTAGTTTGAAAAGATTTCATTTACGGAACCGAGGAAAGAACCGTTCCATTTTGATTTTGATTGTCTTGCTATTCCTTCTGATCGGCCAAGATCTGAGGACTTCTTAATTGCTGTATCGCCTTCTACGGCATCTACACGCTTTTGAACACTATCAATAGTGCCCTTTATTTCTGACACAGCTGCACTAAGTGCGCTATGCTTTTCTGCCAACTCTGTAATTTGGCCATTGATGCTCTTGCTGAATGACTCTACAGTTTCTTTTATTTCTGAAACCTGTGCAGCATTAGCTTCTGTAGCCTTTACTAGAGTCTCCGAGAAAAATCCCTTAAGGTCGCCCAACATTTTTGCAAAATCAGGTTCATCAACCGTGACTTCTTTTGTTTCGGCTGCTTTTTCAACGGAGTCGGCAGGAGTTGTTTCGACTGATGCTGGTGCATCTTCTGAAACTACATCAGACTTTTCAATAGCTACTTCTGCTTCAGATACAACATCTTCTGCTTCTGTAACGACTGAATCTTCAGCAACTTCAACAGCTGCTTCAACGACTGATTCTGGTACAGCTGTTTCAACTGGAGCTTCGACTATTGCCTCTGCTTCTTTGTTAACATTAAGCTTTTCCATCTCATTACCTCCTTCTGCGTTTGCCTGTTTTGCAATTGTTTGTGTTTCAGGCAACGTCAATCTTGACTTCTTAAATGAATCAAGAATTTTATCTATTTCTTTTGATTTAGATGCGTCTGAACTTTCTACCCATCCAATTAATGTAGCTGGTTTACCAGATACTGGTGACTCAAATGTTTTTTCTGTCGACATAAAAACAGAATCACTTTCTTCGCAATAAAAAATATTTTCTGTAACAACTTCTGTAGCCATTCCCTTGTATACAACTTGTCCGTTCATCTTTTCAATAGAAAAAATATTACATAGCTGGTTTGCTGGTGAGTCTACAATTGATAGCTCTATGAGTTCATAATTTTTAATAAATCTTACTTGCTCGCCTGTAGATTTATTAATTTCGTTGTCTGCTTCTAAAATCTTTCCGCCTATTGAAAATCCTGATAGCGTTCCATCGAGAACTTTTTCCCATGTATCTTGTGCGCCTTTTGAAATATATGATGTAACATAAACTCCATTATAAAACTCTTTTGTTTTTTGATCATAATAAGTTTCTGGTCTAAAAGAAACTACCTTGCCAACTGCAAGTGGCTGATGCATCTCACGAAGATTTCCTCTAAACGATTCAAACGCCTTCATGCTTGCTTCTGCTGTAACAACATCGCCAGTTTGATCTACGTTGTCTAGTGTCGCAAAACCAGATACAGTTCTCTGTTCACGATTTACTTTCGTGAATGGTACTGATAGGTGTACGTTGTCGCCATTACTGGACCACAGGGCCTTTTCAATGTTCATATGGTTAATTTTATATTGTTATTTACTATAACGCAAATAGCAGTTGATTAAACTTATTTGACTTTTGGACCATCGCCTTTTGCATTTCGGCCTTCCCCATTTTTATCTGGGGCATTTTTAGCACGTTCCTGGTCTCTTGATCTATTCCCAGTAGACTTGGCATTTTGATCTGCTGCCTGCTGAGGCTTTAATTCTACTACTTCGTCTCCCCCATCAATAGGAACCATATTTTTTCTAATTCGAACTTCGTTTGGAGTTATGACCTGCATTCTCAAGTAAATTTCATCAATTTGGCTTTGAGTAATTTCATCAGTAAGGCTGAGTTCATTGAATTTTAATTCAACAACATCTGTCTTTTCTGCAATTAAATAATTAAGCTTTTTCTCAAGTCTATCCTGAGCTGGACGACAAACTTGCTCTTTAAATGTTTTATCAGCATCACGAGCAACTGCTAGATTTACACCCTCTGGCGTTCCAATTTTATTAATTGGGACACGGTGGGCCAAAAGGATTTCATCTCTATTTGTTTTACGATAAATATTAAATGATGACTCCTGCTCTCCTGCCTCAATTGGCTCCATCTTAAATTCAGTCTTTGAGTCTGGTGTGTCTGCTGGAAGAGGAATATATAGAGATCTGTGATTCTTTCCTTTAAGTCCAACCTGGAAAAATTCTAGAAGCTTTCTTTCTGATTCTGGTGAAAGTTTTGCTCCCTTAACTGTAATAATATATCTTGGTACCGCTTTATTTTCAAAGTAGTCAAGGTTATATCTTCCAGCAAATTCATTACCAGCTAGCGCTTGCTGAGCAGCAATAATATCTGGAACACCATAGTAGTTATTCATTGGTGTATATTTCTTCAAATGAATAATCTCATTTGGTCGATCTTCTTGTCCAGCAATTGGGCTTGGCGTTTCCATATCGCCAAAGTTTCTAAAGAAAACAGCCTTGCCGTAAAGAAGTTGTATGAAACCATCACGCAATCTTCTTACACGCATTGTCTTGGCTGGTATATGACCAATGTAGCCGATATCTCCAGCAACTGTACGACCAATCTCAATGTAACCATTACCAGTCGCCTCAAGGTCTGTATAGGCCTTTATGAGGGTCTCTGTAAAAGACTCTTCTTCGTTGCAATCATCTAGCCATAAATCAAGCTGTGTTTTAATTCTATTAATCTTTGCACGTGCTCTATCTAATTGTTTTTGATCAGTAATAGCATCCATTGCATCTTTTGTTTTTGGAGTTTCTGTAAATGTATATCCAAGACCAACAATATTTGAAACTTTTGCATTAATTGCAGCATAATTATATGTTGATATTTCATAAATCTTTGAAAGATATTCAAGGTTATAAGTTGGCTCGACAAGATCAAATAACGCATATCCGCTGATAGCTTGCTGCATTAGATTTTGCTGTGTGCCTACTCCAGAGGTACCAACAAAAGATTTTGAAAAATCTCTATTTACCTTGCGTCTAAATGTTGATCCAAGCCCACTTAATTTTTTAATTTCTTCTAGGCCAATATTAAATGGATCTTCATGCTCTGCTTCTTTTTTAAAAGAAAACCAATCTGCAGAATTAGATATATCTATTGTATTTGAGTCTTCTGACTCATCTTCTATAAATTCAGCTCTCATTGAACTTTTCCATTTCTTAAAATTGAATCTTTATAGACGCCAATATCTAACGGATCTGGTGTAAGACCCCACTTAAGCCTTTCATTTTGATGTTCAAACTCTTCATCATCAATTTTGCGTCTTCCTGCTAAAAACTTAGGTTGTCCTACATCTATTCCATACGAACGGACTTCTCTTGCAAGTGCGTCAATTCTAGAACGATTGCCTTTCTTTGAAGTTATCGATAAGAAATTTCCATCGTCATCACCAATCCATCTTCCATCTGGCATTTCCCAGACATATATTCCAAGGGTTGTTTCCTCGATGATCTGACTTTTCTGATTCAATATGTTCATATAGTACTAATTCTACCATTCTTTAATATCAAAGTCCAGATTTTGTCTTAGACATTTACAATATTTTATATATTTGTCCCAATAGGGTCCCTAGTTATAAGAAAAAACGGCAAATTGTCTGTTCCTGTGTTTTTTTCTACTAAAGTAATCCCTGTATCTTCTACTGATATCATGCCCAGCCCTATATATTTGGAATAATGATTATTCACCATATCTGATGTAAGCTGATGGTCGTATATTGCCAGGTTATTGTACATTGTTCCAGTACCCCATGACAAGCCGTCTTGACTTTCATTAATACGCATATCTGTACTTGCAGACTCATTCAAAATAATAACTACGTGGTGCTGGATCCCTTCGGCAAAAAACTCATTTATATTTGTAGCGTCGGACACGTTTACATTATTAACATAAATGGCGTCTATTCCAGTTTTAAGTATTAGCCCAGACGAGTCCCAAGACAATGACTCATTATTAGTCGAAAGTAGCACACATGGTCCAGAACCTGGTGTAAAAAACATTTCTACAGACATTATATTCATTTCAGAATTTATGCTAAATCCATGACCATCATACATCCTTAATCCATTATTACTGTTGTAGGATAGCACACGAGAATTACTTTTTGGTAGACAATATTCATAATCGGAGTATATTTTATCGTTAGAGTTATCTCCATAAAATGACTTATCAATAAAAAATAAAAATTCAATTGATCTTAGCACTGGCAAATATTTTGATGTGTCTTCTGAATTCATTCTTACTTTAATATACATTACATCTTCAAACTGTTGATCATTTTTATTAAAAAATGGTATGGATTTTCCATTTGTACATGTAGTCCAATTTATATTATCTAAACTTACCTGAACAGATATTCCATCTGTATCACCATCCCAGTATACTTGTGAGGATGAAAGCCCAAGATAGTTTGGAATAACAACGTAGTCTGTAAAAATAAATTCTTTTGTTTGTTGATCTGTTGTTTTTTCAAAGTACAAGTACTGTTGATCTGTTGATAATTTAACGCTATCATTAGAAACATCAGACCATTTTTTTGAAATAGGATATGAATAAGAAAATGTATGTCTCATTCTATCTATATTCATACTAAATAAATGTCCTCCATCTGGATACACTATTTGTGATGCGTCAACCGATTTTGTGCCAGCAATGTAGTGTTTTGCTATTTGTGCTTGCGTCAGTTCTAATTTATAAAAAGCTATGCCATCTATCATAAATCTAATATCAGATTGACCAGACTTGAACGATATACTGTTATTAGTAAATTTATAACTATTTAAAGAAAGTGAATTTTGAAGATTAGAGTTTATATATAATGAAATTTTATTTGTTGTAAATACACCAACTACATGAATTGCTTCTCTGAGAGAAAATGTGCTATGAATTTCATGCGATCCTACTGAAAATATAATATTACCATTTTCATAAAATATTCCTATATTATTTGATGGGTCACCAAGAAGTGTTATTCTTGATTCAGAATGTTCTGTTATTAAAAACCATCCTTCAATACTAAATGTATTGTCTGAATAATCCTTTGAACATATGCTATTTACTGGATAATATATTAAAGTATCTGGTAAAACTTCTGTACCACGTTCCCCGCCATGATGTATAGGCATTATCTTTTTTAACGATGCATCAGTAGAAAATCCATCGTTAAAATTACCAGAAAAATCATATACTGGAAGCCCACTAATTGCAGAATATGACACTCCGTTGTCTTTAAGATCTTGGTATGTTGCATATTTTACTGTTAGTCCACTGTATGTTCCAACATCTCCAGAAGAAACTTCATCTAATTCATAAAAAGCAATAGGTTTATCTTTAAGGACAGTATATTTGTATGACATGTCCTAGGCCTCTTCTAGTGCTTTAACTCTCGCTGTAAGCTCTTGTACTGCTTTAATTAATGGAGCTATAAACTCTTCATATCTTAGTGCTTGTTCTGAATTAATGTCTTCCTTATCGAGTAGAACCCATCCAGCAAAATCAACGCCAGCCTCATCAATAGCAGTTTTTACTTCTTGTGCAATTAATCCCCAGTGTGTTCTAGTTCCAGGAATAGACTGTCCATCTTCAGTAACTGAACCTTCAATAAATTTATAACTAACTGGACGAAGATCATTAATAAAATTAAGTCCTAAAGATGAATCCTCTATGTTTGTTTTTAATCTTAAATCCGATGTATTTATTGTTCCAGTATTTGAATAGATTGTTTTCCAAAATCTATTTCCTATAACATTTACCGTAGCATCTGGTGGCTGTCCAAGTGATATTAAATTATTAAATTGCGGGTACCAGTTTGCCGATACACCGTATGCATAGTTACCTGAGCCATCTGGAATTTTTAAGCTAATTAAATCTGTAATAGGATTAATACTTGCGTTTGCTCCAGCTGTGCCAGCTACGCCCTGTGGTCCCTGTGGTCCCTGTGGCCCTGTTGGTATAATAAAATCTAAAAGCACATTACTAGAAGTTCCAGAATTTACTACTGAAGCATTTGATCCAGCTGCGCCAGTAGTAGTCGAATTAACTACTATTGTTGCTGCAGCATCACCTTTTGGTCCTTGAGGCCCAACTGGACCAACTGGACCAGTATCACCAGTGTCACCTTTTGGTCCCTGTGGTCCCTGTGGTCCATCGCCACCAATTACGCCATCTACTCCCCTAGGTATTTCAAAATTTAATATTGCGGAAGAAGATGTTCCAGTATTTGTAACCTTGGCTTGTTCTGATGATGCAACCGAAGTAACCGTTCCGATACTTATTTCTGCAGCCACTCCTGGTTCACCTTGCGGACCAGGGTGTGCATCTAAATATGCATCAACATCTGCTGCTAAGTATCCAAGGTCTCTTGGAACATCTGGGGTGTCTGAATATTGCGGGTATCTGAACCCTTTCCCTGTTGTACTCATTTTTAAATTATACCACCTTGATCTTTATCATACTAGTGTCCTCCAACATGAAGAACCTGTCCAGTCAGACTGGATGAACGTTTATCCATGAGAAGTTCAACTAAATTTGCCACATCGTCTAAATCAAAAAGCCTTTGAATTATCTGACTTGATATTGCAGTTTGATCTCCATTTATAAGGTGTTTACGGGTAAGCCCAGTTATTATTGGACCTGGAGCTATACAGTTAGCCCTTATATTTGTATGCGAAAGTTGTTTTGCAAAACCCTTAGTAAAAGATTCTACTCCAGCCTTTGAAGCAGAATACATAGTTGCTTCATTGGCCATATGAGCGGCAAGACTAGATATATTTATTATTGCAGTGTGTTCTTCTGGATCCATGTTTGAAAGGAATGCCTGACATGAATTAAATACCCCATTTAGATTTGTATTAATGACATCATAAGCTTTATCTTCAAAAAAGAATCCAGCTGGTGTTGGCTCATATATGCCAGCACAATTTATTAATACGTTAACCTTTTTGCCAGCATCTAATATCTTTTTTGATATTTTGTACATCTGCTTTAAGTCACGAACATCAGCTATTTCTGTATCAAAATCTGGCTCATATTGAGGTTTATATAAAGATATTCCAAGAACATCATGGCCAGCAGAATGAAGTCTTTGCGCTATGTGCTGTCCCATGCCTGAACCAGATCCAGTTATAACTATCATTCTGAACCGTCCGAATAGTATGGATTCTTTCTGTTATGGTACCAATTTGGAAGTGCGTATCTTACACCACTCGTTACCGCATCAACTTCATGAACATAAACATAATTTGATGGGAAGAACAATATGGTTCCAGCCTCTGGCTTTAAATCAAGTCCTGCATGTGGAAATCTAAGATTACCGCCTTCATAATCGTCATTTAAATATAGTAATGCTGATAGAACTCTGCTACTTATACCGTGATCAGAGTGTGCTGGCAAAAATCCGCTTTGCTTGTATTTAAGGACATGCATTGTTTTTTCTCTAGACTTAATATTTTTTTCCGCATATGGATACAAAGAAAAATAATGTTTTAGTCCAATTTCTAATGCACCAAATAGCTCAGAAGATATGAAGTGCTGTTCTTTGTAAAATCTATCAGAAGCTGGAATATCTTCTGGCTTTGGCAAAAATTTTTGCCAACAAAAAACAGTTTTTTCTGGGCCACCATGATCGTAATCCCATGCCTTCCATTCTTGAACAAATGCAGACGAATAATCTTGCGACTCTTGTCTTTTTATTTCAAGCTCTTCTATCTTGTCAATAATAAGCTGTGGATCATTTATAATACCATTGTATTGAACTACTCCTAAAGCGAGTTGCTTAAACTCCATTTAGCACTCCTTAAAATCTGGATCGATAAATTCTTCTTGCGTTGATTGCATGAAGAGGGCTGTGTATCTATTTCCACTTTCAATTTTTGAAACACCATGTAAATATTCATAGTCATTTCCTGGGAAAAATATTGCTGAATATTTTTTAGGGCTGTGAACAAAATCTTTTTTAGGGAAATATATGTCGCCACCAGTATACTCATCATTTAAATATATGACAGAGCTATACTCAATAAAAGGTTCTTTCTCTATTGCATCTATATGTGGATTTCCGCTCATTCCTGCAGACCATCCAGACCCAAACGACTTAGTCACAATAACATCTTTCTCGGTTTGAAAGAATTCTTTTTGTACTGCATTAGATATCTTTGCATACTTTCTTAAAATATCCATGACCCTTTTATTATAAGGGAATGCCGTTCCCCCGTTTCTATCTGCATAATAATCTGGGTACGGGTTTATTTCTGATGGCCTAATAATTTCAGAGATAAGAATCTCTGCATCTTCTGGAGATATAAAATCTTCAATAATTTTTATCTTCATCCTAGTGGTACCCAACTTTGCTCATAGTATCCTCCGCTTGAAATAAATCTAAGAGGTGTTACGTCGTAAGCAATGGTTATTCTATCCTCTTCAAATGGCCAGAGACCAATACTATGAGGATGTCCAGTTTCAGACAATATTGCTCTATTGTTTTTATTTACATTTTCAAATGGTTTATCATTATGAATCTTATAGTAGGTAGAGCTTGGCTCAGCATTGACACAATAGTATCCATGGAAGTATGGAATGCCCTTTCCTTCTGAATGATCATGATAAGAATCACTATTCTCTAAATCAACATGATTTTTATTTCCTTCTGAGTTAAACCATCCATGCAACATGAATTGCTCTTTTTCAAAATCAAGGCCATAATATTCGCATGCCTCAATTGTCATTTTACGCAAAGCCTTATATAGTGCATAAATGTCTTCATTATAGAACTGAAAGATGTTGTAGAAGTTATCGATTCGCTGAGGGTTGTAACTGTTAAAGTAGTCTTTTGGTGCATTTAGCAATACATCTTTACCTACACCTGGAACTTGTCCGTTCTTTAGCTCTTCCTTTTTGTTAAGCAAATATTCTTTAAGACCGATAAGATCATTATCTAGATATGCTTCAAAAAATTTATGAGGCTTATTATTTTCCATTAGTTTATTATCCTTGTTCTATTTAAATATCTTTCTCCGCCAATTTTGTCGGTTTCAGATTTATCTATTACATATGCTATATCATCATTATTAAATGGAAGCTGTTTAATATCTATACCAAACAGCCCACGAACATTTTTATCATTCTCTTTAACAAAATCATTATATTTATGAGTTAAAGAAAATGGAACATATCCATGACGCTCAAGAGGGATTGTGTTATTTGTAAAAAGTTCTGTTGGTGCACAGAGGAGGTTGTAATGCTTATGATTTATATCTATAGACATCTGTTCCTCTTCTCCATAATACTTTAAATGAGTTGGATACCCCAGCCACTTTATATCAGAGCTTAAACAAAATATAAAATCCCTGTCAATCATTTTAACTGGACTATAATCTTCTGATTTAGACTTTATAGCCTCAACCATAAATAAATTTTTGTTTTTGTATTCTAGTTTATGGTTACCAGATATTATAGTTTGATTATTGTATCTGACAGATTCCATTTTTTCTATAAGCTTTATGTCCCAGTCTTTAGACATATAGACGCCATCTCCACACTGCATAAAGTAATCACACACTAGTATCCTTGACCCATCAAACTTATGAGCTATTGGACTTTTTATTGAATCCCACTTTGTGTGCTTATATATTATCTTTACATGGCTTGCATCTATATTAAATAAACGAGATCTTTCTACATTATTTTGATCTATAACATAAAGGGAAAGTTTATTTTTTCCACTAGACTTATTGACAATATCAGACAGCATAGCAATCAGATCTTTATTTTGAAAACTATACACAAATATGCCAATACTTTTATTCATTATAGAAGTGGTATCCAGTGCTGCTGCGGTGCGTTAGCCTCAATTAAGCTTTTTAGTGGCATTATGTCATATGCAATTGTTACTCTAGGACCTTCCCAGTCCCAATCTCCCATTGCATGCGGGTGGCCCATTTCAGAAACAATCATTCTATTGTTTTTATTATGGTTTTCAACCTGCTTATCAAATACTTGATAGTATGTAATGGAAGGCTCTGCATTTACAGAATAGTAACCGTGAAAATAGGGGGCATAAGGGCCACCGTGATCATGCCAATCAAGCTTGCCAGAATGATTGTAATTAATATTAAACCAGCCCTGTACCATATACTTTTGTTCTTCAAAATTGACTTCATAATATTCACATGCTTCCTTAATCATGTCTGATAGAGATTTATATAGTTTATATATTCCATCATGATAAAACTGAAATACATTATACTCACGCCATTTTATTGTAGATACACTTGATGACGATAGCCAAGCGTCTTTTTGATTTACTGGAGTGATTCCTTTAAGGGTAAGATTTTCCATATTAGAATATTGAGTCTGTAAAAATGTTGCAAGATCACCTAAATCGTTATCTAGATACCTTTCAAAAAATTTATGATCTTTGCCGCTTGGTTTATTCAGCATCATCGGATTGTAATCCATCAGATACTCCTTTTCTATAATTTTTCCTTTGCCATATATAATTTTTATAATATGCAAATATTGATATTCTTCTTCGCTCTTCTTTTATTTTATTTTCTTCTATACTATGTTCTGAGTAATCAATTTCTAGGTCCCAATCATCTCTTTTAATTGGTATTATTTGAAATATTGGCGTTCCTTTAGGTATCGTACCTATAAAATTTCTTTTTAAGAAAAAAGCAGTAAATACTGGAGTGTGCCATTTATCCGTATCAATTATCCCAGATAAGGTCGTGAATGGCAAGTCATGCCTATTCATTGGATGGGTTACAAGAATTGAGTATCCAGGTGGGGTCTCACAGTACCAATTTACTTTCCATCCAAAATGAAGTGGATGATGTCCCGTTGGTACTGCTACGTCAATCATATTTCTTTTGTCTATAATCATGGCTTCACCATCCCACGTTAGAGTAGGAAAGCCACTTTCATCTAAATCAACATGAACATCGTAATCAAGCTTATACATATAGCCAGCAGTTAGTGTGTCGAAAAATGGCATACATAGCTTTGTACCAGCTGCGCTACCATCTGTTCCTCTATCATTTATTGGATGGAGCTTTGATATATTATTTGATTTTTGAAAACGAGAAAGTTTTCTATACCAATCTGGCAAGAACCTAATAGATGGCTCTGGTTCTGATAAATAATTATTATGCTCTGGATCAAAGTTGGTACCAAAGGTAGCGGGTGTAAACTTAATGATTAAATTATCACTCATTACATAGCCCATCTATTATTTCTTTTGAGGCGGTCACTTCCATTTCGTACATATATGACCCCCTTTCTATCACTCCAACAGTTTCGGTCTGCATATGTCTTTTTGATTTAGTAAAATAAAAATCAATAAATTCTGGTTCCTTTATTCTATCATTTTCGTTAGACTTTGTAAATGACCCAGATCTTTCTATAATAAATAAAGAAGGATCCTGTATTGTAGATTTAATTTTAAATTTTACATTTTCGTCTATAACCCATGGGGTATATATTTTAAAACATCTATCTGAGATTATATTATCGTTATTAATATCATATTCATTTGGTGACGGATAAAACTGCCTCTGCCAAACTTTATCTACAGAATAGAATATTTCATTTATAGGTTGTGACTTAAATATTCCTAAGTGACCAAGTGGTGGATCTGCTATTTGAACTAAGATGTCTGCATAATTATAATACTCTAATATAGCCTCTGTGTCGGAAATTCTTTTTACCGAAGGCTTGATAGAAAAAAATGATGCATAAAGATTTACTGGTTTTAATATACTTGATGAATATTGACTACTGTACTTTACTTGATGCCAGTCTGCCCATTTTGGAAACATATTTGAATACGCCATAATCTCTGCAAATGTCATTGTACCCATCTTAGACCATGACTCAGACTCATATGGTGTCTTTAATATATTCTTCTTAGTTTTCATTTAAATGTTTTCTTAAACCACTTTTTTGTTCTATATCCATTTTGAAAAACAGATCTTACTGAAAGTTGACTTGCTCTATTTTGAAGATCAGAATCTCTATCTTTATTTATTTCACTTTCCCAGTCGTCACGTTTAAAAGGTATTACTTGAACAATTGGTGTGCCTTGTTTTATGACACCCTTAAAGCCCTTCTCAACAAAAAATGATAGGTATCCGTCAGAAGGATATGTATCTGTATCTATTAGTCCAGGAATAGCTTTTATAGGACTATAGTCTGCATGCATTGGTGATATAAAAAGAGAACTATACCCATCCTCTGTTTTTGCAAGCCACATTGGGTGGATTCTTAATACGTCATTATGAAAATATGGAGGTATAGGGTATTCAGATATTTGTTCTTTTAAATGATGTGCTAATAAAAATTTTTGAAATTCCATGACGTCATTTGCAACTTCAAATTTAACCCTATCTCCAGTTGCATCTATATTCATATCCATTGGACAAAGTAAATAATAACCAGCGGCCATGGAGTCAAATACCGCTTGACACTTTTTTACAGTAAGCAGCATGTTGCCATTATAAACATTATTATCATTATTTAAATAGCTTTCTTGTTTTTTCCACCATTCTGGAATATGCTTTTGAATTGGTATAGGCTTTGGAAATACCTCTGCTAAAAATCTATACTTGGGAATAAACTCTATTTTACTCATATAACTGGAATCCATTTCTGATAATATTGTCTATGTAAATACTCTAATGGAGATACATTTATATATACTGCCTCAAAATCATTACTTATATTATTAAACATTGCTTTTTGAGATGAGTGAAGTATCATCAACAATCCAGGCTCTAACAATACTTCTTCTCCATTTATAAATACTGTGTCTTTGTCAGAAGAAATTACATATAGCCCCCAAAATGTTGTTCTAAAGCTTGGTGACATATCTAGTTCTACCTGAAGTGGCAGTGCCTTTTTGTCGAGAATTCGGGCATATAGATAGGGAAAACTTCTGTCAAAATTTATATCAAATTCTTTAAATGTCTCTTTTATTGAAAAACAAACCTCTTTATATATAGAATATATTTCTTTGCTATACATACCAAAAAAATTAAATGTTTTATGATCTACAAGTGATACACGCTTGGCTTTTTTTGCAACATTTTTACCAAATCCATTACTAATATCCACAACGTGTTCAAACATGGAATCTACCATTTCGTTGTAATTATGCTTTAAAAAAGCATTATCAATTACACTAATTTTTCTTATCATCTGGCTCCCAAATGCTAATTGAATGCCATGCTGCTGGCATTATAGGGTCTTTATATGGGGCATGCTCTGACTCCAAAAGAACTTGTGGCTTTACCCCACCCATTATTTTATCTAATTCTTCAGATTTTGACAAGTCTATTCTTTTCATAAATGATATAAGTTTAGTCATTTTCATTTGTAGATCAAAACCAGCTTGTGTATGGGCCCCACCCTGCCTTACCAAAACATTGTAATAAAACATAAACATTGAGTAGCCTAATATAGCTAAAGAAGAATTTATTCTTTTTCTTCTTTTATCTGGTACAGTATAAAATCTATCACCAAATGCAATATGGCAGTCTTTCTTTTTATCATATTGTGCAAATATTATTGAAGCCCAGGAGTCTGGATACTCATTATTAATGAAGTTAGAAAATACTGCCGTTCCAGGTTTATGGTTTGGTGTAGAATAAACACACTCTATTGCTCTTGAACCATATCTATCATTAAGTATTGTCCATTGAATCCAAGAGCCAGAAAGGTAATCTGGGTACTTTCTAAAAGTTGGGAATATATGTCCCTTGTACCAGATTACCCTTCTAAACCCATACGCCAATATCTGCTTGATATTGTTTAGCATTAATTATGCTGGAGGATTGTTAGGATCAACAGGATTTTCCTGCTGAGATAGCTTCCATTGCTGATATAGAGTTTCAAGTGAAGCTGCTAGTGTTTGTGCAGAGTCAGTGATAACTCCATCTGCATTAAGGTCTAATGGCTGAGAGTCATGTACCAATGCATTATCTGTAAAGAATACGTCGTAAGGTTCTGTGTTAATTGTAATAACTAGTTCCTTGCCTTCTGAAACTCTAAGTTCTACTATTGGCTGCCAATCTGCAAATGTAGGTGAATATACTTGATCTGATTCAAGTACTTCTGTAACATTAACAAACTTTGCAATTCCATCTCTTTTTATTAGAATATAGTGAGATACTGAGTATTTATTTCCATTAATAACAATAACCTTATCAACAATATGAGCAGCAAGTGCTGTAATTGTTGTCTCATACTGTGTATTTATTACTGGATTTTCTGATGACCACCCAGCAAAATATTCTGCTAGTGGAGTTCCGCTAGATAAATCTAGGCCATCAATATTAGCTGAATAAAGAACATCACCGACAGAAAGGTTATGTGCTAAAACTAATCCTTCTGGAACCTTTGAGCTAATAAGTGTATCTGCACCAATTGATTTAACTGGTGTGAATCCAAATGGAGTAAATCCGAATGGTGTAAATCCGAATGGCGTAAAACCAAACGGTGTAAATCCGAATGGCGTAAAGCCAAACGGTGTGAATCCAAACGGTGTAAATCCAAATGGAGCAAAACCAAATGGAACAAAGCTGAATGCTGTTGTTACGTTTACAGACGAAGCTGAAGTACCAGAATTACCATTAGCATTTGTTGCATAAACATTATATGTTTGTTGTGTGCCCATTTCCTGTCCAACGCTTATAGATGTAGCTGATGTATCTCCAGCTTTACCATCTGAAGCAGTCCAGTGATAATTTGTAATTGCTTTTCCACCGCTTGCTGGGGCTGACCATGAAACAGAGTCTGTTCCAGCTGAGGGAGAAGATGCACTTGGTGCATTTGGTGTTGCAGGAACGGTTGTCGCTGTAACAGCACCTGATGCACTTGAAGCAACTGAGTTACCAGATGCATTTGAAGCAACTACTGTAAATGTATAACTTGTATCTGAAAGCAAACCAGTTACTGTAAGTGGTGATGAAGATCCAGTTGCTGTGAATCCGCCTGGTGACGATGTTACTGTATAAGATGTAGCAGCTGGTGAGTTAGCTGGCAAGCTAAATGATACAGTTACTGCACCATTATTATATGGTCTTCCAGTTCCAACATCTGATACAGATGTAATTGATGGTTGTTTTGGCTCAAGAAAATCATTTGCTCCTTGGCTCATTCTACCTGCTTGTTTTGACATATTGTAGTCTCCCTTTAATTTCTATTAAGCTGATAGGTCTCCAAAGACCAACCATCCGCTTGCTGTTTTCATTGCTGTTGCAACTGAGTTTGTAGTTCTTAATTTTAGACCTGGGGTTCCAACTACACTGTTAGTTGAAGCAAACTGTGCACCTGTACCTGACTCTTGATAAAAGTCAATTGATTGACCTGTTGAATATCCTGTAGCAGGCAAAGTAATTGTTACTGCTCCAGTAAGTGGAACAAACTTATCTTGTTCTCCTGATGCAAGTGTTGCAGAGGATGAGATTGCTGTTGCAAAAGCGGTTATAGATGGAACTCCAGCTTTTACCTGTGTGCCATCTGAGAAAACAATACCAGATGATGGTGTAACTGTTGTTGCCTCAAATGCTCCAACCTTTAGAGCATCCATTGAGCCCTGTGCAAAATTAACTGTTGTTGTTGGTTCATCTGTTACACCCTTAAAAAGCTTCCACTTTCCATCAGATGTATCTTTAACTAAACCTTGGTGTGCATATGTTCCATCATTATATGATGCTACAAAGCCTAGGTCTACTGAGTTTGAATTGTTTCCTTCACCTAAATAAATTACTGGATCAGCTGTTGTAAAGTTTGTTGTATTTACTGTTGTAGTTGTTCCAGATACTGTTAGGTTTCCAGATATTGTTAAATTACCAGATAGTGTTTGAGATGCAGCATCTGTTTTTACTAATTTAGTTGTATCTGCAATTCCGTGTACATTTGTTGTATCTGCTTCGTGAGCTGATAGCGCAGTAGATGCTGCAGATGTTGCTGCTGTCTGAGCATCTGATGCTTTACCATCTGCATAAGTTTTTGTTGCTAGTGCTGAAGTATCTGCAATTCCATGAACATTTGTTGTATCTGCTTCGTGAGTAGAAACTGCATTGTCAGCATAAGATTTTGTAGCAAGTGCAGATGTATCGGCAATTCCATGTACTGAGGTTGTATCCGCAGCATGTACTCCAAGTGCATCAGAGGCTGCAGTGATTGCTGCTGCTTCTGCATTATCTGCAGCTGTATCAGCATAAGACTTTGTAGCAAGAAGTGATGTATCTGCGATACCATGTACTGAAGTTGTTGTTGCATTGTGTGTAGAGACTGCTCCAGTTGCAAAAGACTGAGCTGTAGTACCTACAGTATCTGCATAATTTTCAGCTGCTGTTATTGCTTCTGACTTTTTAGTATCTGCATAAGCTGCAGAAGATGTTCCTAAAGATGTAATTAGATTTTCTGCTATTCCATGCTTTGTGTCTGTGTAATTCTTAGCTGCGTTTAGAGAGTCAGCAACATCTGCATCTGTTGCAAGAACTGATGTGTCTGCAATTCCGTGTACATTTAATGACTTATCTGTATGTATTGTTAGTGCAGCAAGATCTTGTGTTTGCAAATATTCTGCATACTCTCTGCTTGCAACCACTGTTAAATCAATTTCTGATGTTGGGACTTTACCTTGTGCGTTTAGTGATGCAACGCCATTAGCAGCTCCACGATCATCCTGTGGGATATATGTAGCATCTGCTGTATTTTGTATTGCAGTTTCTCTTGCGTCTACATAAGACTTAAGTGCAATTACATTTGAGTCTACTGTAATTTCAATTGTATTTGTGCCGTCATTGTATGACTTTGTGAGTCCAGCTCCCAATGAAAGGGCATTATTAATAGCATCCTGTGAGATTTCGCCGATAGCAACATCTGAGTTGTTAGCGTATGAAAGAGCAGTCCAGGTGCTTGTTCCGTTACCAAACTTAAATAGATTTGTGTCTGTTTCAACACCCATTTCACCAGCTGCTAGAACTGGATTTGTTGTGGACCACTGTGAAGCAGTTCCTCGTCTTACTTGAATTCTTACTGTTGCCATTTTATCTCCTAGTTTTTAATTATAGCATTTATTAACTTTTAATTAGGCTATTTCGCCTGAATCAAAAATCATTGATGCTTCTTCTGTTGATGGTGTGCCCCCATCTGCGAATTTTGTGGCAGTGGTAACAACACCATTTGCCTGAACTGTATAAACTGGTTGACCATCATAATCAATAGCCAGCCCAATATCCATAAAAGATATACCGCTTACATCTGGAATCTGTGAAACAAGAGCTATTGGCTCCCATGTTCCATTGATGTATATCTCTAATTGATTTGAGGAAGAATTAAATGCTACAGGAGTTGACCCTAGCGTTATCTGGTTGCCCTCTACTACAAGGCCATTTTTTACTCTAAAATTTTTATCTGTTGTTGCCATTTAAGTTCACATATCCCCTAATTGTTTTGGTGGGGTTTTGAAAGGACCCCAAACCTTTTATTTAATTATTAGTCACCATATGACATAAGTGTTCCAGAAACAATTATCTCTGTTCCATCATTATGTGTAGGTGATACCTTAAGTTCAATATTATTGCCGTTCATTCCAGCTGTAATATCTCCCAAAATTCCATTGGTGGTTACAATTCCATATTCTGAAATTGCAATATTATTTGAGTTGTCTCTTGTTAAAAGAATCTCAGATACCTGTGAGTTGGCTCCGTTTCTCATTCTAACTAAGAACTTAGCAGATGCACCCTTGTTGTGATTCCATGAACATGCCACAACTTCGCTACCTGTATTAGCGTAAGCATATGATGCAATTTGATCTGTCATCCAGCCAATTGAAACTTCTGTGAATTGTGTGTCTCCAGAAGTTAGGCTATTTACAGCATTATCAGTATATGTAGCTGCTGCTGTCTGTGCCGCATTAGCCTTATTAGTTGCATCTGTTGACGCTGTAGCTTCTGCTGCTGTCTGTGCAGCTGATGCGTATCCCTGTGCTGCTGTATCAAGATCTGAAATTTCTTGGTTTACATAAGTTGTATCTGCTTTAGTTGCAACTAAATTAGCAACATCTGTTGCATAATTTGGGTTATCTGCAATTGCTGCAGCCAATTCATTAAGTGTATCAAGAAGTGCTGGTGCTCCAGAAACAAGCGCTGCGACTTCCTGGTCTGTGTATGCATTAGCATCTGAAATTGCTTCTGATTTAGCAGTTGCAATTGCTGAATTACGTGCTGAGACTTCATTTGTAATTGCTGTTGAAATTGCTGAGTTACGATCTGAAACTTCATCTGAAATTGCAGATGAAATTGCATTATTTCTATTTGTAACTTCTGTTGATATTAAACCATCTGCATAATTTTCTGCATTTGACTGTGCATTATTTGCTTTAGTTGTTGCATCAGAAGCTGCAGTACTTACTGCATTGCTTGCTGCAGAATCAGCATAAGTTTGTGCACTTGCAAGTGCTGCATTTGCTTTATTTGTAGCATCTGTTGCTGCTGCAGATTGAGCAGCTGAAGCAGATCCATATGAGTCAAAAGTATTTGCATTGACTGTGAGGTTTCCAGCACCATCTACGTTAAATACATTTGTATCAACAGATTTAACAAGAGTTGCTCCACCAACAAGGTTGAGAATATAGTTATCTCCGCCTGTTTCTGTAAGTATATTTTGGCCATTGATGGTACCTGTTGTACCTTCTACAATAAGACCTGATTTGATTCTAAAGTTTTTTACTACCGTTGCCATATTTATGACTCCTCTTGCTACCTATTTATATTTTTACAGCTGTTCTGATAAACCTTGCAGATATATCAGTACTTACTGGTGCCACTACAAGACTAATTATACCTGAATTTTCTTCAAATGTATAACTAAATAAACTGTTATTGGTATTTGAAACAATATCTGATTCTGAAACGTGTACATTCATACCATCTTGAACTGCAGATAATGTACATGTGTAAAATTCTGCACCTCTTGTTATCTGAAGTCTATACTGTACACTTCTCCATACATCTATTGCAAAAGAGTCAATAGATGTTGGATTTTCTATACCATTAACAGTAAGATCGTTATTGCCATCCAGGCCAAGCAACTCTGAAATATTATCAGTATTATTTGATAAACCATCTACTAGTGTTGCTAGCTCATTAACCTTATATGTTATTGTTGAGCTATCTGATGAATTTGTTACTCCAATAACATTTTCTATTGCCTCTATAGCATCATTTACATTCTGGTGCTGCTGGGCATGACCAGATAATGAGTCAGTTGCTTCAGGGTTTGAAAGGTTATCTTTTTCTACAGGAAATGTTGTTGTCATTTTCCCTCCTTGTGGTGCATCTTATATATGTAATTATACACTACATTTTATTGCTGCTGTGATGATTTCCATTCTTGGTACAGTTGCTCTAATGATGTTGCCAGGCTTTGACTGCTTGAGCTTATTGCTCCTGGTGTTTGTGCATTAAACTCATGTGAGTCGTGAACAATAGCATTGTCTGTAAAAAATACATCGTACGGCTCTGTATTAATTGATATAACCAAATCCTTTGATTGTTGATGCCTGAATTCAAGAATTGGCTGCCAGGCATCGTACAAAGGAGAATAAATGCTATCTGTTTCAAGTACGTCATATACTTTTACAAACTTAACTTCATCATTTCTCTTTACTAAAATATAGTGAGAAAGTGAATATTTATTTCCATTTATAATTATAACCTCATCAACTATTCTTGCAGATAACGACACAATAGTTGTTTCATAGTTTGTATCTATGACAGGATTTTCTGCCGACCATGATCCTAAATATGAAGAAAGCGATTGTCCAGATGTTAGGTCTAGGCCTTCTATATTTGCTGAGTATAATACGTCTCCAACAGAAAGGTTATGTGCTAAAACTAATCCTTCTGGAACTTTAGATGCAACTAATGTATCTGCACCAATTGATTTAACTGGAGTAAATCCAAATGGTGTGAATCCAAATGGTGTAAAACCAAATGGTGTAAAACCAAATGGTGTAAAACCAAATGGTGTAAAACCAAATGGTGTAAAACCAAATGGCGGAATATAACAAGCATTTGGTATTCCAAGCAAAGAAATAATTTCTGCGCTAGATAGATTTGGATTAGATGTGGTGCCAGTTATCATACTGTAACCAGTTCCAGTATTAGGGTAGGCACCTTGACCACCATTTGCAGTATATGCTCCATAATAGTTACCACTAGGTCCATGACACATTACGTATATATTATATCCTGGAGCCTGATACTGATATCTATTAATACTAATTCCAGTTGGGAAACTTATATATCTTGTGTCATATGCAGTTCCAGCAATTGGTGACTGTGAAACAATTTGTCCAGCTAACCCAGGATCTGATGTTCCAGTATTTTGATTTGTAGAAAGTGTCCAATCGCCATATGTTCCATCAGCGGTTGTTGAGCCTACATAATTTGGCACGTACTTATAAACAACTGCTGGCTCTTGATAAATATATGAGCTAACACTAACTGTAACTGGTAGATCTGCTTGCTGCACTGAATATGTTCCAGCTGAAGGTGTTTGACTAGCAATCTTGCCAACTAATGAATTGTTTGATGTTCCAGTTCCAGCTGCATAGTAAATAACATAGTTAGTTCCATTATATGCGCTTTGAGATCCAACAAAATTTGGAATAGTTACTGAAACTGGAGGATTTACTGTAGCAGTAGCATATCCAGATGATGCTACTGGATTTGATGTTCCAGCAGAGTTTGTTGCAGTAGCAAAAGCACGATATCTTATTCCATTTTCAACATCGCTAGCATCAACAGTATATGATTGCGGTGACGTACCATTTCTTAGTTCAACACCATCTGAAATTGATTGTGGTACTGAACCAGCTTTAGCAATAATCTTTACATTATATGATGTAGGGTTATTCTCCCAACCACTTGTTGATGCCGTAATTGTGTCTCCAGCATATACTTCTCCAGTTGGAGACAAGAATGCTGTTCCGTTTGCTGGTATTTTATATGCAGATGTAAATACACCAGAATTTGAATCCCAATAATATTCTTGTGTTGGATTTTCAAGTGTGATGGTTGACGGTGTTCCTTGGAATCCACTTGAGGTTCCATATATTCTTACTTTCCATGGACCAGACTCAACTCCTGCTTGATAGCAAGTTATATAGCTTGATGTGGAATTTATTCCTGTCATTGATACTGGACCAAAATCTGATCCGTCTGGCCATAATGAATATATCTCATATCTTGTTGGAGTTATATTATTTAGTGACCATTCAATTTTACCCGCATATTGATCATATAGTCCAGTTGCAGTTATTGTTGCAGTTACAGATGGCTTATTTGGAAGAAGATCAAGGATATCTTTGCTTGATCCAGTTCCAGTAAATGTAAAGTTTTGATTTGCTGTAGCCCAACGCCACCACTCTAATGCTTGACTTGTATTATTAAATGGTTGAACAGATATGCCAAGGGTTGTCTTGCCAAATAAAAATGTAGGGTCTGGCGATCCAAAATCTTTGTCATAAAGATTATTTGTTTTTCCATTTATTGTTATTGTTTCCGCTGGTATTCCTGGACCCTGATATGTTACATAATATCCATCAGCACCTTCTGAAACATCCCAGAAAAATCTTATCTTTCCATTTAAATATCCGCTTCCATCTTGTTGAACAAAAGCTGTTGAATTTGCTATTCTTTGTGGTGGGAGTGGAGAGCTATCAATAGATGCGTGTACTGGTTCACTATCTGTTCCTCCAGTAACTGCAATAACTGTACATTTAATAAAATATCCAACCTCATCTTTTGTTAATATATAACTACTAGATGTTGCACCAGAAATATCTAGCCATGTTGTTATTGTTTTATATCTTGTTGGTACATATGAGCTTCCGTTTTCTTGAAACTCCTCAACTCTTGAATTATATCCCTTTGACCATTGATATTTATATGAGTCTGGCTCAATTGCCCACGTTCCATTACTTACTGATACTGTTTGTCCAGCTCCATATCCAAATGATCCAGCAGACCAAGTAAATTCTGGAGCAGTAATATTTGATTGTCCTGAGTAAAAGTCAACCCATGCTGAGCCATTCCACATTAAAGCTTTTTTAGCAGACTTCCATGAGCCACCGTCAAAAATGTTTAATTTTTTAGGACTATTCCAGCTTGAACCATCAAATATTTTAAATGACATTGTATCTCCTAGTACTGAATATAAATATCTCCGACGGATACACCTGTAGGAGGAGTAGCGCTTGTACCGTAAGATATGGTGTTGCCAGTTATTGCTGTATTAGAATTTGAATATCCGCTAGAAATTGTTGCGGTGCCACCCAAAGAAACTTGTGTTCCATTTATGGTTATATAGCTATTCTCTAAATATGAATTTGAAATGCTAGAAACCAGTCTAACAGATCCGTTTGCTGTTTCTAATATTCCAGAACCAAGATCTGGTAAAGCAATAGTTCCAGTAAATACAGGATTATTTTTTGTAGCATATGTATTTTCTGCATCTGAAATAGATAAATAAGTTGCAACTGCATTATCTACACTTAGGAAAGTTTCTGCAAGTGTTGCCTCTTTAAGATATGTAATATCTGCTTCTGATTTAGTTAAATATGAAGCTGTAGCATCTGTTAAAGACAGATATGTTGTTGCAGCATCAGACTCCTTTAAATATCCTACAATTTCAGCTCCAGTAGGTATAGTTACAACTCCAGTAAATATAGGATCATGTTTTGGAGCCTTTAATGCTACATTAGAAATAGTTTCATATGTTGTGGCTGCCAAAGATGAGTCTAGCTTTAATCCAATTGCTGTATTAATTGCAGACAAACCATCTTGATTATTTGAAAGAGCTGTAGCTAGTTCTGCAAGAGTATTTAGTGTTCCAGGTGCTGATGCAACAAGAGCTGCAACTGCATCATCTGCATATTGTTTAGTAGCAATATTTGTTGGTATAACTGAATCTGCAAGTTTACCGCTTGAATCCAATCCAGCAAAACCATTTATTGCATTTCTGTCTGCTTCTAAAACATAATCAGACAATGTGTTATTTAAATTAGATGTTAGTTCTGTTCTTAAATCATCAACTGCTCCAAGGGCAACTTGAAGTACTTGCCCTCTTGCTGAATTTGTTGCGGCAACCGCTCTAGCATTTGTAAAATAGAGATTTGTTCCTTCTGGAAGATCTGTAGTAGTATGAATACCTATATTTATATTTGCAACAGCTGAAGCTATATCAGACGCAACCGCTGTTCTTGCTCTTGTGTCTGTAAAATACAGCCTTGATCCTTCTGATATATTTGAAGTTGTTAGGCCTCCAACCGCTGCTGTAATTGCAGAGGATCTGGCATTTGCTTCTGATTGAATTGCAGCATTTCTTAGAATAACTTCGTTTGAAATGGCTGATTCAATTGCGGCAGTAAGAGCTGTAGATATATCAAGATCTTTATCTGTTGCGTCTGTTGCTGCCGCTAAAATAGCTTCTGATTTAGCTGCATTTGCTTTTGCTGATGCATCTGTAGCTGCAGCAGATATTGCTTCTGCTTTTGCATTATTTGCCTTTGTAGTAGCATCTGTAGCTGCAGCAGATATTGCTTCTGCTTTTGCAATAGAAATATTTTCTTCTGCATTTGCTTCAGCTAACGAAAAGGCATTTGTAATGTTATCTGCTACTGCTGCTTCTGCTCTAGCATCTGTAAAATAAAGATTTGAGCCTTCTCTAATTCCTGTAGTTGAAACTGCATTTAAAGCTGCAGCAAAATCTGCAGAAATTGATATTTCATCTGGCAACTGAGACACATCAATTTTACCAACAGAATTTAGTGTAGCAATTCCATTTGCCTCTCCAGGCTTTAGTGCATACGAAGTAATATCGTTCCAATGTAGACCATTACCAATTTTAAACTTTAGAGTATCTGTTTCTATACCAATTTCTCCATTAAGCAAAATTGGATTATTTAGAGTCCAGTTTATTGCCAGGTCTCTTCTAAATTGTATTCTTATTGACATTAGTTTGATCCTCCGAGGTCTAATACCTCACCATCTGATTCTGTTATAGAACTACCGCCATCTATAATTGTGTCATTTGTATCTGGTTCGAATATAGAGTTATACTCTCCTCCATCAAATGCAGTTAGCTCTTGCCATGCTCCATCATTGTTAGACAACGGCGTTCCTCCTTCTACCCCAATAATTTGTGGGTAATTAATTTGTGGTCCAGACTCTACGTTAATAGAGTCAAAGGTTATTTTATTCTGTATATCAATTGTATGTACATCGCCATCATAATTATGTGTGTGCATGTAAAATGGTGTTGGATCATCGCTTGGAGGAGTTAGCTCTACCCAAACTGTTCCATTATATATTCTAAGATTTTTAGTTACAATATTAAAATATACATCGCCTTCTATAGCTACTGACGGGTCCTCGTAAGAAGTTAATAGATTAAGCGCCACCATCATTTGTCTTGACATAATTATCCTAACACAACTACTTTAAATTCTCCAGCTGAAGGTGCAACTGCAAAATCAATAGTTACTGTATCTGCATTTGTATGTTTTACATCTGCTTCAACTTGTGCATATGGTGTTGATGCCTGATATATCTGCACAATTACATCTGTTGTATTTAAATTATGTGTTACAGTATATGAGGTTGAAGATGTAGCTAAGGTCTGTGCAAATTTTCTTGCAATTGAATGGTAGTTAGCACCATCATTGGTAATTTGCCATTCTGTAGCAGACTCTTTCCATAATAAAGATACATCTGCTTCATCGCCACGCTCAACGACAATTCCAGCATCTGTAATTGGTGTTCCTTCAAAATTTGTATTAAGTTTTATTGTATTATCTACAAGATTAACTTCAGTTCTATTAATAGCATTTACTGTTCCATTTACATTTAGATTTCCATCTACTTGTAAATTGCCGCCAATTGTAACATCGCTAGTTGTAGAAATAGTCTCAGTATTTAATGCTTCTGTATTTACTGTTCCAGTAGAAATACTTGTAGCAATAGTTACATCTGCTGGCAAACTAATTGTTGGTGTTGATCCTTCTGATCCAGATCCACTTACTGTGATCTGATTTGTAGTTCCATTTATTCCAGATACATAATTGCCAGATGTATGTGTTCCAAGTTGAACGATTGGCATAGCATGCTGGTGATCAGCTCTAGCTACCGAACTAGATGTACCCTCTGATGCGCTATCTCCAGGTGTTATTGTTGTTGGAACAATGCCTGTTCCAAAATCACCAGAAGCTCTAAGCCATTGTGTTCCATTAAAGAAGTATAAAAAGTGATCTGATGAATCAAAGTAAATTTGACCAGATACTGGGTTTGAAGGCGCTGCGCCTAAATTCTGAATTCTTGCATTGAGTAGTTCATTTTTATTTAAATCAATGCTAACTAAATATTTTTTTGCCATTTGCTATCTCCCTTTTAAGACAGGTAAACTGTCCCTGAAAATGGCTGAGCCATTGTCAATGTTATTTTGTTTAAAGAGCTGTACTCTATACCAGTTTCTAAAATATCTCCTGCACTTGATTTTACTGTAGCGTTTGGACTAAATCCTAAGCCGTGATTTATTTCAACAGAATATATCCCATCAACTGGCCCTACCAATTGATTGAGTTCCCAAGATGCTTGAAAGTGTTCTGGTGCATTATTTAAAAATATTACTGTTGCATCTGCCCAGGAACTATCTGATCTTTTTGGACCGTAGAACTCAGTTGTTTCGGTATTATAATAAAAATCGCCAAGCAAACCTAAATTATTTGCTGGCGCTGCAGAACCATTTAAAATAGTTTTTCCTCTTGGTCCTTGTGGGCCAGGAGTAGAAACTATAACCTGATTTTTTGTTTCTTTAACAATTACTTTTTCGGACATTATATGGTTACCGATCTGCTGAGAGTTATAAAACCTTCAAGGAGTTTTATTTTATTCCCATTAGAATCGATGACCATAATGTCGTAAGACGACTTTGGATAGAACAGTTTATTTGTTTGAGTTGGTGTCATTTTAACGTTAAGTGTGCCAGTTGGCCCATCTATTGTTATTCCTCCAGATGGAGATGTTAAAGTGAATGCTAGTTTAGATCCACCTTTTGTATCTCTAACCTGTAACTTTGCCGATGCACCAGTAAGATCAATAGCTGTTACTTCATCTTCTTGTGTATATTGCACTTGAAAATCGAAGGTAGCATTTTGATCTACTTCAAAGTTTTTCTGTACTGCCATTTGCCATAGTCTCCTAAATAGGAATACTCCTGTACCAATTTTAGCACAGGAGTATTTCTAATTGACTATTTATTTAGATTCTGATGTGAATCCAAATTCTTTATTACTTGGACTTAGAGCCTTAAGAATAACTGGAGCTACCGCAGCAATTCCACCCATAAGGAGGTCCTTTGGATTTGTGTTTCCAGTCATGTAAAGTGCAATTGCAGCTGATAGGAATGCTCTAGCATATGTTCCTAGTGCTGCTAGGATTTGCTCTGTCATCGTTACCTTTCCGTCTTTGTTTAAATCCGCTTTATCGAATTTAGCCATTTTATCATCTCCATTTTGGGCGTCATGCCCAGAATTTTGGGGTAAACCCAATACCATAATTCTATCACTATGCAGAAATATCTACAAGTTCACAATTCCCATCTGAACTACAAGCAAGCGTTGCATTTGTTGAAGTACCGTCTTCTGTCTCATAAAAAGATAAGTCTTCCCATCTAATATTTTTTGGCATTTTTGCAAGAAGTTCCTGATACTCTTCTTTTGATACTTCCTGGTATGGAGCCTGCTTATAAGAGTGATCTGAATGCGGAAGAAATGAAATTCCAGATACTTCGTCAAAGTGCTTATATACCCAAGCACCAACTTCCATCCATTCGTCTTCTTTTACTGAAACAGTAATTGATGGCTTGTGCTCGCACCATGCACGTTGATAGACAAGCCAAATATTTAAATGCTCTAGTGCTGTCAAATCATTTCTAACTACAGCACCTTCTGGGGCTTTTACTGGAAATGAAAAAACATATGTATCATTTGGCTTCATGACATCATCTTCAACTGGGATACCAACCTCTTTAAAAAATGTTGAGATTGGGTCGCCTTTTGAACCACGAACTGTACGAATATAATATTGCGAATGCCATGGATGCATTCCTGAAGATACCCCGACCAATTGGGATACTGTACCAGAAGGCTTTACGCATGTAATAGCTGCAGACACAGGAATCCCAATTTTCCCAGCCTCTTCTGTATTAATTTCTCTTGCACGTTCACGCATTGACATTAGGAATGCTTCAAGAGCAACAATATCTTCCTTGCCAGACATAAACTTATGTCCAAACTGTCCAGTCAAAGAAACTCCAAGAAGTCTTTCTTCTTCTGTATTGTCTTTCCATATCTTTCGAAGATATTTAAAATCAGTTAGGGTTGACTGCCACGTTCCAAGAATTGTAGCAAGCTCAACTTTGCGTTTAATGTCTTCTTTTGTATCCTTTTCACGTAGTACGACTTCTGAAAGATTACAAAACTGATAGGGACGTAGAATAATTTCTGAGCACGGATTAGTTCCGTAATGGATTTCAGGGTCTCTGAGACCATATTTAGCCGCTTGTTTCTGCGCTGCTGCGACATTATAGATTCCACGTTCGCCAGACTTTGAGTCATAAAGAGATTTCCATTCTGCAATAAATTGTTCCATCTCTGGTTTGCGAGAATACGCAACAGAGTTATTAGACAAAGCTCTCTGTGGGTTATTCTCCCACCAATTACCAGATTTTGCTTGCGCCATTTCAATATCATTAATGTTAGATAGAGAAATCATAGCTGATCTACGTACACCACCAACAACAACTACCTCACCAATTTTGCACATAATATCATGAGCCTCAATTGGCTTTAACTGACGACCTGCTGCATTTTTAAATTTTGCAATAGTGAAATCAAAAAGGTTTATAAGTGGTTGTGGTCCAGATGATCGACCACCCATTGTTTTAAGTCTTGCTCCAGCTGGACGAACTTTAGAAACATCAACTGCTGGGATGTGACCAGTCCATAAAAGTGCTAAAAGTTCACGATATGCTTTAGCCCAACCTTGTTTTGAGTCTTCAACAACAATTACTGTATCAGATTTTTCTAATGATTCAGGAACGGCAGGAAGCTTATTAACGTACTTATACTCAACAGAGAAACCAACACCTGTTCCGCACATCAAGATATACATAGTTTCATCAAATGATCTTGGTGAGTCAACTGGAACAAATGAACAGTTATATCCAGCAACATTATCTCTTTCTAATGCTGCTCCAGATGTCATTACAGAGCGCATAGAAGGCATTACATTTCTATCAAATACAAATTTTTTTAACTCATCAACTAATTTTTGATCTGGTGAGTAATCATAATTATTTTTTAAATGCTTTGTCATAAAGTCAAAGTATCTATCTACAGTTTCACCCCATGTTTCTCTTCTTCCTTCTGAATCTACCCACTTTGCATAACGTGATAGAGCAATAAAGTTTTCATAAGGGTTTTCTATAGTTTTTGACATTTATCCGACCTTTTCTCCGCCTTGCGGTTTATTTTAATGTAAGATTCCAATTCTACCAAAACAAACTTCTTTAAGGAAGAAGTTACAAAAAGTTTTTTACTTTCTTAATAATTTTTATTAGTCAACTATTTTAGTCTTGACATCGAAAATAGAAATAGTATACTTTTTGTAGGGGGGTCGGGGGGTCAGTAAATCAATAAATTAATAATATATTATATATAAGTATTACTTTATATACTGTTTATTCTAGTCAACTGACTTGACAGTAACTTAATTTCAATGCTATTATTATAGTTCGTTATCTCTAAAGGAGGAAATGCCAATGGAGAATATAAAACAAAAGCTTAGTGATTTTGTTCATAGTACGACTGCAATTGTAATGATAACATTATTTTTGTTCTCGAACAATACCTTGACAACAGCACATGCTTTAACAGTAAAACCAAAGACAGAAGTACAACTTAAGAAAGAAACCTTAGACAAGTACAGCAACACTGTTTATAAGCCTTCTGACCAACTTTCAGGGGAAGAATTAAAAGATCTTCTCTGGGCTGTTGGATTTGAAGGAAAAGCCCTTAAAACGGCTTGGGCCATTGCTATGAGGGAGTCCAATGGACGACCAAAAGCTTACAATGGTAACAGAGCAACTGGAGACAGTTCTTATGGAATTTTTCAGATCAATATGTTGGGTAACCTCGGCGTAGATCGTAAAGAAAAATTTGACCTGACGTCAAATGCACTATTATTTGACCCAGTAAAAAACGCAGAGATAACGTATTACATGACGAACGGCGGCCAAGATTGGTCATCATGGAAAGGGTTAACACCCAGAGCTCAGGAATTTTATTTAAAGTTCCCACAAAGTTGATCGGAGAGGGTTATGCAAAAGATACAATACGTATCTAAGTACATAGCTCTTGCAGAGGAAGGCCTTGTTCCTAGGATATTATGCCCAATGGATCAGGGCCTTCTTCTATGCAACCAGGATATAGATGATAGTATATACTTATATTGTCTTTCTTGTAATTATAAAAAAACAATTGGTGTGTCTATGTATCAATCAATTATGGAGGCTGTGAGGAAAAATAGTGAGCATTTACATTAATGATATTAAATTCCCAGATAATCACTTATTTGATGTGATAGTTGATCCAATATTTTTAAATTTATCTTCAGAGGGGTCTTCAAATAATAAACCTTTGCATACAAAAATGTTAGTTCAATGGATACAGCATGGAATGACAATTGTTGTTGATGGTAATAATTTAATGGTTAAAAAAATATCAATTGATCCTGCCTCAAATAAAACACCATTTTATTTTATGCACATATATAAAAATTCTGGACTTTCTTTAAAAGAAGAGCTAATGAAATATTTTATAGGTGAGCAGGTATATATTAATTTTATTGGCCATGTTAATGATGATGAACTTCTTACATCAAAGTTAATATCAGGACATTTTGCTTCATATCCAACTGATCTATATCAAAAATATGATAAAAAGTTGCATACAGTTTCTATATTTAGAGATCCAGTAGATAGAACAATAAGCCACTTTCTGTATGAAAATAATTTAAGAACAATGGAAGCCAGACAAAATAAAAATATGCCAACCGTAGAGGATATGGATATATTTTTATCTGATCATAATAATTTTAGTATTATAAAAGATCTACAGTCTAAGAACCTTACATCTACAATGGATACAGAGCTATCTAACAAGGTTGCCCAATCATTATTTACTGGAGAGTCAGACATACATCATTCAATTATGGAGCTTGGGTCTACATCAAGATTTATTTCTAGCTCAACAGACGAATCTAATTGGCGTAATCACTTGCAAAAACTATCTTTATATGGAACCACTAATAATAGAGATAAATTTTTAAATGATCTTGTTGGCCTTCTTAATTATGAAAAATATGAGGCTGATGGAATTAGAAATATTGTAGTAAATAGAAATCCATATTCTACAGAACAATTCAAGAAGTTGTTGCCTAAAAGAATGATAGAATATATTAAAGATTTTAATCAGAACGATATGGCGCTTTATGAACACCTTTTGTCTAAAGGATTATGATGCCTGAGTACGAGTCAAAACCAATACCAGTTACCGATGCAATGGGTAGAGAAATATTTTGGGAGGATATAGGGAGACCAGATGAACGAACAAACAAGTAATTTAGAAGAGAACCTACCAATGGTTAATTACATAATGCTTCATAGAATTTATGACGTGTTAACTATTATGGCAAATGCGGTAGATCCAGATAAAACATCTAAGATGATTGATCTTCATGAGCAAGGATTCCTTCTTGGCCCAGCACCTTCATTTACACCAAGCGAGGAATAATGGTAGCACCATTTTTTTATAAAAAAAGAAAGCATCCCTTTGTTCCAAGACCAATAACAAAGAAATATTTTTATAAAAGCGGACTAGATTTAAAGGTTTCAAATTTTATAGACCCAAAAGAAATGCTTTTTAAGTCTTGGAAAAATAAGGCAGATATGTTTTTAGAAATATCTAAAAAGCATGGACCATTTTCTTCGTTTTTTATTGCAAATGAATTAACTTTTACAATTTTTGATCCTGCTGATGTATATGAAGTTCTTATTGGTAAACAAAATCAATTTATAAAAGGTAATGCCTGGAATAGAATTAGAAAATTTGCTGGCGATGGTCTTGTAACAGCAGAAGAACCTAACCACATGAAAAATAGAAGGTATATACAGCCACATTTTAATCATAAAAAAATTGTAGATGACTATTCAAAGGTAATGATTAAAAAAGTTACAGAAAGACAAAATCTATATCTAGATTCAAATAAAAAAATGGATCTTCACAACGAGATGGTTTCTTTAGTATTTGATATAGTTATAGAATCTTTATTTGGCATAACAGAAAAGGTTGATTCAATCCCTGTTAAAAAGAATATGGAAATAGCAATGGATTCTGTTGAGAGAACTATTGCTCCTGGTTTAGATAGATACGATTTTACATCACTTCCTATATTTAAAAAGTTTAGAACTGCATCTTTAGACCTACATGATTTTGCAATAAATTTAATAGCAAAAAGAAAGTCTGATAAGTCTGAACATGATGACTTACTTTCTCTTTTAATTGACTCATATATGACAGATGATCAAATATCTGATGAAGTCATAACAATAATTTTAGCTGGATTCGAGACAACAGCAAATACGTTATCTTGGATTTTTTCTTATTTAAATGAGAATAAAGACATATACGATGAGTTAATTGAAGAATCTATAAAGATATCAAAGTCTAATAATTTTATTGAAGATATAAATTCATCTGAATTGCTTGATGGAATAATAAAGGAAACTCTTAGGCTAAAGCCATCTCTTTGGATTCTACCAAGAATGGCAGCAAATGATATATCAGTAGGAGATAAATTTATTCCAAAGGGTGCAAATGTAATTTTATCACCATACGTAACACATAGAAATGAAAGTGTATATATAGATCCCGAAAAATTTATACCTTCTAGATGGAACAATTCTTTTGAAAAGACATTGCCTAGGGGAGCCTATGTACCATTTAGCGCTGGTCCAAGAAAATGTATAGGCGATCAATTTGCCTTGCTTGAAATGAAAATAATATTATGTTTATTTTCTGCAAAGTTTAAGATAAAAGTTCATGGAAAATTCCCAGAGGCGGCAGCAAGAGGAACTCTTAGACTTGCACATAGGGTTAAAATGAGTATTGAAAATGTATAGGATAGAACCTTCAATAGATAATTTAGAACTTTCTCATGGGCTTATTACAGAAGAAATATTGGAATACACAAGCAGTCAGCTCGATTATTTTTTAAGTTTAGTATGTAATCAGCAATTAGGTGTCAAAAACAATATTGAATTTATTATAGAGCATGGTGACGATGTGCTTCCATATATAGTTTGTATTATATGTAAAGATAATAGTTTTTCTGTTACAATGGAAGAAAGCAAATCAATAATATCATTAAATCCTGGAGACCTACTAATATTTCCATCAGAAATGTCACACGGAATATCTAATCCAGATAATGCTGTAATAAAAAAGCTATTTTATAGGCAAAAGATTGATAACAGCATAGGTGACAAAAACTTTATAATTACATCAACGCTTATTGATAAATATGAAATAGTAATAAGTGCGAACTCAGAAGAAGAGGCGTTGGAAAAAGCAAAGGCCACTCCGATATCTAGTTGGAACCACCTTGATTTATATCCAGACGTCGAAGACAGAAAAATAATAAGATACGCAAAATGGAATAATTTTTCAGCAAAAGCTATTGACTAATAACATAGCCTGCTTTATAATTATTTATTGAGAGTCGAGTCTACTCCTCTTATTAATGCCTACTATGGATCCGCCTCCTGGTAGGCATTAATTTTTATATGCTAATACACTTTTCAAGAGCGAGTTGATATTTTGCATTAACAATATCAAGACTAATTGCATCTGATAGTTCTGTAAATTTATTTTTTACAAGATCATAATTTTCTGTTCTATTTACTGGATTTACTACTATGTGGTTTACAGCAAAAGATGTATGTATATCAGCATAATCATCTGCCTCATCATACGCATTATCATCCCAATCTTCGTACCCAGCTTTTGCTAGAATGTCCTTAACTACAAGTTTTCTTTTTATAGGATCGGTAGTGTCTTCAAATCTATATGATAGATGAGAATCATCTGTTCCACTTATAATTGCGTCAAGATATCTTTCAGTTTTCTTTAATACCAGTCCAGCCATTCTAATAAAATAAAGATCGTTTGTAAGAAGTTGCGTACCAAGAACATTTTCGTTAAGCGGTGTTGTTCCTTCAGCTACAGCTTTTTCAGCATACTTTTGTGCATTTGTTAATGTCAGTACTAAATCTGATACAGCTATGTCATAAGGATTTCTTACAACTGCAACCTGTATTTGATTTTCATGAGATGTCTTCCATAGGTTTATTTTTGAGCTATTAGTAGACTCTAGGTCAATTTTTTCAAAATATAGGCTTCCCTTAGTAGGCAACATATTTCTAATAAGCGTAGACATGTATGTACTAGATGTGCGGCGCTGAGAATTAAACAGGATCTTTTTAATCATATATAGAATTATAGCATCTTGATCATTTAAGTGCAGTGCGAAAAGTGAAAAGTGCGGCGGGAGAAGAAGAGATGTATAATTATCTTATGAGTCCTAGATATTTTGCCAAATTTAGTCAGCATCCTAGAGCTGAGGATCAATGGTATCATTTTACCCCAAAGGGCTATATAGACAATTCTCCAGAATTTAAGCTACATGTATTAAAACTTAGGCTTTTTATGCTCATAAAGCGTTTCTTTAGAATCAAGTAATTCCTCGCCATTCCAGATATTTATATCCTTACAGACATAGTCCGAACGTTCCTCAATTATATAAAATTGATCTTTAATTTGCTCTCGTTCATCTTTCCAGATAAACCAGCAAAATAACATATCTAAATGAGTGCCTTTTGGCATATATCCATCTCGCCAATGTATTTGCTGACTTCCAGACATAACTATAGCTTCATTATCAGTCAACTGAAATTTTTCATATTCTACTACTATGGGCCAATCAACATCATGTTTTAATTGAAGATCAATTACAACTGATTGTGGCCTATATGTGCCTTCATGACTTTTCACTCCACGCTCATCAGCAATTCTTTTTTGTCTTGGAGATCCTTTTCTTGGATAATCAGCGTGTGGTACAAGTTTAGACTTTAGGCCATAATCGGTTGAGTACTTTGCAAATGCTGCTTCATGAAATTCTAATCCAGGTAAATATTTTTCAACGGCGGCAGAGACTTGAGATATTACTATATCAGGCATAGATATATGCCATGCTCTACATCCCCAAGGTTTTAATCTGAAATGAGATTTATATTTATCTATATGTGCATATAGTTCGTCTATAGCTTCTTTGGTGAGAACTTCTTTAATTGTGAATACTTTAAAATCTTCACCAGGTATTGGTTTTCCCGCTTTTAATTTAAGATATCCTTCTGGAGCACTCATATATTGGCTTGAATTTCGTATTTTTTATTTTCAGTCAACTGGAATAATATGTTCATTAATTTAGCACAATCGTCATGTCTCCACCACATATCGCAATATCCGTCAGATACATTTAAGCACTTGGATAGCTGATCATCAAGATACTCATTTACATAGCCTAGACAGCTTCTAGCGACCTTTTGGTAGTCAGTTGGATAGTTACTGTATGCCGACGTAGATTTCATCTCAGAAACCATCTGAGCAATTATTTTAGCTCTTACCATTGTGTGCCTAACTTTTTAAGATATAAGACCCATTTGTAAATGGTCTTTACAGACAGCAACCATTGCATAGTCTATAGCGTCAGTATATAGCGCTTCTTTATCGCAATAATAACATTTTTCTTTTTCCATAGTTAAATAATTATACCATTGTAGGGATATTGGGATTTGAACCCAAAGTCGATTGTATATAAGACAATTGCTTTAACCAGATTAAGCTATATCCCCTTGGGATTAGCGTATTCGATCTGTTATTTTTTTAATGCATTCTACGCAAAAATTTTCTAAGGTCCCCCTCGAATTTAATCTTTCTACGTATTTAGGATTATCACAAAAATTGCATTTCATAGTGTGATCAATACAAGGACATACCACGCAACTAAAATAATACCTAGAGTTGTTAAAAACTGCCGTCCTTTATCCATACAGTAAGTATACTATATATTCTAGTCAACTACAATATCAGATTTTACAAAAATGTTAATATTTTTTTTTCTTGTATGATACATACATTTAGCAATGTCCGATTTGTCCGATAGTCCGCACATATTAGGGCTATTTGTGATGTATCTCACAAAGTATTTTTTCAATATGTCCCTAATGTCCGTTTTGCGAGTTGATATTTGTCAGACCCCTCTGATAGTCTTAAGACATAAGGTTAAAGAAAGGAGATAAGCAAATGCTTACTCAAACTACACTAGACAAGATAGTCTATGAATATCAACACGGTGGTGTTAAGTCTAACCACCCTGAATTAACTACCCGTGAGCGTAAGGCTCTTCTGAAGTATCTCTTCAGCCTACCTGCTCATTGTGATACATGTCACACACACGCATAAGCGTGTCGTGTTGATAATGTCCCCTCTATACGCTACAATTTCAGACATAAAGAACTAACGAAAGAAGAACAATAAATGACAATCACTTACTCAATATGGGATGGCTCTCAACTACTAGGTGTAGATTTCAAGGCTTCCTCCCCTGATGAAATGAACACTTTTGTAAAAGAACTACAAAAGGTTTCTAAAAATGTTGTAGCACATATGCGAAAGGTAGAACAGAACTAATGATGACTAAATGGGATACAATTCAATCAGACCTAGACCCAGTAACACCTAAGTATTGGGGAGATGAACACGAATTTGATAAGTCAATAGATGATGATGACGATATTGAATTCTCACTAGATAATTGGGAGGAGATGTAATGACTACTAATCGCCTACTAACTACCGCCGTTCAATTAGGCATAGGTATCCCTGCGCTATATATGGCGAGGATCGTATTCCGTGATTTCGTAGCGGAGATGCGTGAAATGTGGCACGAATCACAATAAAATAACGGCGTGTCGGCTTGACAAAATCAAGCTGGCCCGCAAAGGCACGGGGTCGGGCGTGTCGTTATGAAAGAGTTATAAAAACCCTGAAAATTTACGGCGTGTCGATTTGACAGACAATTCGGACATTTTTATGTGATGAGTATCACACGACTTGAGCGTCTCAAAGTTTGGAATTACTGGCTAGTAATGTGAAAAATGTCAGTGGCTTAGGCTATAATTGCAGACATAACAACGAAAGAAAGAAGGTCTTAAATGAACCTAGAAGAATTCAAGGCTCACGTTATCGCACAACGTGAAGCAAGCAAGGCGGAAGCGTTGTCAGTGCTATCTGCTACAATTACCAAAACAACAAAGAAAGGCGACAACTAATGTCAGCAAATGTCTATAATGTAGAAAGTCTCCTAGTGGGAAAAATGTATTACTCTAATTCAGTAAAAGGCGAGATTATCTCAGCCGAAAAAAATAGTGATGTATGGTATGCGGATTGCGATACCTACAAGGTGCAGGTTCGCCCTACCAATTCTATCAAAGATACTTACCGCTATGTAGCAGTAAAGGTTGGTGAGTAAATGGGATTTATTGAATTCGCTAGAATAAATGAAGATGGAGTTTCTTGGGTAGATTTATCCGAAGCGACACCTGATGAATTATTCAACATTGAATTAGGCTTACTAAATGAGGGAGCCCTATTCAATACACCTGAAGCCAAATAAGAAAGGAAAACTAAAATGGTAAAAGATGTAAAAGAAATAATTGCCGTTTCTTGTGATGAGTGTGGCGGTGCAGGTTTCCTATTTTGGGGAGATGAAAATAACTATGATGTAGAAGCGTGTGATTGCGCTCTTGATGATTGGAACATTTAATGTATAAAATAACTTTATCTTATGACGGCAACGCTCCGCATTGGCAAAAAGACTATGACAACGAATTTGAGGCTTGGAAAGATTTCTTTGCTTTCGTTGATTGGGGTTTCGCTAACGAATACTCAACTGTAAATCTTTATAATTCAGAATTGAAATGCTTTACCCGTCATTTCTATCGTGAGGGAAGAAAGGTCGTAACTGTAAAATGATGACACGCAAAGATTATATTTCTACTGCAGAAATTCTAAAGTATGTGAGCAACAAAACTCACCCAGCCGTATTTTCTAAAATGGTAAATGATTTTGCAGAGATGTTTGCAAAAGATAATCCTCGTTTTGATGTAACAAAGTTTCACGAAGCAAGCGGATATAAAGTAAAAACTTTTACAAATTAAAAAGAAAAGGAACAGAAAATGACAAAAGAAAAAGTAAAACGTGTTCAAGAATTGCGCCGATCAAATGCAGCAACACCAATTCCATCTAAGAAAAAATATAAACGTAAAGTAAAACACAAAAAAGAAAAATATTTAAAAACTTATTGCGAATTGGTAGCTCCATTTTTTGAATAGTTGAATTTTCAACTATTCGCCCGCAAAAGCGTGGGGGCTATATGTGATTTAAGACACAATGTGATTTTCCCCACAAAATTTACGGCGTGTCGTTTTGTAAATGTCAGTCTATTCTGTTATAATTCTATCACCAACCAACGAAAGGCCAATTCATGAAACTAAAAAGGTCTAATGATAGAAAGGTGGCTAACCTTGTCACTAAAAATGGAAAGCAGGCAGCAATTGCTAACACGTTCGGATTGCCCGCAGGAAAAAACTATTCATGTCCTGGCGCAACGTCTATCTGTGAGACTGTTTGCTACGCTGGCAAATTGGAAAAGTTATTCCCAGGAGTAAAAACTAATCTTCTGCATAACTGGGATCTTCTTAAAGACGCAGATAGCAAAACGATGATTTCTCTTCTTGATGAAATGATTAAAGAATTCAAGGCTGATTGTCTTAAGAAAGACGCCCCTATGTTATTCCGTATTCACTGGGACGGAGATTTTTTTAGCGACGCTTATGCATATGCATGGAAAAACGTTATCTCTAGTCATGAAGATGTTCAATTCTGGGTATATACACGTGTAAAGTCTGCAGCGCTTATTCTTAAGGATGTATCTAATCTTTCACTGTACTATTCAACGGATGATGAGAATAAAGAAATTGCATTCGATTTAAAAACTAATTCTAAGGTCCGCCTTGCTTACCTAGGCAAGACATTCGCCTCAACCGAAGACACAATGAAAGAATTAACTGGAAAGCCTGGCGCTAAGTGCCCTGAAAATAATAAAAGCATTCCATTAATTTCTGGCAATGGGTCCGCCTGTGTTTCATGTGGCTTGTGTGTCTACGGTAAAGCAGACATTCGATTTTCTGCGAGTAAAAAATGAGCTCAACCGATTTTTTAGGAGCTGTGATTGGAATCATTCTTATTTTATTTTTATGCTCTCCGATTGTACTAGCTATATATATGTGGACCAATGCAAAAATAGATATCGATAAAGACGGCAAGGATGATCTTCCTAATCGTTGGGATGGGTAACGGCGTGTCGTGTTGACAATTGTCAGCACGGCCCGTATATGTAGGGGGTTTTCCACAGGCTTACGGATAATTGTGGATAACCCTGGATTTTTGTGATGATTATCACAAAAGCTGCGACACGCCGATAATGGATTAGGAAATGTCGGTGGCTTAGGCTATAATACTATTATTCAACCAACGAAAGGTAAAAAATGCTAAAAGAAAAAATCACAGTAGGCGAAGCCATAACACTTATTCATGATTCACTTATGACCTTTGAAGATGGTCTGCCAAGTGCAGATATTTCTGCAATTATTTATGCAATTAACAATGATATTCAGATTCGTGATTACTTGCTAGGACTTCCTGATACTTTCCCTATGGATACTTGCAAGGCATTCTTATCTTATATCTCTGATTCAGTAGATGGTGCAGAACGCTACTCAGTAGATACTATTGCTTCTGCATATTTCTTTGAAACTGGCGATATTGAAATGGCAGTAATGCTACTTGCTACCGCTCTTGATACCAAGTCTGATTATTCTTTGGCTCTATTGCTAAAGCGTGTAGTTGAGGCAGGTTGGCCATCCGATTCTTTCCGCCGTATGCGTGAAGAATTGCACCCACAGGTAATTGCAAACCTAGAGGAAAAGCAAGACGAACTAATCTAGTTAATATGGTGGCACCGATAAATGTCGGTGCCACCTGCTATACTTCCACTATAACTACAAACAAAAGGAAAACAAATGGGACTAAACACAGCTATTGACCTAGAGGCAAGTCTATCACTTGAGGCAGGACTTGCTTATCACTTACAGGCTAATCACTATCCACCCGTTCCCGTTGCCATGGTGCAACCTTGCATAGATGCTATTGACGCATATTGGGAGGAAGATTATCAGCGACAAATTGATCTGCCAAAAGATATTACCTGGCGTGGACAAACTACTGCACCTGCATCGGCTATCGTAGAGGCTCACCACCTAGACGCCTGGCTTATGGAAAGTGATTAATCTCACAATTAAATAATCTTAAATAGTAAAACAGGGCTAGACAAATGTCAGACCCCTATGTTAGAATACCTACCTACACAGAAAAGAGGCAAAAATGACAATCAACGAAAAGTTGTATCAGGTTGGCGATTTATTCACCACCCTAAAGTCAAAGAAGACAGGTGTGATTAAAGAAATCCACCCACAGGCATCTGGCTCGGTGCGTGTGTTGCTAGAAATGCCAAACAAGGAAACTCGCTGGACAACAGTTTCAGCAAGCACTTTGGCAGTATAACTAAATAAACGAAACAGGGGCAGTTTCGGAAGTGTTCTAGCCCAATGTCGTAAGTAAGAACTTCCACCCTACGGGGTTGTCAGACCCCTATGTTATACTAACCACTAAACCAACCAACGAAAGAGGAAACAAATGGCTAGAAACGGAAAATCTATTAGCGTGAAAATCGCTACACCAAAGGTAATCAAGGCACTAGAAACACGCCTTGCTGAATTGGAAAAGTCATACGCCACACAAGGCGAGAACGAGGCAAAGTATCAGAAAGCCCGTGATAAGTGGCAAAAGGAAATCGGTAAGTGGGCTGTTGCTAACTTTGCTAAGGCAGAGAACATCAGAACAAACTATCGCAACTGGAACAAAACTCTAAATGTAGATTTTGACCTTATTGTAAATGAAACTGATTTCCCTAAAGAGCCTGAAAAGGACTTTGAGATTATCCACTCTCACACTTACAATGAAATGAAAGAGGAAATCACGAACGCAATTCGTATCCTCAAAATGACAGACGAGGAAGTTGTAAATACTTCTACTTACAACGCAATCGCCCGTTATCTATAATTCCTAAATAGGAAATGTCCTGAGCATGACAACTAAAACTGCTCACCACACAACTACTAACAAAGGAAATAAAATGCGTAATCGTTTTAGAGTAGAAATCTATGACGCAGATAAAAATAACGACATCACGATTTATTCAGATCAAGGTGTTGATAAAGAATATCTAACTGAATTAGTATTCAGTAATATCAGAAACTTTAGTGGAAAAATTAACGCTTATGTTTTTGATAATGTAAAGAAAAAGAAAACAACTGCAATGTTTCTTGATGAAAACACTGTGCAGTTTAATAAAAATATAATTAATAATGCGACAAGGATAGAGCTTGGGATTTAATCCTGGGCTCTGCCCGCAATATTGAGGGGTTATCCACAGCGTTACGGCCACCTGTGGATAACTCCTGAAAATTTGTGAGATTGATCACACGAGACAATTCGGACAAATGACTAACTAATCTTGTAAATGTCAGACCCCTTTGCTATAATTGCACAATCAACCAATCGAAAGGAAATCATGGCTCACAATCTCGAAACCGAAAACGGCGAAGTTGCATTTGCTCTTCGTGGTGCTCCTGCATGGCACAATCTCGCAAATCGTATTTTCTCACAAGATGAGGAAGTAACTACACAAACAATGCTTGATGAAGCAAAACTATCCAATTGGAATGTTCGTTTATCTCCACTAACTGACCACATTTCAGAATCTTGGAATGATGTATCTCAGGCTCAATTGGTTATTCGTGATAACCCATTTAATGGCGGAACTGATGTTCTCGCTACTGTTGGTAAGCGTTACAAGCCTGTGCAAAATGAAGAATTGTTTGCATTTGCTGACGCTATTCATGACGCTAATGCTGATTGCCGTTGGGAATCTGCTGGCTCTCTTAAAAAAGGTAAAGTTGTATTTGGAACTGTAGATATTCCACGCACAATGGTATTAGACCCACAAGGTGCTAATGACCAAACAAAACTTTATCTTATCGTATGGACATCTCACGACGGTTCTGTTGCTGTTCAAGCAGCGGTTACACCTGTTCGTGTAGTTTGCCAAAATACTTTGAATCTTGCAATGCGTAATGCAAAGCAATCTTTCAAAATTCGTCATACTCAATCTGTTGAGGGTCGTATTCAAGTTGCTCGTGAGACTCTTGGTCTTGCGCTAGGTTACTTTGATGAATTTGAGAAGCAGGCTCAAGCCCTTTATTCTCAATCAATTACTGACGCAGAATTCTCAAAGTTGATTCAGACAATTTATCCAAAGCCTGAAAAAGACGCTAAGGGTGCAATTAAAAAGTGGGAAAATAAAGTTGTCTTAATTGATGACCTTTATCATAACTCACCTACTAACGCTAATATCAAGGGAACAAAATGGGGTGCGTTTAATGCACTTACTGAACGCCTTGATTACTTCCGCTCTGGTCGTGGTAATTCAGAATCACTTATGGCGGGTGCAAGTGGTTTTGACCCAGTTCTAACCGCAGAAAAAAATAAGTTGTATCGAATGGTTGCAACTTTCTAAATAAAAAAATCCTGAGCAAGATTTAAAACTGCTCACCATTTGGTTCGTTAGCTTAGCGGTTAAAGCGCTACCCTGTCACGGTAGAGATCACGAGTTCAAATCTCGTACGAATCGCTCTCATATAATGAGACGCCCGCAATATTGAGGGTGTGATGTTTATCATACGGAGGATCGAAAAAAACCCTGGAATTCTGTAGACAAATGTCAGTGGGGTCCTGTATAATTCTCGGCATGTCAGAATTTAAATCATATTGGTATGTATGTCAATCTTGTGATGCATCAATTGAAGTTGTGTCTAAGGGAATCCATTTCCAAGACCCAACATGTAATTGTAATAATTCAGAGGTTGTGTGGTGTCAGACCAGTGTGGTAGAATCAGACCCTACAAACGAAAGGCAACAAATGGAAACAACAACAAATTATGATGCTAATGTACTTGTAACTTACAAAGATATTACTGACGGTGTTACAACATATCCAACACTTAAGGTTAATGAACTTGAGTGGAAGTTGGAGCGAATCAAAAGACTAGAACAGCAGTTATCTTTTTCTAATGGTCAGATTAGCCGCATCATTGAAAACTTATCTGAAGATGGTTGGTTTAATCCAAACTATGAAAAGGAAGAAGTTCTCAACGACCTTTGTGAAATTCTTGACTACGAACCAAAGAAAGAAATTTGTTTTGAGGGCGTAATTCATTTCTCAGGTCGTGTCGATGTTAAACTTTCAGAACTTGAAGACTTTGACCTTGATGACATGTTGTCAGAACTATCAGTTGATGTATACAACGGCGATGTTGTTATCGATGATTATTCAGTCGAAGATGTGCGTGAGTGCTAATGTATTTTGAGTTAACTGCAAAAGATGAACGTTCCCTCCGTCTCTCATTTTGGGAGGCGGAGGTAATGGGACTCGATCCTGAATATACTAGCCGTGCATTGACTTTCAGCATAGGAACTGGTAGTATTGAGAAAGTGAGTAACATCAGAGATAAGTTTAATTTAACAGAAACTTACTGGTCTGATGCAGAACCAACAGGATACACAGGGAGATAAAATGTCAGACTATAAAGATGGTTTTGAAGATGGTTATAAGTTTGCTCGTGAAGAGCTAATGGAAAAGCTTTCAGAGATTGATATCACTGATATCGACTCTTGGATTCTTGACCGTCTTGCAGAAATGATTGAGGGTGGCTCTCTATGAGAGATAGAGAATACATTCCTTGCGATGCCTGCGGATCATCTGACTCTATGTATTTAGTTAAACTAGTAGATGGCGAGCTATCTTTTTGCGGCCACCATTACAATAAAAACAAAGAGGCGCTAGACAAAGTTGCCTATGAAGTGATAGAATTAAACAAGACAGAAGAAGTACCTCAACTAGAAACGGCGGAATAAAATGGGTGACAGAGCAAACTTTGGATTTAAAGATTCCAAGGGCGATACAGTATTTCTATACGGGCACTGGGCTGGCCATAGAATGCTAGAGAACTTGGCGGATGCTGTAGAGCATGCACGTCCACGGTGGAATGATGAATCATATGCAACACGTATTACTATTAGCAGGCTAGTAAATGAAGAATGGACTAGTGAGACTGGATGGGGTATTACCGTAAATGAATTGGCGGACAATGAGCACAAGGTACCTATTATTGACTGGACCAACAAAACATTTACATTAATGGAAGAGGACCTTAAGACAGAAGTATTTAGTTTAACTCTAGATAAATTTGTCGATAAGTATTCTAGTCAACTAAGTATGGTATAATTAGACCAGGACCCTTGGTCCTGGTTTTAATAGGAAATGAATGGTGCATCTATTAGTCTACGGGCCAGGTGCTAAGTAAAGCGGATTTATTTCTTTCGTTGGAAATCCAGGCAGCCAATTCATACCCCCTAGTCAGCTTCAACTCTGATCCTAGGGGGTTTCTATTTGCCCGCAAAAAGCTGAGGGTAACATATCTCTTTTACGGATGTCAAGTAAATACCCTGAAAATTCCACATAGTAAGATCAATTTTGATCAAATGTGGTGGGAATCACAGGAGCATAGTATTCCATTTGTCAGTGGTCTGATATATAATTCTCTTATATCAACGAAAGGATATAAAATGCCAAATTGGGTATATAACACATTAACAATTCAAGGACCTAAGTCTGAAATTGATATGATTAAAGATAGACTTAATAAGCCTTTTACATTAGCACAAGAGACATTTGGTATGGGTGATATTAGTTCATCAGGATTCCCCACCAAAATTAAATTAGTTGAATACAATAATCCTGTATTTGCTTTCCATAACATCCATTCATATAAGGATTATGGCATTACTGATGAGGAATATGCATGCCAGCCAAATCGTGATGGTGTAGACATGACACAGCCTGATTGGTTTGCTAAGTCTGTTGAGTTTGCTAAAACTCAAAAAGATTGGTATTCATGGAACAATACTAACTGGGGAACTAAATGGGATGTTGCTGTTCGTGATGATGATGAGTATCCAAACACAGAACTAATTGAATATAAGTCTGAGGGTGATGACAACTGGCTTGTATATAAATATGAAACTGCATGGTCTCCTGCCGTAACTATTCTAACTAAACTAAGTAATCTTGTTCCAAATTCCGTCCTTACTCTTGAATATGAAGAGGAGACAGGCTGGGGTGGAGAATATGAGATTATCCGTGGTGAGGTTAAAGAATTAGCCGAATGGGAAAATCGTTGCTATGCTTGCCAATCTTTTGATACATTGTCTTATTGTGAAGATGATTGCGGTGAGTTCTGCTCTAATTGCAATCAGGGTTCATGGCAGGATGAAGAGGCTATGAAAGAATGTCAGACCCATAAGGTATTATTGGAATCTACAGAAAAGGTGGAAGCATAATGGATACAGCATATAAGCCGTATACAATTGATGAACTAATCACAACTATCTATGAAGATAATTATTCACATATTGAATTTATGGAAAATATGAATGGCGGAGATTGCGATTGTAATATACATTCAGCAATGAATCTAATAGAAAGTTATATGTAATGGAAGAAATGATCGCTTATCTTGAATTACATTTACTTAGTTTAGAACAAGATTCTGAAAAGCTTGAAAAACTAATGGATGCTTATTCTAACTATGAAGATGATGAGTATAGAGAATTAGAGATTGAAGATATTAGTACCAATGGACAGTATATTGCTACCGCCCACATTTTGTCAGTGGCTCGTGATATACTTGCCAAAACAACAAAGGAGCACTAATGCACTACGATATTGAAAACTCAGAGGACCTTGCACCACATCTACAGCGTATGGTAGACCATGGAGTAAATGGTCTTGACATCATGCATGGGGAACTTAAGAATCTCATGCTAATGGCTGATTCACAACTTGAGGAGGCACAGCGTATTGAGGAAGAGAACGACTACTCAGACGCTATGGAATCTATGGAGCGGAAGTACTGGGAGGGCATGTCAGACGCTTATACACATTTGTACAAACTAACATATGACTTATCATTTGCAATTGCTGGACTACGAAAGGATGACAACGGTGAGTGAATTAGATCTGCAGGAACAAACACGTAGAGACGATGTCTATAATGATTTAAACAATATTGTAGACCAATTGACAGCCTTGCCTGTCTTCCCGTCACTGATGTGGGTATGGTCCTTTGACATCATTCGCAATATATTTGAAGAACATCAATTTGGAACAGAATGGGATGACTATTCAATTAAAGATAATGTAACACTTAAAGATATCTTTGATAAGTTTTGGGAAGATGTCGACAGTCTTGGAATTAACATGGATTTTGGTGGAGAGGTTGTTGAAGAAACAATCAGAGATTGGATGATTGACAGGGAATTCCTGGCCATGGTTGAGGAGGAGGACGAAGATGAAGATGAGTGATTCGTACATCAATGATCAATTAAGTAAAGCCCAACAACTCTTGTGGGGTGGCTCCGAAACTGAAAATATCGAAGCACATAACATCATTGCTAAATTAATTAAAGATCGTATCGAACAGGTCGAATCGATCTAAGGGCAAAAAAAATTGTTTACGGCAACTATTTACAAATTCCTGAAAAGTTGCTATAATAAATAAAACAACTATCTCTTGAAAGGAGATTATCAAATGACAACAAAGCGTGAATATCTAAAGCAGCAAGGCATTACAGTTGGCGTACGTGGCCGTTTCTCTGGCGCAGCCAAGGTAGCTCTAGCTGAGGCGGAAGCTAAGGGCATTAAGTTTACAGCTGAGGTTCCTGCGAACAAGGCCAAGTAAAACCAGGGACGGGGTTTAGGAATCGTTGGTCCTTGACCTCGTCTCTTATTTTTGATATAATCAACGGTTAGGCGAGAGGCGGAATATGAGTAAGTCACCTGAAATCAAAGTAGCAGAATCATTAGTTAATCTAATGGATGACCATTGGTTTAATCCGACTATATTTGGTCGTTATTTGGCGGAACAACCGCTATATACGATTGATAGGGTCATGGAAATGATTGTGTCGGTTATATCAGAACAATCAAAGATGTATGAGATACATAAAAATCGTGGGGAATCATCAGAAGGCTTAATGCTTGCCAATGAACTCAATGAATGTGTCAAAGCATACCAAGAAGATAACAAAGTAAATAATCTTAAACTACCGTCCCGTTCCTATACAGTCAAAAAGCGGGAGGAAGTTAAAGACTACACATTTGGATGGCGGAGTGAAGAACTAGATCCATTCAATTAGGCATATACAATGAGAGACGAATGCCTGGATATATAGATAAACATATATAGCCCAAATGATCCACAGGATGATTCCACATTCTGTGGATTTTTTGTATGCTGTGGGCTATGGGCCAAATTTTCTATTTACGACATGTGATCAAAATCCCTGAAATTTTCCAGAACATGGGCCAAATTTTGCATTTACGAAGCCTTGACAAAAACCCCTGAAAATGCTAGAAAATGTGTACAAAATATGTCTAAATAGATAATGAATCATTATAAATGTCGACAAATTTGTACAGAATCTGGCAAAATTTGATCAAAATTTCTGCATAAAACTATTGACAAATATGGATCAATATGCTGCTATATGGGGATGTATGTCTATATAAATAAACATTACGATGATTTAAGTGCTAAGCCTTGCTC